AGGTATGGTGGGAGTTATTGGTGCAATAGGTATGGTGGGAGTTATTGGTGCAATAGGTATGGTGGGAGTTATTGGTGCAATAGGTATGGTGGGAGTTATAGGTGCAATAGGTATGGTGGGAGTTATAGGTGCAATAGGTATGGTGGGAGTTATAGGTGCAATAGGTATGGTTGGAGTAATAGGTGCAATAGGTATGGTTGGAGTAATAGGTGCAATAGGCAAGGTTGGAGTAATAGGTGCAATAGGCAAGGTTGGAGTAATAGGTGCAATAGGCATATTGCTAATATGATGCTAAGCCATTTAAATCTAATATAACCTTTTAATTTTATTTTTTTTTAATAAAAAATAAATATTAATAGTTAGTTTTTAATAAAAATTATTTTTAATGATTTAAATAAAAAAATAATGGTGCATAGTTAGTTTTAAATCAAAAAAAAGCGAAAACTGCGTTTTTGAGCGAGCTGGCAAAGGTGGGTTTGAACTTTCGTGAGGTTTTCTTTAAATGTTTAGGTATACCTAAACTTTTCTTTTTTTTTGGTGTGTGTTTTTTTTGTGGTTGTTGTTGTGGTTGTTGTTGTTTTTTTTGGGTTATGTTTTTATATGATGTTGTGTATATGTTTTTTTTATGTTGTGGGATGGTAATGGTTTGCGTGGTAGGGTTGATTGTGAGAAGTATGGTGATTTTGTTCGTTTGTATCGTGGGGGTGTTCCTGTGTCTGTGATTCGTGAGAGGTTGGGTGTGGGTTCGTCTGTGTATTATAGGTTGTTTTGTGTTGCTTTGGAGAGGGGTGATATTGTTTCTCGGTATCGTAAGTGATTTTTTTTTTGTGTGGTGTGTTTTTTTTGTGTTTTTTTTTTGTGTGTGGGGTGGGGTGTGTTTGTTTTGTGTTTGACCGTTAGGTTTATATAGTATTATAGTTATATGTTATAATTGTGTGTTTTTTCTTTTTTTATGATTGGGGGAATATACATTTTGAGAATATATTTGAATATAATTTAATGGGAGTTGATTATTTTATGGTGAATGTTTGTGATGAGGAGTTGGAGTTTTTGTTTTCTTTGCCTTTGTTGTGTGATGAGTCTGAGAAGGATTTTTTTCGTGTTGAGTGTTTTAAGTTGTTGGATAAGTTTTTATAAAAGATGGTATTTGATTTTGATTGGGGGAGGGGTTTAGTTAAAATGTTGTTTAAGGAGTTGATTTGTTGTGGTGTTGGGGAGGTTTTTAAGGGTTCTTTTTTGGAGGGTTTGTGGAGTGTTAGTTTTGGGTATGATTGTGTGGATATTGTTTTGAAGGGGCAGGTTTATGTTTCGATGGTTTATGAGTTGGATGGTTTTTTTGGTGGTGGGGGTTTGTTGTATGTTAATGATGATGGTGTTTTGTGTTTGATGTATGATATTAGTGGTTTTATTTTGGATGAGTTTGGTGTTTGGGAGAATTATGATAGGTGTTTTGGTTTATGAAGGTTTTGAGTGAGTTTGAGGTTGGTTGTATTAGGAGTTTGTATCCTGTGGGTACTCAGGTGGTGTTGGATTTTATGGTTGATGATTTTAGTATTTCTTGTGGTAGTGTGGGTAGGGTTGTGTTTGTTGATGATTTGGGGCAGGTTCATGTGGATTGGGAGGATGGGTCTTGTTTGGTGTTGGTTGTTGGTGTTGATAAGTTTCATAAGATTTGAATTTTTTTTGATTATGGGAGGTTTTGTTATTTATGAGTAGTGATGGTATTGTTTTTAATCGTGTGTGGTGTATGCCTTCTCATGCGACTTTTAGTATTAAGCCGATTGGTGAGTTGATTGATAGGTATGTGAAGGATGGTTTGTTGGTTTTGAATCCTTTTGCTTTTAAGTCTGGTGTGGGTGTTACGAATGATGTTAATCCTGATTTGGATGTTGATTATCATTTGGATGCTACTGAGTTTTTGGAGTTGTGGGATGATGCGAGTGTTGATTTGGTTTTGTATGACCCTCCTTATACTCCTACTCAGTTGAAGGAGCATTATAATGAGTATCCTGAGTCTAAGGTGTTGTATTATACGAGTAAGAATAATTATTGGAGTAGGCAGAAGGATACTATTAGTAGGATTGTTAAGCCTGGTGGTTTTGTGATTTCGTGTGGTTATGATACTAATGGTATTGGTAAGGGTAGGGGTTTTGAGATTGTTGAGATTTTGTTGGTTGCTCATGGTGGTGGTCATAATGATACGATTGTTACTGTTGAGAGGAAGGTGCAGTCTGTTTTGATTTGATTTTTTCTTCTTTTATTTTTTTTGTGGGTGGTTTGGGAGAATTAGTGGACGATAGTAAGGTTTATATAATATTATAGTTTATATATTATAATATGATGGGGGATTGATAATAAAATGTTAAATTTTTCAGATTTGAAGTATGAAGATATTATGGATACTTGTAATGAATTGTACAGTAATTATTGGAATGGTGATTCACAAGGAATAATCACTTTTAAATATAAAAATAAGTTTGTTCAATTCATTATTGTTGAGTTTGAGGACGATTATACTTTAAAAGGTATTGATAAAAATGATACTGAGAGTTTTATAGATTTAACCTATGATAATATTTTAAATTGTGTTGAGTCAGGTTATTGTCTTGGTAATTGTGGAAGTGGTTTTAGTGGGTTAATTTATACTTTTAAGTATTATGATGATTTTTTAATGTTGAGTGTTGGTGATGAGTGTAGGAATGAGTGGTTTTAAATATTTTTTTGTGTATTTTGACCATGAAAATTAGTGAATGACCGTTAAATTTATATATTATTATAGACTTTTATTAAAGGAGGCAAAAAAAATGAACATTGAAGAAGTATTTAACATAAACGAAACAAAGGAAAACGAATACTGTTTATCATACAAAGAACGAGAATTATTACTATGCAACGATGAAGAAAAAGAACCATTATCCAAACTTGTAGAAAGTTTAAACATAATATTCACAGAAAAAGAATACGAATACAAATCATATCGTATGATGATGGAATTCTACCAAAAACTCATCTCAGACACTTTATCAGACAAATTGGACAACATTGATAACTTATATGCAATGAAAAAAATGATGACAGAAATATGTAACAGTATAGAATCCATGACCAAAAATTTAAAAGAACTACAAGATGAACAAAAAAAATAAATTATGAGGATTATGAAAAAATGAATTTTGAAAATTTAAATTATAATGACATACTCAAAACCATAGAAGAACTGTATCATAATACACCATCAGTTAAATCATTTGAATACAAAAATGTATATGTGTACATAAGTGTACAAGATAATGGATTATTCCAAAGATATTTCCAAGAATTAACTTATGATGATATTATGGAAATAGTTAAAAGAGGTTATGAACTAAGTAATAAAGAAAGTATTTTCTCAGGAATTTATGAAACCTTTAAATATAAAGAAAAATATGTTACTTTAAACATTAGTTCCATAAAAGATAAAGAATTATTCATGTTTTAAAAAAAAAAATATTATGAAAAATATATAAAAAATACATATTTCAATATATATGACACACCTAATTTAGAGGATACTAAAACAGATGATTGTATAAAATAAAATAATGATAATGTAAATAATACATATAAAAATTTAATTACAGAATAATCAATCATTTGATGAATTTCACACAAATGAATCCTACTAAAAAAAATTTTTCGACGGGTGTTTCTAACGAAACACCCATAAAAAAAAAATTCCAAAAATACAAAATATTTATATAAATCAATTAACAATATTAATCCAAAAAAAATATAAAAAAAATATAATAAAAAATTATATTAGGAAAACAAAAATGAAAAATAAAACAATAGAAATTATTTATCCTTGTGAAAAATGTATACTTTGTGGTCTTGATTTAAATTCATATGACCCATACATATGTTTAAATGATGGACATCATTCAGGTACACCATTAAGTTTAAGTAATAACTGTCCATTAAATAAAAAACCACAAATAAAGGAGATACAAAAATGAGTGAAAGATACATAGTATATTTAGAAGGAAATCACCATTATATGTTATTAGACACAGTTACTGGTTATTCTTATTATACACCAGGACAACAAGATGCCACAAGTATTTGTAATATGTTAAATAATAAAGATGAAATGTTAGAAAAACAAAAACATCATATAAAAGAATTAGAACATACTTTAAAAAAAAATAATCTTACATTTGAACCTAACCGTAATTGTGAAAATTGCAAATATTTCTGTTTTAATTATGGTTTAAATGATGAAGGGTTTTGTGATTTAAAAGATATTAGTACCTGTGTTTCAGATTATTGTAATAGTTGGGTTTTAATGTTATAAGCATAATATTAAAATATATACAAGATTTATATAAAATATTTAATGGTAAGTAATATTGAAACCCCTAAAAATATTTATAAAAATCATAGGAAATGGATTATTAAAAAAAGTATTAATGGTCAAATGAGATATTTTAAATCATTTGACACATTAGAAGAGGCTATTTCCTATAAAAATTTATTAATTAAAAATAATTGGAAAGACCCATCTATTTCAAATAATGAAGAAAAATATAAATTAGAACAAAAAGAGTATTATGCAAGAGTTAGTTTGGATTCAACTCGAAGATGGTATAGAATTAGACATAATAAGTATGGTATACTTGATAAGACCAAAGATATTTATACTGCTTTATTTTATAGGGATTTATATTCCCAATCAGATTTAAAAAAGAAAGATATTCCACTAATAACTGATTGTGATTTAGTTAATGGTAATCCATATCTTGAAAATGGATTAAAATATAAACTTCCTGAAAGACTTATTTTGAATAAAACTCCTCAAAAAAGAGGGAAAGGAGCAATTAGAAAGAAATCTGTATCCAGTTATAGTGTTTACCAAGGTAAAACTCATTTTTGTAGTTGTCGAACATATGAACAAGCATGGTATGTTAAAAGGGAATTAAATAAAGTTGGTTGGGATAAAAAAGAACTTGATAGAATACTTGATGAGTACCCTATTTTTTATACAAAATTATTACAATTTTATATTTATCTATCAAAAGATAAAAAAGATGGTAAATGGTTGTTAACCATACCAAAAAATAAATCTGATGATGGTTTATTACAACATATTAAATATTCCAATATTGAAGATGCACTTTTTGAAAGAGATTTTCTCATGAAATATGATTGGAATTATGATTTATTAGTTACTAATATTGATGATACTAATAACCCTTATTATAATATGGAATTACCACCGTATCCTGAGAGAAAAATTCGTAATATTTCACCAAGAGTTAATCATGATGATGATTTGTTACGATTAAGGGATATTATTCTTGAAAATCCGAAAATTACAGTTAATGATTTGGCTAAATCTATCAATATCACAAGTAATACTTTACGCAATTGGTTTAAACAATATAATACTAATTCAAAAGAATTCCGTAAAGTTGTTTTAGAAGGAAAAAATCCTGTTGAGGTGTTCCAACAAGCAGAGTTAATTTTCACACCTGATTTAAGTAAATCTTTACCCAGTAATTATAAAGGATATGTACATTATAGTCCTCAACGAAAAACTCCATATATTATAGGAAAAAATGATGTGTACTATGGTGCATATCCTACTCGTGAATTAGCAGATAGTGTTGTTAAAGAATTAGTTAAAGTGAATTGGGATAAATCTAAACTTAAAAATATTCAAAAAAGATTAAAAACACATTATGTAAATGTGGATGATTCAACTTATATTCATAGAACTCATAAAAATTCAGGTTCATGGAGAGTCCGTAAAAAAATAAATGGACGATATAAAAGTTTTGGTGTTTATGAAACAAAGGAACTTGCAATTATTGCAAGAGATATTCTTGTGGATAGAGATTTTGAGTGTGATAACTTGGATAAATTGAAAGAAGTTGCTAAAAAAAGGTTAGTGGAATAGGAGAAAATTATTTTCTTTTTTTTTGGGTTGGTGTTGAGAACAATATAGTAAAAGAACAAGGGGGAATAATGTTTGATGAAGAAGAGTTAAAAAAAGATTTAAAAAATTTACCTTTGCAAGAAGTTGTTGAGAAATATAATTTATCATTCAAAGAGATATTTAGTATTAGTTTGAAGTATAATAAATATAATGTTAAGATTAAGGACGATGCTTATATTTATAAAACATCAGGGGGGAATTGGGTGATTCGTAAGTTTGTTAATGGTAAAATGAGGTATTATGGTACTTATAATCTTAAAAAAGAGGCTTCTCTTGTTGTGGAGGAGTTGAGGAAAGTTGATTGGGACGAAAATTGTTTGTCTGATATTTTAGAGGAGTTTAATATTGTCAGATGTCGACGATGATTTTTTTGTTGATTATGATGGATAATAATAAAACAATATAGTAAAGTTTATATATTATCATAGATATAGTATTATTGTATTATAAATCACAAATGATAAATAAGGAGATTTTTATGAGTAATCAAATATATTTTTATGAAATTAATACCTCAGGTTATGAAGATAATTATAATTTAACTTATTATTCTTACAACACTTATTCACAAGAAGAATTTGAAGAAGTTGTTTTTGAAGTATTAAATAAAGTAATGAATGTGATTATAAATAATGTACCTGAAAGTTTATGTTATTATAATATTTATTTCCAACCAGATGATTTGATTTTAAGTGAGTATTTTAAGAAATTCATGGGAGAAAAAGGATTATTCCCTCTATCAAAAAAAATAGATGCAAGAATGACTTTTGAATTGGACGATAGATATATAAATAAACATAATGACAAATTAAATAATATGTTTATGAATTTGGATATTGATACAAATTGTTTTGATAATAATTGTAGTAGAATAGAACATGAACTTGATGAAGAAAAAGAGTACCTTAAAAAGAATTGTGGAGTTACATTAATATTAAATAATAAGAAATCATAAAAATAAAATTTACAATAAAAAAAACATCATTCCATTTTTTTATATTTGTTATACTAAATAATTAAATAAAAAAAAGTATGTAAGGAGTTTCATATGACCAAAAAAAATAACAATAAAAAATTTAAATTTTTAAAAGAGGATAATAAACTAAAATTATTCCCAGTTTATGAAGATGATAAGTATTTAGGAATGATATTTGAAGATAGTACTCAAATTGTGGATAGATTGAATAAGTTACATGAATTAAATGAACAATTATATGTTTCACTTAAAAAATATAGGGAAATCAATGATTTTCTCACGATTAAATTATCCGATGCTGTTAAACAAGGATTTGAAGTTGATTTTGAAGAGTTTGAAGAGGTACTTTAAAAAATGTTTGAAGGAAGTTTTAAAAATATTGTTGATTCCTTAATGACAACAATTTATAAAGAATTAGAAGAATATTGTGAATTTATTGTTTTTAATACTGAGTATACTATTGAAGATATAGTTCGTGTTGATTTGGATTTGGGGAATGGTAGAAAATGTTTTGGTGTTGTTTGTCCAAAAGAGTGTGTTATTAATGGTTGTGGGATTTTACCAGATTGTTATTTTAGAGGAGTAGAAGAAATTAGGGATGAACAAGGGTTTTTTAAAGGGTTTCAAACAATAGAAGAAATTCCAAAAAAAATGTTATGTGATAAATATATCATGAAAAATCGGAAATTTAATAAAAAGTGATTGTTATAGTATAAATTTGAGTTTTTAAATGGAGATGTAAATTAATGAGATGTGAATCATATTGTAAATATTTTAAAGAAAAAAGTGTTGGTGCTTCCGTTCTGTTTTCTGAAAAGACAAAGGTTGTATGGTATGGGTATTGTAATAAGTATTATATTAACACATCCACAAATAATGATTGTTTAGATAGTTTACCTTATCATGAAAAATAATAAAAGATGGTGAAAGTTTATGGGTGAAATTGATAAAAAAGGAGTATATATTCATAAAATACCTTTTAGTGATGTTCCTGATGTTAATGGGGTTGTTTGTATAAAATCAGATAATAGTAATCTTAATGATTATTTGGAGTTAAAGATTCGTAGATTATTAAGAGATATTTATTATGGGGATTGTGATGAATTTGAGTTATGATTTTTTCCATATTTTTTAATAAATTATTTTTTTATATGAAGGTGGGATGAAAAGTATGCAAAAAGTATTATTGGAAAAAGAGTTTACTGTTGGGAATCATAATGTTCTTTATTGTTTAGTTGAAGGTCATAATTCCTATTTTATTACTTGTGAAGTGGATTATCTTTTGGAGTATGATTGTACTGGTGAATATATTGGTTTAAGTGGGTTTATGGACACTACAATATTTGAAATTAGTTATGATGTTAGTATCAATGTGGATGATGGGGCTTGTGGTTCTTCTGAGATGTTTATTACACAATATTTAGACCCTTCTGAGATTAGGGATATTGCATTTGATGTATTTAATAAGATTACAAAAGAATAGGATTACACAAATTTTTGGGGAGTGTGAGTTAAAAATGAAAGACAAGGAAATTAATGAGTTATTAAAATTATTTGGAGAAATGGAAGGAGTTGATGTACGGGTGGATGTTATAAATTCAAATGATGATTTGGATTCATCAGTTATAACAAGTAATGATATTAGGGTGGAATTAGAAAGAATTATGATTTTAATAGAAGAACAACAAGAGTATGAAATTGCTGTTGAAAAATTAAAAGAATTAGATTCATTATTTGATGATATTGAGTGGGGAATGTATGATTTTGAAATTAAATGGAGGACATGATTTATTATGAGTAGAAAAATTCAAATAGACTTTGCGGAAAATGATTGGGTTTATTTTAAAATACCATCTTCAAGTAGAGAAGAATATCAATATGTATCATGGGATAAAGAAAATGGTTGGAATTGCACTTGTGAAGATTATCAATTCCGTAAAAATTATTGTAAACATATGAAGGAATCCAAAAAATTTTTAGATGAATTGAATAGTAATATTCAAAATTCAAATGAAGTTTTCAAATTAAGAAAAGAGTAGATGTAAAATGGAATACTTTAAACATAAATTAAAGAGAAGAGGATTATTTAATTGTAAAGAGAGTATGAAATTTTATATTAATAAAGAAATTTATGATTTATTTGATTATACGGTTTTTTATAAGAATTCATTTTCTTTTGAGTTTTATACTTTAAATAAAGATTATAAAAAAATTTTTGATTATTTTAAAGAAGAATTTGATGCAAGGTTAATTTGTTGTGAGTGGGACGATAATTATAATTGTTATTGTGTTGATATTTCATGTGTTCTACTTATGGTTTGGTTAGAGCATTGGAATTGTAAACCTTGGATTTCATCGGGTGAATTGAATTGGAAAAGCATGGCTCGTGAAAGAGGTTGGTTTGATGAAGATGAATTGGATAAAGGGTGGATTGAATATAAACAAAGGATTGATAATTGGTTCAAAATGAATTATTAAGTGTGTGTTTCCTATTTTTTTTTAAATGAAAATAATTGGATAGATTTATATACTTGAAGTATTAATACTATTAATTGGTAAACATAAGAATAATAATTGGCTTTTATAATTCTTTGAGATTTTTAAAAGCATATGTGTGTTTTAAGTTGGTTATTTTGTGTGTGTTTTGTGTAATAACCATCTTAAAACCATTGAATCTTTTTTTTTAATAAAATTTTGGAAATAATTTATATTTTTTTTCAGTTTTTTTTATTTGGTAGATATTTAGTAATTTTTTTATATGGTTATAGATGTATTGTTATGGGTATGGGATAATTTATATATATTTTTCTTGTTTAAATATAGAGTTAAACAGTAAATTATATATAACATTAATTAGATATTATATTTTTAACAAGAATTAAGAGGAGTAAAAATATTATGTTAGAACATATTAATGAAAATCATATGTATTCAACAGATATCAATTTACCTATTGAATGTGTAATAAATAAATGTGATGATGTTGATTATATTGAACAGTATAATACATTATTTTGGTATGATGATGAAAAAGACAGAGAATTTTTAGATTATGAGATGAATTGTTTAAAAAACTTAATTCAATCTGAACAGATTTAATAAACATGAAAAAGGAAATAGGATTGGTGTTTTATGAATGAAGAAATGACTTTGGAAAACATAAATCAACTTGAAAGTATAATAAATAATTACATATCTACACACGATGATGATGAAAAAGTTACATCATTAATTATGTATAAAGTATTATTATTCACATTAAATGGAATTAAATATGATGAAAAAACATTACATGATAAATGTTGGGAATATTATGAAGAAAATAAAGATACTTTATTAAAGAGTGTTCCATAAATAAATTTTTCATATTTTTTTGAGGTTGAGTGAAAAATGAAGAGGAATGAAATTAAATTTAAATTAGAAAATCATGATGGTAAAACAGTAGAAATAGTTGCAGAAGTCATTGATGGGAAACTGTATAGAATGGGTAAACCAATTTTATGTAATTGTACTGGGAATACTTCTGAAACTGCAACTCCTTTTGTATATCAAGATAATCAAGTAGTTTGCCCTAATTGTGGACGAAAATCACATGATTTATATACTTTTGATGATTTTGAGAAGAATGAACTTGAAAATGTACATTTGAAATATTTTGGAACAGATTATATTACTATGCAAGATTTGTATAAAATAACTTATACATTACCTTATGAGTATTGGATTAAAGTTTCTGATTTGTTCATGAAATTGAAACCTGATATGGTCGATATGGGTTTTTTTGAACCTCAATTTGTGGGGTGGGTTACAAGTAATCCTGAGGCTGTTGAAGAACGATTAAATGTGAAACAAGAGTTAAGGGTTAATTATCAAAAAGAACAACAAGTAAAAAGACAAGAAGAAAAAAAGGAACATATGAACTTGTTACATGATAAAATTCAAAATATTTTAGAAGAATTTTTAATTGTAGAAACTCCACCTTCACCTGATGGGGATAAATTTCATTTAGAAGGGGAATTCATAAATAATCCATTAAATCCTAAGAATAATTATGGAGGAGGAGAATGGTTCGTTATATCAAATGATGATATATGGTATGTTAGGAATAATAGTAGAGATGGGGATAAATGGGAATTTAACAATGTTTATGTTAAAGGAGAAGCAGGGGCAATAGGTAAAAAAGTACCTTACTCTGAGGAATTGGCGAATAAGATAAGGGAATTAAAATAAATTTTTGGAGTGTGTAAATTATCAAAAGGAAGAAAAGGAATACTCTTACAAAAATAGATACTTCTAATGAAGAGGATTCATTAAGAGAATTGTTAATTGATATAGTTGATGAAAAAGGATTGATTTCAAAGTATACTCTTGAAGGTCATATTTTATACACTATGGGATGTAATAATATTCAAATGTATAATATAATTATGAGTTTGAATAATACCCAAGAATTAATAAAAATAGAGTTAAGTGATGGAGAGTATTATAAATTTAATCCATCTTAAAATAAAAGATTTTTAGAAGGGGTTGTTGTATTTTGGTTAAAATTACTAAGGAAATGTTAAATGAGTTATTACTATATATTTCTAAGGACAATTTCAAGTATGGACTAATATTTAAAATAACTTATATTTATGGTAGGAATATTGGTGAGGTTTTAAGGTTAAAGAAATGTGATGTTGATTTAAAACATAATACCTTAGATTTTGAATTACCTGCGGAAGATGTTAGTTTTATGTTACATGAGAATGTTAAAGAAGATTTGTTAAAATATATTGATAGTAAATCATTGGTTGATGATGATTATATTTTTATTGATGATGTTGAACGGATTAATTATTATATTCAACGATTGAATTCTTATTTGAAGAGTTTTATTAATTATTTAAATCATAATGTTTTGTCTTGGCATTGTCCATATCTTGTTAATCGTGATTTTAAGAATCTTAGAGGACAACATTTATTTATGGACGGTGCAGATATTCACACGATTAATGGATTATATCATAATAAGAATATTCAATCTGTAAAAGATAATATTGATTATAATGAATTGGTAGTTGAAAAGTTTCCATGTAATACTTTGAGGAAGGTGTTTCATGAGTTTACTAATTTGAATGTGTATGTTGATACTAATTTTATGAATACTGAATTATTTACTGTTTGTAATGGTAATGATAGTTTGGTTATTGAATATGATTATGATACAGGGGTAATTTCATTATTAGGGGATAAAAAGTCTGATTTATATAAGGTTGTGGAATCATGGGATTATGATAATGTGTTTGATGGGGTGTGTGATTTGGATAGTGGTCATTATAAGTATTTTGGAGAATATAAAATAATAAAAAATTAAGTTATTTTTTTCCATTAGTTTTATATAATAAAAGAGAAGTATATTAGTAATGTAAATTAATTTTTCCATAGTGGAGGATTAATTTATAATAAAAGTGGTGAGATACAGACCCTCCTGCTTCATCACTTTTATTTTTTTTTGACAAAAATTATAAACCGAAACATTTATATATAATTATAGATTGACCCATATTTTTTAACAATACCACCACAAAAACACAAAAAAAGAAAATCCATCATTCCATAAAAATAACACTAAAATACAATAAACACTTAAAAAAACATTTTAAATAACAAATAACCATATTAAACAATATTAAATTCTTATTAAATTAATTTTATTCAACAAATAACACTAAACTTCCCATCACACCTATAATTAAAAGTATTTAATGATATTGAATAGGTGCAACTTTAATAAAATTACTATTTTTTTTATGAATCATTTAAATAAAACTTTTTTTGGTAAGAGTGTATAATGAATAAAAACAATTATTCTTATACTATTTTTTTATTTCATATTAATTTTTATTGATTAAATTCAAATTTATCCATTTTTCATATACAAATTTTTATTTTAAATTGGAGGAAGTATATATGAGAGAACAAAGGAAACATATGGACGCTTTTAGTTATTGGTTTGGATTAACAGAAAAAGGATATACTATATCAGAATCCGTTAAAGCAACAGCAGAACATTGTGATGTTGCTGTAAGGACAATATGGGTATGGTATGATGAATTTGACTGGAATGATAGGGCTGTTAAAAAAAGAGAAGATATAAATAAAAAAATGGAAGAACAAGAAAATCAAACTTTGGCTGAAAACCGTGCAAATTATCTGAAAATATTACATAAATTATTAGACAATTATATTAAAGATGGTTTCCCAGTACAAATAGAAACTGTGAAAGACTTGGAAACTGTAATTAAAAACTGTTTGGTGTTACAAGATGCACCAACTGATGTTATTAAAAACAACACCACACAAGTAAATATAGATGCAGAACAATTATTTGATGAAGGATTAATGATGAAAATAGCACAACAAGAAGAGGAATTAGAGAATGAAAAAGATGAATAAGAAAGATTTCCTCAATGACTTATACTTGTTTTACAGATTGTTCATAGCATCAAACTATAAGAATAGTGTACCTGCACCACACATCAAAAAATTATCCCGTAAACTAATGGATTTAAGAAATGATAATGGGAAAAATAGATTGGCAGTATCCATGCCTCCAAGACATTCAAAATCAAGTATGGTAACTCTCGCTTTTCCATTATGGTTATTGTTTCAAAATCCCAATACGAACATATTAATCGTTACAGGCTCACCTAAGTTATCTGATAAGTTTGGTATTCAGTTAAGAGAATATATAAGGAATCTCGGGCCTTATTTTAATGTTTATTTGTCTGATGTAAAACAAGCTTCCACACATTTAATGTTCTGTGATAAAGATAAAAAATTATATCGTGGAAATATATTGTTGGCAAGTAGTGGGGGAGGAATTACAGGTCAGGACGCAGATTACTTAATTGTGGATGACCCTTATCGTGGTAACGATGACGAATTCACCCCGGGAGCGTTACAAAAGAAAATAGATTGGGCAAATCGTGTTGTAGAACAGCGTATTGAACCACACACCAAATACTGTATTCTCCATACTCGTTGGCATGATTTAAGCGATAATACACCAGTTTATACTGTCAATAAAGGTTGGACAACACATGGTGATTTAAAAGTTGGAGATATTTTACTGGGGACTAATAATAAACATACAAAGATTCTTAAAGTTCATCCTAAAACTAATTGTAATAATTGTTTATGTTTTAGTAATGGTGATAAAATAGTATGTGGTGACGAACATTTGTGGAAAATCCATGATAGAGTTGATAATAAAACAAAAGTGTTAACTACATACAATATAATGCAAAGATTATCAAATGATAAAAATGGTGGTCTGTTATTCACAATCCCTTTAAACAAATCTAAATGTATAGCAATAATTGATGCTTACAAAACAAGTGAAATATATAAAAGTAACTGTATAACTGTTGATGCACATGATGGGATATATAAAGTGGGAAAACATAAAACTCCCACTCACAATAGTAATGATTTGATTGGATATTATCATCGTGTAGACCCTGAATCATATGATTTCATAGAATTTCCTGCATTAGATGATGAAAATGAACCTTTGTGGAAAGAAAGATATTCCACAGATGAGTTATTGAAGAAAAAAGAGGTTGTTGGTGAAAGAGTATTTCAAAGTGTTTATCAACAGAAACCTATTGATGCTACAAGTGATTTCTTCAATATGAAACATTTGAAATTTGGGTTACCTGAGAATTTTGATGAGCAAAGTGTTTGTAGAGCATGGGATATTGCTTCAAGTGATGCACTTTCTAATAATGACTTTACGGCAGGTGTGAAGATTCAAAGATATGATGATTATTGTATCATTAGTGATTTGGTTCATGGTAGGTTTGGTGGAAGTACTAAGAATATAATTCAAGGAACTGCTACTCGTGATACTCCGAATGTTCATGTTGTTATTGAAACTGGTGTTGCGGCGGCAGGTAAATTACTTTATGATGAATGGTGTAATCAGTTAAAAGGTTTTATTGTTGAACAGGCTAAGGTTAGTGGTGGTGGAAGTAAAGTTGATAGGGCAACACCATTAAAAAATGCAATTGAAGATGGGAAAGTTTATATTAATATAGAAGACGATGAATTAAGACAGATTATGATTGATGAGTTGTCATCGTTCCCTAATGGTGAGCATGACGATATTACGGACGCTATCTCTCACGGGTATAATTATCTGTTTGTTAATGAGGAAACGAAGAAGAAATCAACTGCTAAAATGGGTGTTGTGTTTTTATAATTAAAATTTATATGTTCATAATAATTGAGGTTTATTTAAATGAATTGGAGAGATAGGTTTAGAAAGTATTTACCATTTGTAAGAAGACCTACTTATAATAGTAATTACAATAAGTTTATGAGTAATTATGGATGGGTTTTCAGTAATGCTAATAAATCAATAGGGGAGTACACTCTATATGAACGGGCAGAAAATAATGTTTATGTTTATAGAAGTATTGAAGTAATCTCTGATTCATTATTGATTAATGGATTTAAAATAAATAATCCTGATGATTCTGAAATTAATTTTGAAAGAACAAAATATTTAACTGATTTATTTAATAATCCTATGGGTTATAATAGTCCCATGACTTATGCTTTGTTTCATAAACAATATATTAAAAGTTATGAACTAACTGGTGATGCTTTTATTGAAGTGAATTATGAAGAGTTTCCATGGGATAATACTGATTATTATAAAGTTTTAAATGGTTTTCAATTCATACCTCCTGAAATGATTAAATGGTATGAAGATACTGAACAATGGGGTTATCGTACAAAACCTTCAATTCGTTATGAACATGATGAACTTATTCATATTTATGAACCTGATATAAGTTTAAAGAATGGTCATTATGGTGTGTCGAAATTAGAAAAAATTAAACAACCAATTTTGATGATGTGGTTGGGTATGACACATAACCAAGAATTATTAGAAAATGATGGTATAGACCCTCGTGCTGTATTGTCTTTTGACAAAGATGTTACTGATGAATCTTTTGAGAAAGAGTTGGATAGATTACAAGAATATGCTCAACAAAGAAAAAGAGGAGGAACATTAGCAGTTAAAGGTGCTACTTTTCAGTCAAGTGGTATTACTAATAATGATATGGATTTTTTGTCTTTGATGAATATGTGCCGTGATATGATTTTATCGGCTTATGGTGTTCAACCAGGGAAAGCAGGTATTCGTGAAACTGCGAATATTGGTACTGGTACTGGTGAATCACAAGATAAAGATTTTAAGGATATGATGTCTGCTAAGGCGAAGATTATTGAAGGTGCGTTTAATAAAGTACTTGGACATAATGGTTTTGAAGAAGTTTTTCAGTTTAATGAAATGGATATTGAAGATAAATTGAAAAGGAGTCAAATTGAAAAGATTAAACTTGATTCAGGTATTTTAACTGTTAATGAAGTCAGACAAGAATATGGTCTTGAACCTGTTGCTTGGGGAGATATACCGAATGGTATGCAGAAAAATTTAGTTTTAAATGATTTGGAAGAATTACCGAAGGATTCAGAGAATACTGTTAAAAGATTTAAGAATAATATTGTCAAAGCAGGAATGTTGAGTGAATGGAGTAATACTGATGATTGGTGATTATGTTCCTTTGACTTTTAAGGCGTTGTCCAAAAATGAAAAGAATTACTTGAATTTACTTAATAATGGTATAGATGAATTGATACAATTAAGTATAAATTCATTGAAGACTAATGAAATTGAAGAATTACTTAATATAAATGATAGTGATGAGTTTAAAGATGAATTTAAAAAGACAAGATTATATTCTTCTTTAAATGATTTGATGAAAAATAATTCAATTAAAGGAATAAAACCTTTAAGACAGTTTTATAAGATGGGTTCAAAGTTAGGATATAATTCTATAAATCGAAGACCAAAAGATTTAACAGTTTATGATGAAGAGGCAATTAGTATTTTATCAAATTATGTTAATGACTTAATAATGAATCTAAATGAAAGTGTAGGAATAGGCATAAGAAATACACTATATGATTCTAATAATTATCCAATTAGTGAAGTTGCATTGAACTTATTGAATGTACCTACTATGGTTATTGACAGATTTCAAATTAACACCCATAGTACAATGATTGCAACTACGGAGTATGGTAGAGCAATTAATACTGGTACTTTACAGTCATATGCAAATAGTGGTGTGCAAGATGTGAATATTATAACAACTGGATTACCTAATGTATGTGATGTTTGTATAGAAATTGAACAGAAAAATCCTTATTCTCTTGAAGAAGCAATGAAAATATTACCTGTACATCCTCATTGTGCTTGTTCTGTTATTTCTGCAAATAAATTATATTCCAACTTTAATAGTAATCCTATTATCATTGATTTAACTCAATAATTTTATATCATGGGCATTTCGGTACTTTATGAAATTGCTTTTTTTAGTAGAAGTATAAAAAACTATTTTAATACTAAAAAAATTGGGTTATGGGCAGGTTATTTAACATTATATATTACAATAGTTTAAGTGAAGTTGTATTTGTTTATCTCATGTATTTTGGTATTCACTTCCTTTTATTGTGTTTTTTGTTTCATTTGACCTGGAATGTCATAAAACTTATCCCGTGCTTTAAATCGGCTTTTCTTTTGCATTGAAATATATGTGTTGAAAACCTCCAATTTTTTTAGGAATAAAATATACCTCAGCTAAAAAAATTTGTGGGTGGATTAAAAAATCCACTCACATTATATTAAATAAAAAAAACTCTTTAATTTGTCAGATGTTCCTTTAATATGTAAATAATAATATTTTACTATTTATTTTTTGTTTAATTCAAAAAAGGAACACATTATATTATAGAAAAAATATTTTAAAAATCTGTTTATTTTAAAAAAGAATTTTTTGGAGTTGTAATAATTTGAAGACAATACTGAAAAAATTCAAAGTATATGCTCCACCTGATACGAAGGCATATGGTTTGAATGAAGATGGCACTCTAACCATTACAGGTATCGCTTCAACTACAAATGAAGATTTAGATGGAGAAATTATTACTCCTGATGCACTTCAAAGTTTAGAGCGACAAGTTGTGGGTTTGAATCTCCACCTTGACCATAATCATAATTATGATGGAGGTATTGGTGTTATAACCGAGGCTGAAATTCAGGATAATTCTTTAAGGATTACGGCTATTGTGTTACCTGAGTATGCTCTTAGTGTATTACAAAAGTTACAATTAGGCATGAAAATGGGTTTCAGTATTGGAGGAATACCAGTAATCAATAGTGGAAATTCGAGAGTGATAAATGATTTTGTATTATTAGAGGTGTCATTGACATTATTACCTGCAAACTGGGATACCTTTGGAACTGTTGAAACAAAAACAGAGGTAAAAAGTAAATGTTTGACTGGGGCTTGTCATTACATCTTAAAAAGTAAAAATAAGGAAGATATTATGAGTGAAAAAGATTTAAATGCACCAACTCCTGTTGGTGATGATATTAAACAAGAATTAGTAAATATTGTTAATGAAGCTATATTAAACTTGAAACCAGTTATCCTCGATGAATTAAGAGGAGAATTAAGTGTATTGGTTCAAGATGTTGTTTCACAAGCATTAGTTGAAGTTCTTCCACAAACACAACCTGATGATATGGTTGCTTATTCAGAGGAAGAAGTAGAAGAATTTGCTTGTGAAGAAGAACCAGTTGAAGCAAAAGATGCAACTGAGGAAGAAGAAACCACAGAAGAAGTTCCAGAAGAAGAAGTTGTGGAAGAAGAAAAAGCGACAACTACTGAGGAAGAAGAAGTTGTGGAAGAAGAGGAAGAAGTTGTGGAAGAAGAAAAAGAAGTAACTGACAAAATTCCAATTGATGGAATCCCTGCAACTCCTAATGATGTACAATATGTACCAACAGAACCTCCTTTACAAGCTCCAAATTATGTAGTTGATAGTAAGGCTCTTGCAGAACAAGTTGTTGAAGAAGTATTTAAAAAATTAAATATGAATCGTAAACAATCTGATAAAAAAGAAACTGGTAGCAAATTAAAACAAGCACAAAAAGAAAATGGGATTAAACCTGCTAAGAAAAACAAATTCTTAGACAGTCCTAAAAGAGATAAATTTGGACGCAATAGAAAATACTTATAAAAAATAAAGAGAATTTATTTTTTTTATAGAAAATTATTTTAAGAATTAACTAAGTTTTATAAAAGGAGATTATGTATATGAATTTAAAAGAAAAAATTAAAAACCACGATGATTTCAGTTTAAAATTTAATGATGCACCATTTAACACAAATGGTATTTTAAACCCAGGTTGGGCAGAACCAACTTACGATGACTTTTTTGAAAGAATGGTAGATGTACCAGTTTTATTAAATCAATCTACTGTTCTCCCAATGACTGCATTACAACATGACCTCGATATGCTTACAGCAGATGTTGAATTAGACAGTCAAAGAGATGCACATGGTAAATCAACTGCATTAACTGAAACTGAATTAGAACCTGGAATGGAAAGAAAACAATTAATTGCTCAACCTTTACAAGCAAAAACAATCATTTCAGATAACTTCCTCGAAGAAAACATTGAAGGAGAAGACTTCTTAACAACTTATATGAATCTTTTAGCAGATGCAATGGGACCTGCATTTGAAAGATGGGGTATCTTTGCAGACCCTAATGGTACTGTTGGAACAAATGAAGGTAGTGGTTACAAAATGACTACTGGTCTTTTACCTCAATTAAAAGATATTGCTTCTGATAACAATAAAGAAGCAAATGGTATTGCTAAATTGGTCTACAAAGACCATGTGGGACAAGGTATCCTTGATGCAATTGAAACTTATATTGACCAAGATGGTAATATTAAGAATGCAACTTGTGTTTTACCTCCTCAAATTTATGCAAAATTGATGATTGAAATCGCAAGGGATAAAGAAACAGACCTTGGTGATGCAGTATTCCAAGATGGTAATATTACTAAAATTTTAGGTATTGAAATTAATGCAGATGACATTCTCAGAAATACTCGTAACGGTTATGACAGAATGCAATTCACCGATGGTTACTACAAAGGAAACGGTGCTTATGTAGATAAAATGAAGTACGGATTCATAGGACAACCATCAAATATTGTATTTGGTATGATGAGAGAATTCGATATTAAAAATCAATGGGATATTGATGTACTTGGTTATAAAGTAGCATTACTCTGTAAAGGTGATGCAAAACTTTTATGGGACCAGGACACTCTTGCAATTCCATTTACAATGAATAGTGAATAAGTGTGTAATTCAATACACTTGTTTATTATTTTTTTTTGGAATTTGAATTTGACAATAAAGAGGATTTTTAAATGGTAGATTATTGGAAAAAACTTAAACTTGATGAATGTTGGAGCAATAAACAGAGGTTCAATATTATAATGGAAAAAATTGAAAATACTGTTGTTGGCGATTCAGATATAGTTGAAGTATTTAATAATATTAAAGAGAAAGTGGATAATTTAGTAATTCCTTCAAAAACAAGTGAATTGGAAAATGATAGTGGATTCATTACAGAACATCAAAGTCTTGAAGATTATGTTGAAAAACAGGATACTGATGGATTACTAAGAAATGATGGTAGTGTAGATGAATCTGATTATTTAACTGAGCATCAAGATATTAGTGGTAAAATAGACCGTAATGAGTTATTTAAAAATGGAGTTTTCACAACTACTAATACTAATAGTAGAGGTAGCATTGCTAAAATTTGGAATGAAAGTGATGGTGGGGGAACTCAGTTTACAGATAATTCTTCTAATGTTGTTTCTTTCGTGGGTGTTAATGAAGGAAGCCGTGATGGGGATATTTATGTTCAAATTTATTCAAAGAACAAGTCCAATAATAGTGGTGTCCGTTTAAATTTTAATCCAAATGGAGCATTTTATACTGTTGGAACAAGTAAAACATGGACTGATAATGATGAAATCGCAACGGTTGGTGCTTTGAAGGAGTTGGAAGAAAGAATTAATTTGTTGGAAGATAGATTGGAGTAGTGAAGTATCATGATTGATTATTGGAGTAAACTCAAACTTGATGAATGTTGGAGTAAAAAAGAGAGATACAATAAAATTATGAATTATATTTTAAATGAAGCGAATGAAGAAAATGAAGATGATGAATCAAAAAGAAGTATATGATATTATATTATTTTTTTATTTGTCATCTTCTTTTTTTTTTAAACATTTTTACTGGTTTTAGGGGGTGTTTTTGGGATTTTTATGATTTCTGCTGAGAAGATACGGACACTTCTTAAATTTGAAGGTGTTACTGTTGATTTCACCGATGAGGAGTTACAAGTATTAATTGATTCAAAACTTGATGAGTTAGAAGGTTTGATTGGTGCAGATATTAGACCTCATGACAGACAAAAGACTGTGGGTAAATTTAAAGGTAAAATACTTGAATTAAATTTTTATCCAATTATTCAAATTGCAGATATTGTTTTAAATGGATATTCACTATGCAATTATGAGTACCATGTAAATTATGATTTAGGTATTATTTATTTTAACCATCGTATTAGAGGACATATTACTGTATATTATACAACAGGGATTCCTGAAAGAGATTTTTCTTATATTATTACTCCTTTAATTAAGGATATGGTGTCTTATGCTTTGAATTATAATGAAGGATTAAAGTATGATAGAGGAATTAGTGGTGAAGGAACTATTGCTTCTTTGAAAGAAGGTGATGTTAGTATTGGGTTTGCATATGATAGTAGTTTAACTCTTGGTGCAAGGATTAATGATAGGATTGATGATTTAAAGTCAAAATATTGTTATTCTACAAGAGTAAGGTGGATTTAATTTTTTTAATAAAAATAGGATAGTTGATGATTTATGGTGTTTTTTCCAAATGAGAAAGTTGAGTTATGGGAGTATAATGAAGAAGGGGATATTCCTAACTTTTTTGGTGAAACTATTGCGTCTTATACTTTAATTGGAGTGTATGATGTTGATTTTCAACCTGCTTCCCAAAAAGATACTATGAATGATTTTGGTAAGACCTTAGAAGATACTTATAAATTATATTTAGATTTGAGCGTACCTATTACAGATACTATGATTCTTAGGTTAGAAGGAAAAGAGGATACTTATAGTGTTGTAGGTACTCCTATTTTTAATAATCATAATGTTGTTAATCATATTAAAGTTATTGTTCAGAAACAAAGACAACCCACAAAATTAGAATAATATTCATTTTTTTTTTGAAGGTTTGTGTGATTATGGATGTTAATGTAATTATAAATGATGGTTTTTATAAGAAACTTAATGAAAGTAATTTTCGTAATGCTATTGTTGATACTGTTAGAACTACAACAACTGAGGCAGATGAAGATTGTAGGAGAGAATGTCCAGTACGAACTGGGAATCTAAGGGATAGTCATTATACAGTATATGAAGGGGATACGGGTAAAGTTATGAATACTGCTGAATATGCAAATACAGTTATTTATGGTAATGAAACTCGTTCACCGAATAATTATCCTCAAAGGGTTTTGAATAATATGAATGGAACATATGAAGAGATGTTTTTAAAATCACTTAGTCAAAATGGAGTGTTATAATTATGATTCCTCCATTACAAGCAGTAAGAAGAGTTTTATGGGGTAATGTTATTTTGGACGGTAAGAAAATACCTGTTGTTAAACAAGGTTATCCTTATGATAAATCCCCATGTATTACAATTGATGATAGTGGTGGTTCGGCTTTTATTGAAAGAAACATTACTAATGTTAAATATCCTTTACAAAACACTCATCCTCAATTTGACCCTGAAAATCCTTTTAAAAAAGTTCCTCAACAAGTTTTAAGGGAATTTTTTGAAACTACTCTAAATATTCATGTTTGGGCTAATACAGAAGATGAAAGGGAAAAATTGAATAATATAATTTTAAAACTGTTTCATGAAGCTCAATCAGGTCATTATAAGTTTTGTAATCAGTATCATGATGGTGATTGTAGTTATATGGACAATACTTGTTATGCAGAACACTTTGACAAAGTGAATAGTAGATTAATCAAGAATCAATGTCCTAATCCAAAAGTATATGGTTATGAGAATATATTCACAACATATAATTTGATAAGAGCAAGTTTTTATTTGAATCAACCTTATAGTTTGAATGATTATTCAAAGGATAATACTATGTTGAGAAGTGTTTTGAAGTTACATACTGGTTATTTTGTAGACCATATTATTGGTGGAATTATAAGTGAGAAAATTATTAGTAAGGAGGAAGTAATTTGAGTGAAAAAAAAGAAGGTGAAGTAGAAGAATCCAAAAAATCTTCAAAAAAGAAGAAGGATAAACAAGATGAATCCAAAGTTAAAAAGAATCTTCCGTTGAGAACATTAATAGATTTAGTTGATGAATCTCAACTTCGTAGAAAGGAGATAATTGTTAAATTAGCGGATAATGGTTATTTAAGTCAATTCTATGAAGAAGAAGATAAAAGAAGAATTGGTTATCCAATTGAACCAACAATTAATGAAGATGAATTTAAAAAAATTATAGGAGAATGAGAAGAAGATGTTAATTGATGAGTTACCTGGGGTATATTTTAAGGAAAAAGTTGCTTATGAATTAAGTGGAGAAGGTAGTAAAATACCTATTTTTATAGGTGCAAGTGGTAATACTGCATCCACAAATTCACAAAGTGGAGGTACTACTCAAAATGAGGCATCATCTTATGTTGTTGATGGTAGTACATATATCAAATTTAATAAATTAAGTGATGCTCTAAGACCTGTTGTTAAAAATGACACAACTAAATCTGATGGTACTGTTGTTAAATGGCAAGAAGCAACTGGAATTGGTGAATATATTACTTATGATGCTAATGGAAATGCAACTTATCATGATGAAAACAAATTAGCGAAAAGAATCTACGAATTTTACATGGAAAGTAAATTATTACAAAGTACAGATATTGGTGTACCTTATTTTTATGTAATTGATGTAGGTGCAGGCACTAATTTGAAAGCATGGGAAACTGCATTGGAAACTGCTAAAACATTAACAGATGCAACAGTAGAATTTTATGTTGGAGCAGAAGGGATTACTGGGTGTACCTTAGAACAATTTTGTATAAAAGCAGTGGATAGTATTTTTGAAGATACAGAGGAATTAGATTTAAGGTATGGGTTTACTTACCTTAGTAAAACTTCAAGTGAAACATTAGCAGAATATGATGCAAGACTTATTACATTAGCAAATAATTTAAGAAGTCATTACAGTAGTACTCTTTATAAATTATCAAGATTTGGTCTTTGTGAAGAGTTATTAGTGGGTAAAACCATAGCAAGAATTTGTTGCACACCATATAATACTGAACCAGGGTTCTTCAAATATCGTAGTGTTACACCAAACACTTTTAATAAAAGGTTAAAAGAAGATATGAAAGACTTACAAGATGCAGGTATTATATTTAATCGTGATGAACAAGTGAATGGTAATAAATTACCTCGTATTAATTTATGTGTTTCATGTAGTTTTGGTTCAACAACTGACAGACCTGCTGATGCTTTATTCCATGCAAGGTTTAATGCAGATGATTTACTTCGTGAAGTCTTTGAAGTGTGTTATACTCAAATTAAAGCAAATGAATCTGCTACAAACATAGCTTATCTTCAAACAATGATTAATAGAATTGTTAATAATCGTGTAGTTAATGAAGAAATGATTAAATACGATGATAGAACTGAAATAGGTACTAAATTAACAGTTATAGAATCACATGAAGAACCTTATAATCTTATTGTAACTGGACAAATACAACCAGTAAAATGTACTATTGCAATTAAGGTTGAAGCAGAAATAAAAATATAAAATTTATATTAAATGGAGTTGAGTGAACAATGGTAAATGTAAAAAGATATAATCTTGCACAATTTGTATTTGATGGTGAACAAATTCCAGTAGGTAGTTTCAAAACCACAAGGAAACAAAGTACTGAAACATTAAATGCGTGTAATAGTCATAAACCATATGCAGTAATGTTCGGTAAAGAAGAATTAAGTTGGGAAGCAAGTGATATTGACCCAATTTACAGACCTTTCTTTGAAAAAGTAATGGATAATCAGAAAGCAGACCCTACTAATTTAGGTACTGTTGCTACATATGATTATAGTGAAATTACTTCCGATATATATGAAGATGATGCTTTTGGTGATGTATGGGTTGAAGAATTAAGTAAAGATACTGCTAACAAACCATTTTCGGCTAAGGGCAATGCTATGAGGATGGTATAAATATAATCCTCATAGTTTTTTTTATTATTTTTTTTATATTATTATGTCCGAGCAGAATGTATAATATTTAGGTTCAAATCCTAACTCGGACTTTTTTAAATAAAATTTACCATATTTTAACTTTTTTTTATAGGAGGTTTTGAAAGTTATGGTTGAAGATAACAATATTGTACAAGAAAAGAAAACTGAAAAAAGAACACAAGCAGTCATTGACTTAGAAAAGAAATTATTGAAAACCACTTGGGTTAAAGAAGCAGAATTAATACAGAAATATGTTCCTAATGAAGATTTAACAAAAGGTCAAATCAAATTACTTGAAAAATGTATTAATAAAGAAGATTTCACAGACAAACAATTCAAAGATTTAAAAGTACTACTTAACAAATATCGTACTTTATTAAATGATTTAAAACCTGAGGAAACAATAGAATCCGTTGATGAAGCATTACAGTTAATACAAACAGAACAAGACTTTTTGGATTTAATGGATGAAGAACAAAAAAAATATTTAACAGTACATTTACCTATGAGTAATGGTAATATGTTAGAATTTGAATTTGAAGTATTACCTATCACAGACAGTAGAGTAGTTGAATCCTTAGAATTACAAATAGATTTGTTCCGTGATTTTAGTTTAGAAGAAACTGCAACATATGCAACTGCATCACAAAAAGACCCAAGTAATAGAACACCACAAGAACAAAAAATACTTGACAAAATGAATAAAATGTTAAGTGAAAAACTTGGACAACAAAAACTAAAAAGTGTAGATAATTTCCTTGCAAATCAATTATTACTAAAAGGAAGTAATGCAAATTTAGAAAAAAGACATGAATTTTGGGTTAAATTCCCATTCAATGCAAAATTCACAATATTCCTTGCAGTACAAAGAAGACTTGGAATAACCGAAGTTAATAATGAACAATTATTTCCGTTTGGTGAATAGTTTTATGGGTGATGTTTACTTTGAAGTAAGTAAACATTTAAGATGCAGTCCTTATTATGTTATAAAAAACAAATTCAGACCTGACATAAGGTTCTTAATAATGAAATATACTCAAATATTAAGAACAAAACAAAAAGAATATGAAAGAATAAAAGAAGAACAAGACAAATTCTAATAAAAAAAATATAGTTTTAAAAAAAATAAGATTATACCTAAGATGTGATACTGATGACCGAAGAAGTGATATTACAGTTCATGGGCGAAGATAAAATAAGTAATGTAGTTTCTACTATTGAATCAAATACATTAGCATCAATACAATCAATACAACAAGCAGTATCACAATTAAATGAAAGTGTATCAAATATGGGTACAGTAGATGGGAGTATTATTTTTGAAGGTGGAGGCTATGAGGAAACTGCTTCTGACCTTGATGATGTAGATGATAGTGCAGATAATGCAAGTTCAAGTGTAAAGGCATTTTCAGATTCTACACAAAAAGCATCAAACAGTAGTGGACAATTAGGGAAATCTACTGAGGAAGTACATTCACAAGTAGAGATGATTACTAAATCTACTGATAAGTCTGCCGATTCCGTAAAAGACTTAGGGGATGCTAATAAAAATGCTGAAAAAGATGTATCCAGTTTTTCAAGTGCATTAGGTAAAAATACTGATTCAAAAAATCAAAATGCTTCTGCTTCAAATAATGCGAAAAATTCGCAAAGTACATTTAGAAACGAAACAACTGGGGCAAAAGAAGCGACTGACAATTTTTCAGCGGCACTTAAAGATGTTAATACTAATTTATCAACATTAAGTGCGGGTTCTGCAATGTATCTTGCAGGACAAATGAGTAGTCTTGGAACAAGAATGGAAGACTCTGCAAAAAATTTAAATAATTTAAGCATAGGTCTTGGACAAGTTGCTAAAATGTCTGGTATGGCAGAAGGTGAAATGACAGATATGATTACACATATCAGTAATGAAACTTTCCCAAATGATGAAGCAATAATGTATACAAAAAATTTAGTGCAGATGGGTGTTGAATCTAAAAATTTTGCAGAACAAGCAACAAATATGGATAGAATTAATGATGCTTTTGGATTAGGTGCAGAAACAACAAATAGTTTAGTAACAGAATTATCTGTTCTTGGAGTAGATGCGAATAATATTGCATCTTCATTTAATGCACTTGCTTATGCTAATGAAAACACCAAAGGTGGTATGGAGAACTTTTATTCTTTCCTTCGTAAATATGACTCAGAATTACATCAATTAGGTTATAATACTGACCAAGCGGCGATTATTATTTCTGCTGCGACTCAAAAATTTGGTGGAGGTAGGGCAGCGTTAGCAGGGTTAAGTGAGGCTCTTAAAGAAGCAGGTAGTGATACTGGTGCGTTAGAATCTGCTTTAAACTTAAAATCAGGAGCATTACAACACGCTTCACAAGAAACTGCAAGTTATGAAGGACAATTACAATCTCTTGCCGATGAACAAATGGAACATAAAACCATTTTAGAAAGGATTACTGCATTTACTGATGATTTATTATTAAGGAATGCAGGACTTGTTACATTGGGTCAATCAATTATGGGTGTTTTTGGTCAAGGAGCAAATATTGGTTTAACTGTCTTTGGTTTGAAAGAAATGGGTCTTGCTATTGCGAATTGGGGTCATGCAGGTAAAGTATTAGATAGTACTATTGATAGATTAAAATTACTTCGTACTTCTTCACAAGAGGCTTCTAAGGCTATTTCTACAACTACTGCTGTGAATCCGAAAGCTATGACTACTGTAAATCCTAAAACAATGAATATACCTTCGACTGGTGTTGGTAAGAATACTGGTAAAGTGGCTTCTGAAACTAAACAAGTTGTTGAAGGGGCGGCTAAGACAGGAGCAATGGCAGGTCCTGCTAATACGGCAGGGGCAAGTATGAAGGCTACTGGTACTGGTTTAAAGTCTATTGGTAGTGGTGCTTTATCTATGGTTGCTCCTTTACTTCAAATTAGTGTTGCAGTTATGATTTTGTTACCTGTTTTGGCTTTAATTGCCGCAGAAGCACTTCTTTTACTTAAAGGATTACAGATACTTGTTAAAGCATTGGCTTTTGATAAGATTGATTTAACTAAGTCTATTGAAGGTATTAAACAAGTTGGTAAGGCTTTATGGGAGATTGGTGTTGCTATTGGTGCTATGGCAGTTACTTCCATTATAACTATGATTTCTACTCCAATTATTGTTCTTGGACAGATTGTTGCTCCTATTAATCAAATAGGACAAATGTTAGTTGATGTTGCAAGGGAGTTACAGATTTTTAATAGTATTAATATTGATAAGTCCATTCCTACTAAAATCAAGTCACTTTCCGATACTTTGAAACTTGTTAGTGATGCAATGGGAAGTTTAGGTAATTTGTCTTGGAATATGGCTTGGGGTAATCTTATTGGTATGATAATTGGGAATGTTGGTGATGCCGTTAGGAACGCAAGTAGAGAAATCATTAATGCAAGTAATGAACTTGATAAGATTAAAGATGTTCCTGATTTAGATAAAGGTGCTGTTGATAAGTTAAAAAAAGTCGGTACTGCTTTGGAGAGTGTTGGAAAGGCTATGGATGGTCTTAGGAGCATTCGTGATAGTCAGAATTTTGATATAAGTGGATTTGTTGGTGGATTATTTGGTGGAGCAAATATTGAACAGGCATTGAATAATGTTAAAGATGATGTTTATAAGGCTTCTTCTGCTTTGAAAAATTTTGATGGTGTAGATACTATTCCTGATGGTGTTGGGAATAATTTAAAGAAAGTCGCTGATGCTTTGAAGAGTGTTGGGGACAGTATGGAAGTACTCCGTAAACTTCGTGATGATTATAATTGGGATATAGGTATTGGTTCATTATTTGGTGATAGTGATGTTGTAGGTACTCTTGATAAAATTAAAGAAGATTTAGTTAAAGTTAGTGGTTCTTTAAAGAGTCTTGGTGAAGCTGGTGGTTTAGAGAAGATTGGTGATGATGTTCCTAAGAAGATTAAGAAAGTTACTGATACATTGGATTCTGTTCTTAAATCTATTGATAAAATGAATGAGTTCCAAGGTAAAGGTGAAGGGAAACAAGGTAATGATTTTAGTAATATTGTTACTACTATTGATAATGCTCGAAGTTCTTTAATTGAAGTTAGTAAATCTTTATCTAAATTAGGAAGTGATGGTGGTGAAGGTAGTGGTTTGGCTACTATTGGTGGTGAAGTCAAATCAAAACTAAAAACTGTGACAAAAGTTTTAAGTACTTTGGCTACTGCTATTAATAATTTGAAGGGTTTTCCTACTGTTAGTGGTGATGAGATTCCTAATCGTGTTGATAAGGCAGTTACTGTTATTCAGAATTCTGCAAGACATATGAATAATCTTAATGGTAGTCATAAAGTTAGTGGGGCTATTATAAGTGTTATTAGTTCTGTTGGTAAAGCAGGGAGAAGACTTGCTTCTGCAACTAATGCTTTGAAGGGTTTTCCTACTGTTAGTGGTGATGAGATTCCTAATCGTGTTGATAAGGCAGTTACTGTTATTCAGAATTCTGCAAGACATATGAATAATCTTAAAGGAACACCAAAAGTTAGTGGTGGTATTGTAAGCGTTATTAATTCTGTTGGTAAAGCAGGTAGGAGATTAAGTAGCGTTACTAATTCTTTGAAGGGTTTTCCTGTTGTGAGTGGTAATGAAATTCCTAATCGTGTTAAAAAGGCAGTTACTGCTGTTAAAAATACTGCTAAACAGTTAAATAAGTTGAAAGGTACTTCTGTTAAAGGAGGTATTGGAGGTATTTTAAATTCTGTTGCTAATGCAGTTAAAAGATTAAGGACAACTTTATCAAAAATGAGTGGTGGTTTTAAAACTGATGGTCAAAATATAGGTACTAATTTGAAAACTGGTATTAAAACTGGTTTAAATGGATTAGGAGATACTGTTAGTACTGCTGTTAATGATGCAAGTGGTAAAGCGAATCCTACTGCTACTACTATGGGTACTAATCTTGGTAAGAGTGCAGTAAATGGTTTTAAATCAAGTTTTCTTTTAGGAGAGGTTATTGCCGCAGAGATGTCTAATGGTTTAAATGCTATTACTACTGCTACACCTGATATTACTAATGCTATGGGAGCATTAGCAGAACAAATGGTTCAAGAATTTAAAAATCGTTCTCAAATTAAATCTCCTGGTGCTATTGCAAGAGCAATTCGTGCAGAAATGGGTTATATGAAAGAATTTGTTGTTGTTCACGGTAAAGGTGTAGTGTCTTCTGTTGGTGGTCTTGCAGATAATATAGTTAATACTTTTAAACCAAATCTTCAATCACAATTAAATGCTCTTAATGTTAATAATCGTTCGTTAAATAGGAATAGGTTAAATACTTTGAATAGTATGACTGATAGGAATTCAATGAATGAAAATAATCAAAGACCAGTTACTATTGTGTTTAATGAAGGTGCAGTACAGTTAGATGCAAGGAACTTAACCACACAAGAATCAAGACAAGTGTTACTTAATGCTATTGAAGGTTTAGATGTTGTTGAAAGTGTAAATATTAAAGGAGCATAATTATTATGGCTATGTATGGGAAAAATGTTAGTAAGGATAATTATAATGTTAGTCTTGATGGTTATGATATGATTATGGAAGAGGTAACTGTTAATGAAGGGTTTAACAGAAGAGAAACTATAAGACATAATATTCTTGGTGGTACACAAAGTGTTATGAGGGGTAATTATTTACCTCGTGATTATTCTTTTATTACTCATTTGTTGATTGACCCTGATTTTCCTGATGTTTATGATAGTGTTCTTCGTGAGTGGCAAAGTAAACCAGTTGAAGTTATTAGTAGATATATGGGTGGTAAGTTTAATGCAGAAGTTATTGTTAAAAAAACACCTACTATTTATCCTAATTATTTGAGTTTGGAAGTACAAGTGATTGAGATTCCGTCCAAAGAATCATTAATACCAAATGAAGAGTATATTACTCCCAAAGGTTCTAAAACAGTTAAAACTATCACTAAAAAGAATAATAAAAATAAAGACAAAAGTAAAAGTAAAACAGATACTAAAAAGAATACTACCAAACGAACAAAAGATGGTAAAACTAAGGGTAGTAATATTACACAAGTAAAATAGGTTGGAGGCATGAATCATGGCTGATTGGGATACTACTCCTGGTAGAACTGGTAGAAGGACTATTGACCAAATCATGGATAAAACCAATAGTGGAAGTAGTAGCAGTAGTAGTGGGAGTGATAATAGTAGTGATAGTTCTTCGTCATCTGATAGTGATTCTACAAAGAAAACAAAAGTTAAACCTGACCTTCGTAAAACTTATAAGGAAGTACCAATACCAGTTCCTAAGAAAAGATATGGTATGCCAAGTAGGTATAGTGTTAGTAGAGCAGGAGTAGAATTATATGAAACTGATGAGGATAATTATGAACCATATGTTCCAACTGGGAGTGCAGGTGGAGGTACAACAACTGTTGAAGATGAAAGTGTAGATAGTGATGATGAAGATAACACACCAGGATTTAGTTTACATATGGGTGAAGTCTTAAAAATTCACTATGAAGATGAACTGAATAGTATTAGTTTTGAAAGTGATTATAAGGACATGAATAATAATGCCAGTATTAGATTAGATGATATAAATCTTAAAAAAGCATACAAAGGGGTAAGGCTTAAATTATTATCTGAATGGGATTCAATAGATAAAATTAAATTCCAATGGGAAGATTTAAAAGAAGCAATAGAAGGTTTCATTACAGAACAAAAATTCACAGATACCGAAGTTGAAGTGACAGTAAGTGGAATGACAAAAACATTGGAAATGAAATATAAATTTGATTTCAAACAAATGTATCGGTCTGAAATAATAAATCAAGTTATATTAACTGCTGGATTAAAACCAGTATTAAATTTTGAAGGTTTAGAAGATGATATAATTGATTTCAAAAATTATTCTGAATCAGATAGCAGTAGTGGAAGTACTGGTGATGTTAAAATTAAGTCAACAGGTAGTAAAGTTTTAGATGAAGTTGTTAAAAAAGCAATTGCAGGAAAAACAGATGATTTAGAAAAAGCAAAAGCAATATTTGAAGCATTTAAAGAACATTGTTATTATGAAGGTTATTCAGATTGTCAGTATCCTAATGATATTGAGAAAGCATGGAATGATGCACATATAAATTGTGCTGATGGAGCGAATGTTTTATGTGCAATGTATCTTGCCGCAGGTTTAAATTCCGTTATTGTCCATGTTAATAATCATTATATTGTTAAAACTGAAATTAATGGTAAAAGTTATCTTTCAGACAGTTCAGGGGCAGAAGGAGCGCATAATACAAGACCATTTGGGGAGGTATTCACCTATGATGGTGTTACAAGTGGTTCTGTTGTGGGTACACATTTAGATTATTAAATTTATTTAAAAAATGAGGTTTTGATAAAATGGGTGATTCCAAAAAGATTAATGCAACGAAAGGAAGATTAATGAATGGTTTTGATAAGATTACTCATAGTGCTATTCAAAATACTGTTCCTAAACAAATAGAAGAGGCAATAAGTAAGGTTAGTATGAGAACTGGTGTTATAACAAAGTTTTATCCTTATCTTGATAAAGCAGAAGTACAATTTGATTCCACTAAAAAGAAAGTACTTTGTAAAATTTTACATAGGTTTTGTGGAGATTTGATTGATTTTTACACACCTCTTGCAGATAAAAAAGGGTTTAATAAGAAGTTACAAGAACCTTATGTTGTTCCAAAATTTAGACAAACGGTTTGTGTTTTGAATATTCATGATTCTGATAGTCAAGAACATTTAATTTTGGGTTATTATAATAATAAAGATATAGTTAATTTTAATCCTGCTAAACCTGGTAATCTTAAAATTATGAGTGTTTATGATGATGGTAATGAGTGTTGGCTTAAATTTGGTAAAGATGGGTTCAATTATAGAGTAACAAAAACTCCTAATCGTTATGTTGGAGATAAACATGAAGATGATGGTGTTAAAGAGTTTGACTATCCGATGTCTACTGATGTGTATACTAAGAGTGAAGTTGATAAGTTAATTAATGAAAAAGAGATTTATACCAAAGAGGAAGTGGACACACTTTTACAAAGTTATGATGATAGAATAAAAAAATTGGAAGATATTATTAAAGATGGATAAAAAAAAGAATTTTTATGAATTGATTATTTTTTTATGGTTTAAGGTTGGTTTTGTTTATGAGTCATGTTGTTCTTGGTTGTGATATAAATGATGGTAATGATTCTGAATGGCAGAATACTGTTGCAAGTGCATTAGAAAAAAATGGACATAAAGTTGAAAAACTACCGATACATCCTACACCATTTGGACAATATTCATATGGTGAAGCAGGGTACAATCCAAAGGGTAAAATTGGGGTGTATATTATGGCAGACAGTTTAGTGTCTGTTGCAGACCTTGCTTATGGGGGTACTGGATTTAAATATGCTTACTTTATTATAAGAATGGATTTGGGTAGACCTAAAATGAGTCAACCTGAACACTTTAAAACAAGTCCTATTGGTATGGACGGTGATTGTACTGGGATTTGTGAGAAATTAGTGGGTAAAACATATTCCCAAATGAATGACTTGACAAAAAGTAAATGTCAATGTACATGGGGTAGAAATCCAAAAGAGGGTGCAAATAATCTCATTAAATTAATGGGAGGTAAAACTGATGATGATAATCTTAGTAAAAAAGTTAGTCAAGGAGGAACTATTAAAGATGCCTTACAGAAACTTTTAACTCATTGGGATGGGCAAGTTGAGTGTTATATTCGTGGGGACGAAGTTCATGTGAATAAAATCCGTACACCTGAGAAGTATTATAGTTGTATTCTTCAAGAGGGTTATAATATTTTTGTTGAATCCGTTACTGTTACCGATGTTAATCCTAATACTCCAAATTATTTAGAGGTGGTCTGGACTGGTGGGGTTATCACTATTAAAGATGATAGTTTAATTAAACGATTTGGTGTTGTCCGTGTTAATGTTGTGGCTGCAAAAACCACAGATGAGAAAACTACTGGTGCAGGAGGAGATGATTGGGATACTACCCCTGGTAGAACTGGTAGAAGAACGATTGACCAGATTATGGATACAAGTAGTACAGACAGTACATCTAATGAAGGAAGCAGTAGTGATGATTCCGATTCAAGTTCTGATTCAAGTTCAAGTTCGGATTCCAAAAAGAAAAAAGATGATGATGAGAATATTGTAATTGTTGATGTTATTGATAATTATGATGACGCCTATTCTTATGCTCAAATGTACTGGACTAAGTTACAGAGAGAAAATGGTAGAACATTAGAGTGTCAAGTATGGGGTTCTTGTAATTACAATAGTGGTGAGTGGGCTAAGGTATATTTACCAAGTTTTGATATTAATGGATTTATGTATATCACTAATATGTCACAATCAAATGATGGTGGCGATTGGACTTGTACTTTGACTTTAATGGATTTTCCACCTGGTTGGGGTAAAGAAGAAAAAGAAGAAAAAGAAGAAGATGAGAAAGAAGATAAAGAAGATGATGATTCAGAGGATATTTCTTCAAGTGGCGATGATTCTGATTCAAGTACTAATTCAAGTTCAAGTTCTTCATCAACAAGTTAAATTTTTTCATATGATTAAAAATTAAAAAGGGTTTGTTTTCAATGTTTGATTTGGTTGTTTGGAGTGAGGAAGATTCAAATAATGATGTTGAATCTTTGTTTGATGTTTTTGTTAAGTATTATGCACTTAAAGAACTTAAAATATTTTTTAAAAATAATACCGATATTTTAATTGAGAAATATAATGTTATTGGTAAAGAAATGGATAGTGTTATTTTTAATGTTTATGAAGATGCTTCTGTTGATGTGAAGTTAGGTTCATTTGATTTTAATATGGTTAAATCTGTGTATGTTTAATTGAATATTTTTTTTATAAAGGAGTTGAGTTGGTTATGGTGTTACCAGTTGATACTGAGAGTTATGCTTATTTGTTTTATAAGAATTTGAATGAAGATGTTAAATTAAAGTCTGATGCTATGGGTAGATGGGATATTGATTTTGATTTTGAGCATGATGATTGGTATAATGTTACTGGTTTTGAGAGTGTATTTAATGCTTGTGTAATTGCTATAATGACTCGTTTTGATGAATTAGAGTTTATGGATTTGTATGATGATTTCGGTTGTCGGATTCATGAATTGATTAAAGCAAATAAAAGTAGGAATGTTAAGTATCATATGGAGTTATTTGTTACGGAAGTATTGGAGAATATGAGAAGAATAAAAAGAGTTAATTGGGTTAATATTACGGATAATCCTAATGGTAAATTATATAGTTATGTGATTACTTTTAATGTTTCTTGTATGTTGGATGAAGATTATGAGTTAGAGGATGTGGATACTACAATTATTGAGGAGAGTTTCTTAATATGAGTTATATTTATGATGAAGAGGGTAATAAGAAGTATTATCAAGTAAATTATATTCAGAAGTATTATGAAGAATTGTTTTATGGGTTATTGGAAGAGGCTTATGATGTTAGTCTTATTAGTCATAATGAAAATTTCATTGATTATGTTAAATCAAGACAAGATATTAGTAGTTTTTATGTTATGACTTTGTCAATTCTTGCTGATGAGATTGAAGATGTTTATTTTGATATAACTGATGTATATTACTCTGATAAAATCCAATATGCTATTGGGTCTGATTTAGATGATATTGGTTTGAGGGTTGGTTGTTTAAGACCTCGTGCTACTAAGGCAGGTGTTACTTTATCATTTAAGTTAAGTGTTCCTTTTGATGTTCCTATTGAGATTAATACTCCTATTACTGTTTCTAATGGTAAGGGTGTTGAGTATGTTACTACTGGGACTTTGAGGTTTCCTATTGGGGAAACAGTATCTGAGGTTTTTGCTTTGTCAAGTAAAACTGGTAGAGGTTTTCGTGTTGAGGCAGATACTTTGCATATTATTGAAGAGGAAGTTGTTCTTGAAGATGGTACTATTATAGGTTTGTCAGTTACAAATCCTAAGTCAAGTAGTGGGGGTAATGAAAAGTATAATGATGAGGAATATCGTGAATTATTACTTGATTGGGTTAAGAATAATATTAAAGGTAGTAAGGAGGCTTATGAAAGATATTTTGCTAATTTAGATGGTGTTGATTCATATAAACTCATACCTAATTGGAATGGGGTTACTGGTACTGTTAAGGTGGTTGTTGACCCTGGTGATTCTGAGCAATTGAATAATATTTATGATGATTTGAATGGTGTGGTTACTCAGTTTTCAGAAGATATAACTTTGTTCCCTCCTACTTTTGTACCGATTGATATATATGCTGTGTGTGATGTTGATATAGATGTGATTAATCCTTACAGTAGCTCTGAGAAAGAGGCGATTAAAAGTAGGATTAAGGAAGCAATTATTAAATATATTGAAGGGGATTTGTATTCTGAGAATAGGAAAGAACATCTTGGTTTAACAATTGGTGAAGATTTCATACCATATAAACTGGGTGTATACTTATCACAAAAAATCCCTGAACTAAAAAACATTGGATTCAAATATCCTTTAAATCCAATCACAATAACTGATGAAGAAATGTGTACAAAAAATGAAATAACAATTGAAATGAATTCTGTACCAACTTATAAAGAAATAGATTTAGATTCTGATGGTAATGCGGATATACTTGGTGTGGATTTGAATAATGATTCAATGGCAGACCTTTATAGGAATAAGAATAATGTATCTCATGGCTTAAAATGATTTTTTATATTTGAGGTAAAAATTATGGTTAAACACAGTTTATGGAAAATGCTTGATAAATATCCTTACTTTATGGATAAAAGAAGGATAAGTAATTTATATAAAGTTACTAAGGTAAATAATAGTGTATTTCGTGATTTATATAATAGTATATTTCACACTTATCAAAGTTTCCATTTAGATAAAAGATTATTAACATGGAAAACACAAGACAAGCCTTATTCTTACCAAATTCATTTTTGTTGTGGTTACCCAAATATAAAAACTGTTAAAATATATAAGAATGATATTCTCATTCATCAAGATGATTTCACAGAAGAAGAAGCAACAAAAAGAACAGAGGAAAATCAAACATATTGTTGGGAGTATGATTGTAGTTATGTTAAAACAAATATGTTACCTATAAAAGTGTATAGATGTACTAATTGTGACACTATATACTTTGGTGATGAATTACCTTATGATTGTGTTGGAGATGGATGTAATAGTAATTCATATATAACCACAAATATTTATGAATGTGATGAATGTGGAGAGATTTATTTTGATAACCCTGACAGTAATGGAAATGTAAATATTGATTGTAAAAATGAATGTAATTCCACTTTCACAAGACTTTATGCTTATAGATGTATGGGTTATAATGAAAGTGTTGTGGAAATTGATGAAGAAGAAATTGAAGGAATGGGTTCTAATGGAATACATCATGATTGTGGTGAACTGTATCTTGGTACTGAACCACCAGAAGTATGTACTGTTTGTGGAGCAAGTGGTGTAAGTGAAGATACAAGTGTTTATTATAATGATGATACATTAATGATAATTGATAATAGTATGGATTTTCCTTCAATTAAAGAAGTTGAAATGGATTCTGATATTGAAATAAATCATATTGATGATAGTGTCTTAGTTAATACTGGTAAAAAATTATTTGTACAAGTTAAAGATACAGCAGATAATTATTTGGAAGATGTTACTGTTAAATTGTATAGTAATTATGTTGAAAATGCAACAAAAGTTACGGATAGTTCAGGGTTAGTTAAGTTTGATATTGACATTACAAAAAAATATAATAAAATAGATGTGTTTAAAAATGGTTTTGTGAACTTTCAAGGTGAACCAAACCCATCATATACTATTAATTTAGATTACATTAATGATAATTATATTATTACAATTACTTTAATTAAAGCAAATGTTTATAATAAATTGAATACTTATGAAGATGAAGGAGAGGAATATAGTCTTCGTGTAACAAATTGGGAGGAAGGAAGAGAAAGTAATGAATCATTTAGAATTCCATTACCAGTTATTCCTGATGATAAATTTTTGTTTTATGTTGAAACTTGGGACGAATATTGGATTACAAAAGGTTTCCCTGAGAATGATGAATATTTGAATGATTATTATGACCATGATTATAGTCTTGATGAAATTGGTGCTTTGAATAATATTCCTCGTAAAAAATATGTTAATGTTAATGATAATAATTTATATCCTTTAACAGAACCTCCTTATAATAAAGAATTAACCGAAGATGATTATCATTATATGAAACGGATGATTGAATATAATATTCGTTTATGGATAGCATTACTTAAAATAGATAATAGTAATGGGGATTATGATAATTATCTTGATTTGTTAAGTAAAGTTGGTATAACTGAGGAGGATTATAATTTTTATAAAAATAATACTCGTTCTTTCCGTGAGAAATATAATCCTGTGACATTAGAATTATGGAAAAATTATAGTATTCCTTCAAGATTAATTAATCGTGAAAGATATTTACTTAAATTGTTTGATTTAAGGGTACATAATAGTAAATATGTTCCTTATAAAGTGGATAGTGATGGGAAGCCTATTAAGAAATATCAAAAATGGGAGTTGGATAGTGATGGTAATCCTTTAAATGATAGTGTAGGTACTTATATTTATAAGGATAAATGGGATGTTGTAACAGACCTTTCAGAATGTTGGATACCTGAAAAATGGGAACATAAAGACAAATTCTGTGATGGGAGTATGTTATACAAGACATATTTATTTGTAGAGCCTGAAACATTAAGACCATTACCTTATGAAAATGTATATTGTAAGTTTAAATTACTGAATAGTCTTGCAGAGGAAGTTGAAGAAGATTATTATGTAGTTTTACAAGTATATTATGATGATAAATCTGAAATTGAGTATGTTGATGGTGAAAAAATAAGTGATGGTTGGTGTAATTTATCCTATAAAATGTTAAGTAATTCTAAACCAACAACTGTTGTGTTTAATGCTTATTATAGTTATGAGGATTATTTGGAAAATGGGGTTGAACCGTTTTCAAGTGTGGAGATTGTGTTTAATCCTCGTAATTCATGTAATGCTGATTTCTATGTGGATAGTGGAAATACAAGTGGAAAAGAAGATGGTAGTAAAGAATATCCGTTTAAAACATTACAACAAGCATTAGATAAAGTTAATCCTAATTTTGATTTAATTTGTTTAAAATCTAATTTAACAATTGAAGAACCATTATTTGTACCTAACAAATGTAGAATTTTGGGTGTTCGTGAAAGAAATTCTGATACGGAGTGTGATTTGGAAAAAGGTGTTGTTAATGTTCCAGTTATAACAAATACTACAAGTAAAAAGTTTTTCAGTTTAATTGGTAGTAAAAATTGTTCATTAAAATTAATTGATTTAAGATTAAAGTATAAATTGATAAATTCATATATTGGTTTAGGAACATGGGAAAATCATAATAAAAACCTTGATGATTATGAATATGTCATTATCAATGGTGGACTTGTTAAAATAAATGTTAGTCTAAATAAAGATGAGTACTATCCTACGGATATTATTAAAGTAAGAATAACTTTAACTGATAAAAATAATAATCATGTTACAAATCAAAAAGTGAAACTTGTATTGGAAAATGGAGAACCTATAATATTGGAAGATACTGATGGTGATGGTATTTTTGAACATACTTTGAGAATTAATGGTACTGAAAGGAAGATAGTTAATTTAATGACATCATTAATCTCAGATATTTACTTTGAGTCAAGTGTTTTAACAAAAATTAACTGTACAAAAGAACCTAAAACATATGTATCTGGTGGAGAAGATGTAAATATTAATATAGAAACAGATTCAAGTAATACTCCTATAAAAGTATATGTTGATGGGGAGTATGTTGAAGAAATATTCACAGACAATGGAGGTAAAATTAATTATATTTATACTCCTTTGGATTGGGGTATACATATATTATTATTTATTAAAAATGATGATGATGTTATTGAAATGGTTGTTGTTGAAACAAAAACAACAATAACAAAATTAATCGGTACAACATTCATTAAAAACTTTGATATTAATATTAATGGTGATATAACTTATGATAAATTAACGGTAACAGAAAATATGAAATTAGAAGATTTGGATGAAGTATTAATTAATTTAAGATTGGACGGTAACATTGTTAAAAGTGAGTTATTTAATGTCAATCCTTCAAGAAAAGACTCAACAGAAATTATTGCATCTGACTGTTTGATTTTGAAGAATGCAGTAACTAATTTCACTTATGAAAATAATACCAATATTAAATACACTATTTTAGGTGAGTTTTGGAGAGATTAAAAAGAAAATAAAAATAAGTATAATGTGATGTTTTATGGTAGATGAAATTGAATATGATGAATGTGGTAATATAAAGAAGAAAGTTAAAGACTGTAAATATTTTCATCAAGACCCATATAGAACTCCAAATAATTATGATTTATATTTTGATTATAATAGTATCCCTGCAAATATTGAATATGAAGGAAATGTTAATTTGATTAGAAGATTAAAGAAACATTTACCTTTATCCAAACTTTTGCATTTGAATATGGAAACAAAGAATGTGAATCATAATGATGAGTTCACCTTATTCACAAAAACAAAAGTTACATTCAAAAGAAAAAATAGTGATGGAAGTGTTGAAGAAGTGGTGGTGAATTTAAAATGAGTTTTAATATACTTGGAGAATATTGTTTCAAAATTCCAATAACTACAATGTTCATCAATGATGTTATTGTTGTGAAACATAGAAATTTAATAACAACAATGGGGGAGTCATTTTTCCTTAATCGCTGTTTAAATGATAATTTTAATCCAATACAATATATATGTATTGGTAATGGGATTAATGCTCCATCAAAAAGAGATGAGAAATTAGGAAATGAAACAAAAAGAAATACTTGTACACAAAGTGTTGATTCAGATACAACCCAAATAAAATTAACAACAAGTTTCACAGGGGAAGATTTAATTGGAGCATCAGAAATAGGTGTAATGACAACAAAATCAGATGGTACAGAAGTATTAATTAGTCATGATGTGTTTAATGATACTATTCTAAAAGAAGAGTTTATGTATGGTTTAACTGGTACTATTTCATTGGATTATTATTTCTATTTTAGCACATCACAATTAAAAACTGGTTGGGTACAATATGGTACAGATAGAAATGTTTATTGGGTTTTTGAACCGAATGAAGTTGTAAGTATATATGATAGTACAACATCATATGGGTTGAGGAAAGTTAATAGTGTAACATCAGTTCAAGATATTAAAAACTCATATTATCATGATACAGTACATACAAATAATTTATATATTCATTTATATCATGATTCAGAACAGGATAAAGTGATTTATGCACCTAATCCCAATAATCATGAAATTATAGTTCAAAACAAATAATTGGAGGTTTAATATAATGGTTGAAAAATGTCCTGCAAAATATAAAAATTTAAATTATATACAATCATTTAGTGAACAAGGATATGCTACAATTCAGTTAATGCAACAAGCATGTATGAATGATGAATGGTTAAGACAAAGAGTATTAAAATTAAATTATTTAACACCCCCTGCTGTTCGTAAGTGGTTTAAAAATATGAGTGAATGGGTAAATCCTAATGTCAGTTATGGTTATACCTATGATAAAAATGGTAAAATTGTATTTAATAACACAATAGCGAAAACTATAACAGTAGATTTTTATGATGATGATGATAAAATTGATAAAACAAATACAACTGCAAAAATAGTAGCATATGATACTAAGAATTTTGGAATAATTTCAGATGTAGATGAGGAAGAAACTGATGTAACAAATATGGAAACAAATGATGAATTAGAATATAAAGATTATGATAGTGAAGGAGGGTTAATATCATTAGATTCAGGAACGGGGGAAATAATAATTGGTGAACCTGAGGAACTTGAAAATAGTGAGATAGTACATAGATGTCAATTACCTTATGAAAACGAAGATAATAAAAAAACTTATTCTACAAAATATACAACAAATACAATCAGAGGTCAAAAAGCAAAATATAATTTAACAACAAGAACTATAAAAACAAACCAAAGTTGTAATAGTGCATGGTATATTGGGTATAATAAATCTAAAAAATATCATATTCGTCCTGATTGGATAAATGATTGGAGAGATAAAGAAATTCCAAGTGTTGCTCGTGGACAAACATTTAAAGCAACAGTAACTGGTTGGTTAGAATCAATAGATTTGAAATTAAAATATAAAGGAACTCATTCAAGTAATTGTGGAAGTCCGTTATATGTACAATTATGGGAAACCAAAAAGGTGTCAAGAGCGAAAACTATTTGGAATCATAGTACTATGAAAATGGAGTATGTTTATAAAAAAGCGAAGGATAATAAAGGAGATTATGATATAGATAAAGAGGGGGAATATGTAGAAGCACCTAAAAAACATGGGAAATATAGAGGAAGGTATAATATTGTAAATGGTAAATATACATTTGCTCCGAATATTGATGGAAAATATGACCTTGTAGGTAGAACTTATAAAAAAGTAGAGAAAGGAAAAGGACATTATAGTAAAGTATATGAAAAAGTAATTATGCCAAAATCAACTTATGATAAAACTATAACTACAAAGGGTAAAAAAAAGAAATCAACAAGAGCAACAATTTATAAACCATTAGCACAAGCAGTTTATGACCCTTCAAGAATGAAAGAATTTGATTTAGTAAATATTAAATTTGATAAAGAATATAGAGTGAAAAAAGGACATTCTTATTTTATTGCATTATTCAGTCCATTATCAGAGTACTCACATTGTCCAATGTGGGGAGGATGGGGAAGAAATTGTCATAGGGATAAAAAATATGAATATGGAAATGCTTTTTTATCCGAAGATAATGGTAGAACATGGATAAGATATGGGAGAAATGATGCAAGTGTGAAATATAAGATGGGAAAATATACTCCACAAGATTTTGCATTCCAATGTCATATTAGGACAAAAGATAAAAAAGCAACTATTCCTGGAACAGAACAAGAAATAAAAAACATTGTCGAAGACCAAATTGATGATGCAAGTGAAAGTAATCCATGTTATTTATATTTAAAACCAATATTGGATAATCCAATAAGACAAGTGAGAATAACGGCAGATGATTATGGTGGAAATATTTCCGATATGAGTGAATTTGGTGTTGCAGTTCGTTATGATTTTTCAACAGATAAAAAACAATGGATAAGAGCAACAAAAGGACAATGGTATGATATTGACCCTAATGAAGATGGAACATATCCTAATTTATTATTTGTTAGAGCGCAATTGTATAGAGATGTTACTACAATGGAAGGTGACCATCAGAAGTATTATCTTGACACTCCTCATATTAATAGTATGAGCGTTGATATAATTACACAATTACCAAAAGAAATGTATGTTCGTACAAATGAATATATTCCTCGTAGTGGAAGTGACATATTAGGAGCAAATATATGGGGTAGATTTTATTCTGATTTTGAATTAGAACCCACAGTAGAATGTACTGCTGAAATAATTACTAATGATAAACCAACAGACCATTTTAATATTATTCATGTTGAGAATGTAAAAGAGTATGTGGAAAATAAAGAGTTAGATGATTCAATAGTTTCTGAATTAAAAGAGGTTATAGAAAAGAATCCTAATAATAAAAATAATGCTTTATGTTCTTATTTGGTTAAACATCAAAAGGTTATTGAGGAGTTAAAAGAAAAAAATGTTTATATCAAACCTTATGTGATGGGAGATTATGTATATAGAATGTCTTTTAATCCTTATGCTAATGAGGATATGAAGATAAGTAAATCTGTTTATGATGATAAAGATTATTATGAAACTTATAAAAAACATAAACTTGGAGGAATACAGTTTAAAAATTATGTTGCTTATCCAATTTTGGATTGCGTTTTAACACCTGATGGTAGTACTGCTGACCCTACACCTTATGGAGAATGGTATGATTTTACTTTTGACTATGATAATAATGTGTTAAGATTTAGAAAAGATGTTCTTGATGAATTACCTGTTGGAGGATTAGATGTAACTTATAATATGGTGTTCTTAGAAGGTTTAACAAAAGAAGAGGTTGGAGTCCATACAGACCCTGAAACTGGTTTGAAAGAAGAAGGATTGATTTTAGATTATTTTAAACAAACTTTTTATATTGATTCAACTCATGTTGAGTCAAGGAGAGTTAAACTTCGTGCATCACCAGTAGACCCTATTCGTGAAGTTGTTTTAAATCGTGATACTGAAAATGAACAAGAATTATATGAGGATTTTGATTATGAAGTTGATGTTGAGTCAAGTGAGTTGATTTTCAAAGCAAGTAATGCTAATGGTACTTCAAGTATTTTAAGTCAAGGGGATAAATTGGAAGTAGTTTATACTCCTGATTTAGAAGCTAATGGACTTAGTGTGGGGTATTGGGTTAAAAGAACCAATACTGATAAGACAGTTCGTATTGGTGAAAGTTATTGGGAATATAAAGTATAATATTAATGAATGGTGGTTTTTTATGGTTAATAATGATGATGAATTGGGAATAACAGTACAGAATTCCCCAATTCCTGACCAAGTCGGAGGAGAAAATAATAGTAACAATCAAAATCAAGAAGATAATGGACAAGACCCTAATACTCGTTTTGTAACAAATGTATTATATGAAAATAATGGTTCTGTTTATGGTTTTGAAATATTATTGTTTGATACTTCTAATAAAAAAATTAAAAGTATTATGGTTGTTGATGAAACTGATTTTGATAGTTGGACTGAAATGATTTCCATGTTGAAAGATGCTTATGCTGTTTATACTGAACAAGATGCTTCAAATTTAGAATTAATCAAAGTTGAAAAAGCAAAAATTGGGGAGAAAGGTTATAAATCTAATCCTGATGAAGTATATACTGTTGAAGATTATGAAAATTTTATAAAGGAATTAGAATGGTCTTCTTTGAAAGAGTTAGGTTCATTGGAGGATATTTTAAAGAATTCTTATAATGCAACTATTAATAATTATCCCGTAGAGATTAATGCCACAAAATTTATGGGAATGACATCAGATGAGTTTAGTAAAGCAGGTCATTCACATAATTTCGCAGAAAAATTACATTCTTCCACAGAAAATGAGTATGGTTTAGGAAATGATGTGGTTTATGGTCATGTTAAAGTGATTAATAATCTTAATACAAATGAATATCATGCAGGAGAATCTTTGTCCTCTTATCAAGGAGCAGTATTGAATAATAGGGTTAATAAGCTTGAAACTAAGGAAGCATGGTCAAAAGTTATTAGTAAAGAAAATGGGGTTCTCAAATATAGGGTACTTGAAGACTTACGATTGATAGTTTGTACATATAATCGGACAGAATATACTGGTTTAAAAGATAAAACGGGTACACACCCATTACATAAGAAAGGCACTATTGATGAGAAGTATGCTCCTTCATCAAGAGTAACTACTCCTTTGTATAGGGGAGATGTTGTTATTTCATTTAATAGGGACGGAAGTATTAATATTCATAATTTAACTAAAATTAATAAGATAAATATTCAGTTCCAAGTATTATGGCATTATTAAGTTCATATTATATTTTTTTTTATGAGGTGGTTAATGTATAAAAAGAAGTTAGTATTGGAAGATGGATTTTGTGATGAGTGTTGTTATGATAATAATCCTCGTCCTGAATTGAATTGTAAAAAAGTCAAATGTTGTTACTTAGTAGATGACAATTGTATTCTATATGAGTATTCAACATCATAGAAGAAAGTGATAAGTTATTAAAGAATAAACAGGTTTTAATTTAAAAAAAAGGTATGGATTTTTTTAGTATTGCAAATGATTCTAAAAAATATTTTAGTTGATGCAATTAAAAAGAATTTTTTTGGAAATATTTGAATTTTTTTAAAAAATAGTGTTTGTGAAAAAAAGATATGATATGAAAATAGGCTTTGTGGAGTTTTGAATTGATTTTATTTTTTTTTAGTGAATAATGAGAGATATTCACAAAAAAATTAATAAAAAATGATTTTCTTCATTTCCACAAAGGTTTATTCAGATTATGTAATCTTTTTTTTCATGTAAAAAAAATAATGGTGGATTTTTTTATAAAAAAATGGAATGGATTTTAGTTTATTATAAGGAAAAATTAAAGGATTGATATTCTGTGAATGTTTTAGAATTTGAAGTTCATAATCAAATTTTAACAAGAATTGACTCCCAAGATGTTATGAACAAAAATAAAAATGTTTATAAATGTCGTTTCACATTTGAAGAGGATAGTGATTGGATTGATGCCAATAAATTTGTTATCTTCAAAGATGGTTGGGGTAACTCCTCAACAGTACATCTTGGAAAAGATGGTGATGTTTTAGCGTGTCTTGTTCCGAAGGAAGTTCTAAGAGGGAGTTATTTCCAAGTATCAATTTATGCAGGTGATTTAATCACCACCAATAATGTGTCTGTTGCATTAATTCAATCAGGATATGTTGAAAAAAGACATTCATGCCATCCTCATGGACATTATCCTTATGATAAACCTTATCCTCATTTACATCATCCTCATCATCATAGTCATAATCATTGTCATGATAAGGAAGATATTTTTGTGGAAATCTTTGATAGATTAGATAATTGTGTTGATAGTATTGTTTATGATAATAATACTTTACATTTATTTAGTAAAGATTCATTAGTAGAATCAATATATTTACCTTTCATTAATGAAGATGAATTTGAGGATTTAGTAAATGATTTATTTAATCAGTTTATTAGTACTGTTGGAACGGTTACAGAAGAGTCTAATGGGTTAATGAGTTCTGAGGATAAGGTTAAATTAGATAGTGTTGAAGAAGGTGCGAATAAGACTGTTATTGATACTGTTCTTGATTTAGATAGTGGTAATGCTATTAGTAATGGTTGTGTAACAGAAGCATTAAATGGGAAGGAAGATTCTTATGATATTGTTGAACGAATAGATGATTTAATCATCAATTTAATTAATGAAGGAGATTAAAAAAAATGGCTACATTAGAGCAATTATATGGACATTTAAAGACTTTAAATAAACAATGGTTTTATGAAAAATCAGAAATAGATGAACTTTTAAGTGATGTAGTAAGAGATACAGACATCAAAGATGTGATTAGAACATCACAAACCTCAGGTTTAGTGAAAAACGATGGTACTATTGACACTACTGTTTACGCTACTGATTCTGATTTAGATGATTTATCTAAGGATGTTACAAATAATTATATTGCAAAATCACAAACCTCTGGTTTAGTGAAAAACGATGGTACTATTGACACTACAACCTATTTAAGTGAACATCAAGATATAAGTGGTAAAGCAAATATTGCAGATTTACATACTGTTGCTACAAGTGGTTCTTATACTGATTTAGAGAACATACCATCAACTTTTGCACCTACTGCACATGAGCATAATGCAAGTGAAGTTAAAGACTCCAATGCTTATTCCAATTTAAACACAACTGCCAATGCAACTCAATCTGCTATCAACTATGCTATTGATTCAAAAATTGGAGCATTGTTAAGTGTTGAATATCAAACTATTGTACCAAGTTTACCAACTGCTTCCGCAGACACAATGAACAAGTTTTATCTTGTTGCAGAATCAACATCTAAACCCAATGATGAATATGAAATTTTCATTACTGTAAAAGATGGTAATGATTATGATTGGGAGAAAGTAGATACTGCTCGTATTGATTTAACTGGATATTCTGAAATTGACCATGTTCATGGAAATCTTACAAATGATGGTAAAATAGGAACTAATGCTAATTACTTTGTTTACACTACTACTGGTGGAGCTGTAACAAGTAAAGCAACTATTGGTAATATTACTACTGATGGTACTATTGGTACTGATAATGGTAAAGTACTTGTTACTGGTACTAATGGAGTTATTACCACAAGTGATACTGTTACCGAAATGGATTCTACTATTCAAGCATTAATTGCTTATGGTAGTAATTTAAACAGTTAAGTTTTTTATAAAAGAAAAACTGTGTTGTTGAATGAAAAGAGGATAAATTAATAATCTTTTTTTTATCCTTTACTTTTTTTTATATTTTTTTTTTCATAAGTATTAAATAATATATGGAGGTGTATAATATTTGACTTCAATAGGTAATTTATTTGAACATTTTATGAATCTTGTTAATTTGAAATTTTTTACAAAAGCAGAATGTGATGAAAGATATATTAAAAAAGAAGGAATTAATGTTGTTTTAAGTGAAGATGGTTTGTTACATTTTATTTTTGGTGATGTTGAATTTGTATTGACAGTAGGAAGAACAGTTTATAAAATAGGGGAGGCAGTTTTGTTTTCCGTGATTTTTTATGATGATGAAGATGAACCTTTAAAGAATGTTAATCTAATTTTTAGAGATGTGGATAATGATGAGGTTATTGGTTCTGGTGTAACTAATGGCAGTGGTATTGCTATTTTTGAGTATCAAGTTAATGAAAGTGGGTCTTTAAAGGTTAGATGTGAAAATGGAAGTTTAGTTTCTAATACAGTTAGTTTAACTTTTGAGGAATAATTAATATAATATGTTGGTGGAGTGTTGAGATTATGAGTAGTATTAGTCTTGATGAGTATATTAGGGCGAGGGCTTATTATAAGAATGAAACTTATACTCAAATGGAAGTGATGAATGCTATTAGTAGTTATCCTTTGGTTAAAATTGTTAGAGAGTTACCTACGGATGATATTATTGATAATCAATTGTATTTAGTGGTTAATGATGCGAATTTACCTAATGAGAAGATGAATAAGTATGATTTGTTTATTCATTTGGAAGATGGTTGGGAACAAGTTGATAGTTTAGAGTTTAATATTGAGGATTATCCCACTAAAACTGAATTAGATTATGAGTTGGGTTTGAAAGCAGATATTAATCATGGACATGATAATGTTGATGTGAGTAGGCAATCTGATGGTTTTATAAGTTGGGAACAACAAAAAAAATTAAATACTGTTGAAGAGGGGGCTAATAAAACAATTATAGACTCAACACCAACACAGAATAGTAATAATGCTGTTACAAGTGGTAGTGTGTATCAAAAATTATCTGAGAAAGCACCGAATAATCATAGGAGTAAAAATAATACTTATGGTGTATCCGATTATGAATATTATGGACATAGTAAATCAGGGATAACTGTACCCCCAATGAATACAGCTACTGGTAGTGTGGGTACGGATAATGGATTATATGCACGAGCAGACCATACTCACCCAACTGATACATCACGAGCAAGTAATAGTTCTGCAACAAGAGCGAGTGCAGGTTTAATGAGTGCATCGGATAAAATTAAATTAGATGATATAATTATTGATGATAATTTAACTAATAATAATCATTTAACAAAGAATAGTGGAGTTAAAAGTTATGTTGATAATGCGTTAGAAGAGTATCATCCAGTAACTGTGGATAGTAGTGTTACAAGTGGTTCTGATAATCCTGTTTCAAGTAAAGGGATTAAAAATTATGTGGATAATGCTGTTGGTAGTATTCATATTGATGGTGATGATTTAATCGAAAAATTAAATACTTTAATAACAAATATGAGGAGTTTATAAATAATGTCAAATTCAATAAATCTTAAAGAGTTCATAGAACGAATAAGTTATAATAAAAGTCAAACATATACCAAAGAAGAAGTTTTACAAGAATTAGCGAAAATTCAATTGTTAAGTATTGTAGATACATTACCAACTGAAAATATTCCGTCAAATAAAATATTTTTAGTATTGAATAATGAAGAAATTGAGGGAAATAAATATGATTTATTTGTTTATGTGAATAATAAATGGGAACAAATTGATAGTCTTGAATTTAATATTGAGGATTATCCTACTAAAAATGAATTGGAGTATGAATTATCTTTAAAAGCAGATATTAATCATGGACATGATAATGTTACTACTTCATTAGATGGATTTATGAGTAAGGAAGATAAATCTAAGTTGAATGGTATTGAGAATCAAGCAACAAGGAATCTTCCAAGTGATGATAATCCATTAATGGATGGTACTGCAAGTTCAGGTACTGGTAAAGATTATAGTAGAAAAGACCATGTCCACCCAACAGATACATCAAGAGCAAGTAGTACTCATGTTCATGGTAATATTACTAATGATGGTAAAATAGGTTCAACTGCAAATAAACCATTAATAACCACAACAAGTGGTAGTGTAACAACTGGGAATTTTGAAACAAGCACAAATAATATTAAAATGGACGGTACAGTTAATGTAGGTTCAAGTAATAATTTCGCAAGAAGCGACCATGTTCACCCAACAGATACCAGTAGAGCATCAACAGATACTGCAACAAGTAGTAAAAATGGTTTAATGAGCAAAGAAGATAAAAGTAAATTAGATGGTGTTGAAGATGAAGCGAATAATTACATTCACCCATCATATACTGCGAAAACTAATGGTTTATATAAAGTAACTGTTGATAATACTGGACATATTAGTGGAACAAATACTGTATCTGGCTCTGATTTACCATCACACAATCATGATACAGGTGATATGAAAGATACAAGTGCTTATGGGAATATAGGTTCATCTGCTAATGCAACACAGAAAACAATTAATAATAATATAAATACTAAATTAGGTCAAAAAGCAAATAGTAGTGATGTGTATACTAAATCACAAACAATGACCAGTACAGAAATTGGTCAAGCAATTGCAGATGGAGTGTCAAATGTTGAAATATTTGAAGTAGTTACCACATTACCCACAAGTAATATTAAAGGTAATAAATTTTATCTTGTACCGAATGGGGAAAATATAGATGGTAATGTATATGATGTTAATATATATGTGAACAATAAATGGGAAACTATTGATAAATTAGAATTCGATATAAGTAATTATCCAACAACAACACAAGTCAATAGTTTACTTGAAGGCAAAGTTGATAAAACAGATAGTAGATTAACAGACTCCCGTACACCAAAAAGTCATACTCATGGAAACATAACAAATACTGGTGCAATAGGAAGTACAAGTGGAAAAATAGTAACCACAGGAACAAATGGAGTATTAACAACAAGTGATACAATAACCAAATCACAAATAAGTGACTTCCCATCAACCATGACACCATCAAGTCATACTCATGGAGCAGTTCAAAACAAAGGTACTTTAAATAGTGATACAACCAGTACAAATAAAGTAGTGGTAACAGACAGTAGTAATAATATAAAAACAATAAGTAAACTACCATTAGACAAAGTAACCCATCAAGACATAAGTGGAAAAGCAAGTAACACACACACTCATGGAAGTATAGCAAATAATGGAACATTAAATAGTGATACAACCACAGTAGGAAAAGTAGTAGTAACCGATGGTTCAAATAATATTAAAACCATTAGCAAATTACCAAGTGCAAATGTAACACACCAAGACATATCAGGTAAAGCACCAAATAACCATAAATCAACAGCAACAACTTATGGTGTAGGAGATGCAAGTAATTATGGGCATGTAAAAGTTGATAGTAGTATGAATGCTACCTCAACCAATCCAGTACAAAATAAAGTAGTGAAAGATTATATTGATGAACAAGTAGGAGATATAGTAAGTGGAGATGTAGATTTATCAAATACACACAACCATGATGATAGATATGTGGGTAAAACAGATTCTCGTTTAACAGATGCAAGAACACCAAAATTTAATAATATTCCATCTACAAGTACTTCTCCTGCTGATTTAAATACTTATCGTACTGGTGGATTTTATTATTGTTGTTGTGATGCTAACAATGCAAAATATGCTTTAAATTGCCCAAAATCAGGTAATGATAATAAATCTTTCTTCTTATTGGTTGAAACATGGGGGCAAGGAGATAATAATAGTTATGTAAAACAAACACTTACTTATTATGATACTAATGAAACATATATTCGTATTTGTTCAGGAAATAATTGGAATAAATGGAAATTAGTTGGTGACACAACAGAGTATATTGTTGGTACTCAAACTGCAAGTACAAGTGCTTGGACTGGAAAATCAAATAAAATACATAGTTTAAGTGATGGACAAATAATTTATTATAAATTACCTTATGCTTCCACTTCAACTGCGGTTACATTAAACTTAACATTAGCCGATGGAACAACAACTGGTGCAAAAGAAGTATGGTTTTGGAATGGTCAAAGATTAACTACTCATTATGGGGTTAATAGTGTTGTAGGTTTAATTTATAATGGTAGTCAATGGTGGGTAATTAATCCATCAAGTAATGGTAATAATAATAATTATTATCTTTTACAAGGAGTTACTATTACTAATGGGGATACTACTGATTTTACTGGTGGGAATATTGTTGGTGCTAAAAAAGATGGTAAGTATTATAAATTAGTGAATGGTCTTGTATTAGATGTTAGTTATCCATTGGTTGAAGCGAATGGTACTATAAATGCAAATACAACTTCTAATAATATCCAATTAGTTAATCCGTTTTTATCAATAGCAAATATAGGTATGACTACTGGTACAATTACAGTTAATTATCCATTATATTTAGAGGGAACATATAATAGGGGACAATTTACTCTTGAAAAAATAATATGTGATAATAGTACACATTCAACTTTAACTAATGGGAAATATTATATTCGTATTGGTACAGTTTATGATTCAACTCATTTCCGTTTTGTTTCTGATATGAGTGTTTATCGTTGGGATAGTACCGCAGGGAACATGGTACCAGTAGGTTCAAGTTATACAGATTTAGCAAATAAACCATCTACTTTCACACCGTCTGCTCATAACCAAGCAAGTAGTACTATTACAGAAGCAAGTGCATTAGGTAATCTTGGTACAAGTGCTAATGCCACACAAGCAACAATCAATAGTAAAATAAATGAGAAAATTGGTACTTTATCAAGTATTAAAGCAATTGAAGTTGTAGCAAGTAAACCGACTGCAAGTGCAAGTACAATGAATAAGTTATACATTGTATCTGAAAATAGTAAAGTTAATGTATATTATACGAAACAGAGTGGTAGTACATATACATTAGAAAAGATGGATGAAGATATACTTGATGAATTAAGCATCGCTTGGAATGATATTACTGGTAAACCTTCAAGTTTTACTCCTGCAAGTCATAGTCATGGTTCTTTGGCGAATGGGGGTACTTTAAATTCGGATATTACAAGTGTTAATAAAGTAGCAGTAACTGATTCAAGTAATAATCTGAAAACAATTAGTCAATTACCTTATAGTAAGATTAGTGGAACACCAACGATTCCTACTAAAACAAGTCAATTAACTAATGATAGTAATTTCACAACTGCAACTGGACATACTCATAAAAATCTTGTAAAAACAGAAATTACAAGTGGTAGTCTTGATACGGTTACAACAACTGGATGGTACTCATATAATACTACCAATAGTAATAGTATTACTAATGTTCCCGAAAAAGTTGGGAGTGTAATGGAAGTATTAGACGATTACGGAAATGGGTCATATGTAATCCAAAAAGTATATCCTATTCGTACAGATAAAAACCAAATAATATATTACCGTGTAAAATTTGATACAAGTGGATGGTCATCTTGGAGAAGAATAGATGGTGGAGATAAAGCAAATAGTACACATAATCACCCTGATACTCAATTAAATTGGAATGGTTCTGCAATTGCAGGGGGAGTTTCACCAGTTGATATGGCAATGTATGAAGAGTTTAGTGCTAATAGACTTGCTTTTTTACCAGGAAATAATATTACCATAGAATACTCTACAAATGGTGGTTCTACTTGGGCAGATTATGGTGCTACTGCAACACAAAAAATGAAACTCATTACAACAGAAGAAATATTTACTGGTGGTAAAGGGTCAACAACAGATTATTCAAAAAATCGATTAAGAATTACTATTAATGCAGGGGATATAACTTCCACAGTCGGTGCAAAAGTATATTTAACCACAAGAAAATTAATGATATACTTCTGTGAATGTAATGCTTCAAATACAAAAGTATTAATTGAAAAAGCACCATATACTGCCGACACTACTTTTTCTACTGTGGGTACATATGATGTTAAAGGATGGACTGGTTGGAATAGTATACCTTTGAATATTACATTTGGGGGATATGCAAATCAAGGAAATGCAAATCAAGTTAAAAAACTTCGTTTAACTTTCACTTGTACTGGTGGTACTGGTAATTTTAGAGTTAACAAATTAAGATTATTTGGTGAAACACAATGGGCAGTACAATCTAATCTTGCAAGAAATGGTCATTTATATAGTTATGATGAAAATCAGATAGCAACATTTCCTTCAAATATTGTGGCATCTAAATTTATTAAGAATGGTGTTAATAATACTAATCTTTTAACTGCGAATGGTGGTGATGTAGCACAATCAACATTTGCTACAAGTGGGCATACTCATAGTAATTATTTGACAAGTCATAATCCAGTTGATACTGCTTTAAGCAGTACTTCTACTAATGCAGTACAGAATAAAGTGATTAATACTGCTTTGGGTAATAAAGTGGATAAAGTTAGTGGTAAAGGTTTATCAACAAATGATTTTACTGCAACATATAAAACTGCTTTGGATAATTTGAATACTACTATTGCTAATGCAGTAAGTAATCTTGAAATGATTGAAGTAGTTACAAGTTTACCTACAAGTAATATTAAAACTAATAAATTATATTTAAAAGCCAATAGTGTTAATGGTTCAGAAAATAAATATGATTTTTATGTTCGTGTGAATAATGCTTGGGAGAAGATTGATAGTCTTGATTTTAGCATAAGTGATTATATTAAAAAAGACAGTAATACTAATCTTTTATTATCTAATGGTACTACAAAAGCACAATCAAGTTTCGCTACAAGTGGGCATACTCATGGTAGTATTGCTAATAATGGTACTCTTAATAGTGATGTTACAAGTACTAATATGAATAAATTAGTTGTTACTGATGGTTCAAACAATATCAAAACTGCAATTTGTACTTATACTAATGGTAAATTGAATTTTGGTAGTGGATGATTAGATGGAAATAGATAATCGAACAATATTAATAATAGGTTTAATTATTATTGCTATTATTGGGATGATATTGGATGTTAAGGAATTACCTTTGGCAGTTAGTAGTGGATTGGTTGGATATTTATCTAAGGATAGTAATGTGGAAATTAACAATCATAATACTAATAATAGTGATAATGATGATTAAATTATTTTTTTATTCCTTTTTTGGTAAGAGTGTATAATGAAAAAAAGGATTTTTTTTGATGATGGTTGTGATAGTTTAATTTTGTGGTGGTTGTTTAGGTATGGTTAGTTTAAGTGATTTGTTGGAGAATTTAAAGGGTTTGTTGGATAAGTTTTATATTCGTAAGAATTTGAATCATAAGAGTAGTGATAGTGAGAAGTATCCTGTTAATGGGGTTGTAGTTACGAATAGTAATCGTGAGATTAGTGTTGTCCAGTCTTTATCTGCGAATAGTACTATGATTAGTGGTTTGTCGAGTGTTGCTACGAGTGGTAGTTATAATAGTTTGTCTGATAAACCAACAAAGTTGAGTGATTTTAGTAGTGTTGGTTTTACAATGAGTTATTCTGATATTACTGGTAAACCATCTAAATTATCTGAGTTTACTAATGATATTACTATTAATTGGGATAAGGTTAATAATAAACCTACTAAATTATCTGAGTTTACTAATGATATTACTATTAGTTGGGATAAGGTTAATAATCGTCCTACTAAATTAACTGATTTTAGTAGTAATGGTTTTACTATGAATTATACGAGTATTAATAATCGTCCTACTAAATTAACTGATTTTAGTAGTAATGGTTTTACTATGGGTGGTATTAATAGTGATGGTACAATTAATTCTGATAGTAATTCTGTGAATAAAGTGGTTGTTACTGATGGGTCTAATAATATTAAAACTATAAGTAAATTACCTTTGGATAATGTGACTCATCAAGATATATCTGGTAAAGAGGATAAATCGAATAAAGTATTAATTATAACTGAAAATTCTTCTGATGATGAGTATCCGAGTGCAAAAGCAGTTTATTATGGTTCAAGGAATGAATTATGTTATTATAATGGAGTATGTGAGTATACTGGTGGTTTTAATAATAAAAAAATAGGAGTATATCCTATTTTAGAAAAGTACCCATATTTACCTTCTGATTGTAATTATACATTTAGTTATGATGGTAGTGTGTATGTTTTGAATTTGTTATCAAATACTGATGAATTAGGTGTGAAGTATTACTTACCGATTGTTGTACCTTTTAATTCAAAATTTATTAAAGTTAGTGTGGATGTTAAAACAATTCATTTTGGTAATGATGATTTCGGTATAAGATTACATGATTCTGCGAGTGGTAATGATTTACATACTATGGGGTCTTGGATTATTACTGGTCAGAACAGATTGGCTCATGGTTATGGGGGTGTTGAATCCCATAAGGTAATGTATTCTGATACAGGAATTATGAGTAGTAATGCACCATCTAATAATATGTGGTTACATTATGAATTAACAATAACAAGTAATAAAATGAAAGTTTTACTTAAAAGTGATGATAAAATTTATACAAATAATGAATATACAAGGACTGATGGTTATAATTTAAGTGGAAATTGGATTTTATATATAGGTGGAGGTAAATTTACAGCAGGTGAAAATAATAAAACAGTTTATATAAAAAATTTACAGATAAACCCATTATAAAAAAAGAAAGATTTTTGGGAGTGATTAATGTTATGGTTAATGTTATAGAATTATTAGTTAATTTAAAAGAGTTTGCATTACAATATCTTATACTTACAACAGAAGATAAACTTTTATTTAAAGACCTTTTGAAATATGTGTACTATACGAATGGTGTGGTGGGTTTAGATTATAAGAATGTACATACATATCAAACAAATTACACACAAGGAAAGGTTGGTGTAGATAATGATAAACATATATTTTATATTAATGGAGGATTAATTGCAGATGATGATACTGGTGTGAGTATAACTGGAAGTAAATTAACAATACCTTAAATAAAAAAATTTAAAAATAAAATATGATTTGGAGAGGTTATTCTAAATGGAAAATATGAACTTAAAAACATTAATACATAACTGGTTTGATTATAAAAGTGAAGATGAAGTTAATCGTCCAAAAAAAATAGAAATGTGGGTTAAGACCTATAAGAATGGGGAATGGAAAGTAACTGGAATTAAAAAAAAGGAAGATTGTAAATGACTTTATTTATAAATATAATTGAAAAATTAAAACCATATTTCACTTTAAGAAGTGAAAAAGAAGATGTGTGGAGTGGTTATTTATGTGAAGATACAAAGTATGTTAATGGAGGGGTTTATTTTCATTCAGAAACACCAACTTATCATAAACAAAAATATGATAGTGATGTATGGAATGGTGGTGGAGATTCCGAAGTAACTTGCACATTATTAGTGGATGGGGATAATGTTGTTAATAATCAAATGAAAATAATGGAAGTATTATTAGATAATCAACAGATTAATGTAAGATATAGTATAATAGAAAATGGTGTGACCTTAACATTTAATGATGATGTTGATGGTTTAATACAAGTAAGTATACCCTCATTAAATGAAAGACAGCATCATTATCAAGGATTAATTTTTAAAAGAAGAGTTAAAAAACAATCTTTACAGTTATCAGGACAGTTTAATCGTACTGAAACAAGTTTATCATTTCATTTGGAATTAACTAATCCTTGTAATGGACAAATGGTAAGATGTACTACATTATATCGTAATGGTACAACTAATAAGAAAAAAGATGTGATTTTGAGTAATGGTCAAACAAATGTTGATATTACAATGGATAAAGGAACACAAGATGTGGGATTAAGAATAGAATTAAGACCAATTTTAAAAGATGAAATAATGTATATGGGCAAATCTATATCATTATATTGGTAAAAAAAGAATAAATGAGGATAAAAAATATGATAATAAGTGATTTATATCAAACAAATATAACTTGCAGTACTTATAATACTACAATTGATAGTGGTAATGGAAGTACAACAATAACAGTAACAGTTAAATTAGAAGATTTTAATAAAAATGCAGTATCAGGTAAATCAGTAACTTTAACTGTGGATAAAGGATATTTTAAAAGTGTAACTGGAACAAGCACTACTAATTACAGTAACACAACTACAAAAAGTGTATCTGCAACAACTAAAAGTGATGGAACAATAACCACAGTATATGTACCATCAGAATGGGGTTTAGCAACTTTTTCTGCTAATAATACAAAAATTCAAATTAAAAGTTCAGGATGGAAATCAGTAGCAACTGGTGCAAATTATGCTACACTTTATGTTAATGAAGAAATGAGATTATGTTATCTTAAAATATACTACGAGAATTATACAGTAAAATCAAGTCATGGATATAATCAATGGGGTACAAAAATAATTCCTGATGCATATAGTGCTCAGGGAATTGAAGGAATATGTGCTTATAGTACATCTATTGTTGTAGAATCTTCTGGACATATTGGGATTAGAGATTGGGGAATTGCGGGAAATAATTTTTCTACTAATCTTAATGCTGTTTTTGTATGGAAATATTAAAATAAAAAAAATTTTTTATTAAATAAACTTATGTTAAAAGGAGATGATTAAATATGGTTAAGAGATTTGGTTATTGGGTTTTCGGTAAAGATATGAATAATGTTAAACTGGAAACATTACAGAAAAATGGTGTAACAGACATATTCTTAAACTACTATGCTTTTACTGCACATGGTAAAAGTAAAGTAGTGGCATGGATTAAAAAAGCAAAAAAGTATGGTATTAAAACTCATATATGGGTTCAATGTTTCTTCAATGGGGATTGGGTTAATCCAGTTAATATGGATTTAAATAAGAAACGGAAAGAAATTAAAGGATATGCTAATACTGAGGGAGTGTATGGTATACATTTAGATTATTTAAGGTATCCTGGTAATGCTTATAAGACAAGTAATGGTACTGCTACTATTACTAAATTTGTACAGAATGTAAGGAAAGACAATCCAAAGGTCTTGTTGACTTGTGCAGTTATGCCTGAGGAAGACTGTAAAAAGTATTATGGTCAAGATATTAGTGCATTAGCGAAAACAGTTGACCGTATAATCCCAATGCAGTACAAAGGTAATTATGAAGCAGGAACATCATGGTTGAAATCAACTACAAAATATTTTAGTGGTAAGGCGAAGATTTGGAGTGGTTTACAATCTTATAAATCTGATGATGATACTACTGTCTTATCAAGTAAAGAATTGTTAAGTGATGTTAAGACTTGTTTTAATAATGGTGCAAGAGGTGTTGTATTGTTCCGTTATGGTCTTGCTCCATCATTGAATTTAAAATCATATACTACTGAGAAGAAAACAACAACTACTGCTAAATCAAGTACATCTACAACTTCCACTACAAAGAAAACAAATACAACAACCACTACTGCCTCTACTACAAAGAAAACAACAACTGTCGCTTCTATAAGTTATAAAACAATTGTCAGTAAAGCGAAAGTGATTGTGGAAAATGCAGAAAAGAACCATAAAAGTGTAGGTAAGAAATGGTCTTATTATATTGCAAAAGCAATACAAAATCCTAATAAAAGTATTAAAAAAGTAACATTTGATTACGCTTCAAAACCAATGGGTGATACATTTAATAATGTTAAAATTAGTAAAACCGATTATATCGCATGTGCTAAACAATTAACTACTTTTGTGGAAAAAAAGAAACGATTAAGAAACTATTTGGACTTTGGTAAAAAACAAATAATAGTCAGGGATTATACTTATACTCTTGCAAGAATATTAATTTATTATGATACAAATAAGAAATTACCAAGTAGTTCAAAAGTTAATACTGGTGTGTGGAAGAAACCTGAACCACTTCACGATTATTTGACAAGTGAGGGTTGTAGTGGTATGGGTCAATGTAATGGTTATTATTGTGCTTGTAATAGTTTACAACAAATGTTTTATCGTTTAACTGGTATAAAAGTATCTGAATCAACAATTGCAGGTTGGGCAGGCACTACAAGTTCAGGCACAGACCATCCAGGAATTAATACGGCTGTTACTCAATTTAATAGGAAATATAATAAGAATGTTGTTATTGAATGGTATAATTTTAGTGATTTAGGAAGTAATGAAAGTGCAAGATGGACTAAAATAAGTAATTTCATTAAAAAAGGCGCAGTTTTCTTCCATTTGTTATACAGGAATCAATGGGGGCATTATGAGCCAATTAAAAGCGTTGGAGATTATTTAAAGATTTTAAACAGTCTTGGAGATAGTTGTGGTGATGGAACATACTGTGGTTACATTGAATCCCGTAGTAAAGGAGAACAAATAGACTACATTAATGGAATAAGTCAAAAGTCAGTCGCATTTTTATATAACAAATAAAAAAAAGGAGGTTATCCAAAATGGGTTTTTTAGATAAAATAAAAAGTTTATTCAAATCTAAAAAAGAAATCGTAAACAAAGAAACATTAAGAAAAGAACAAGAAATTATCGATGAACTATATGAAAAAGATGGTTTAACTGATGAAGTATTAGACAAACAAGTCGCTTTAAACATGAAAAGGAATAAATATGACATTCCTGATGAAAAGAATTTAAACAAAGATGGATGGAGTCAATAATATTAACTATTATTGATTTTATTCTTTATCTTTTTTTTATGGGGGATATTTATAATGTTATTTAAAAGATTTACAGAAATTATATTATGTGTACTAATTATAATCATAGGACTTGAATTTATAAATTTAATTTTAAATTGGAACATTAGTTTTTATTTAATTATAGGGTTCTGTTTAGTTATTGTTTTTGGTTTAGGTGCAGGATTTTGCAGATATAAAATTAGTGACACCTTATGTGAAAAATAATATTGTTTAAGGATTTGGTTTTTTATGGATATTGATTTTAATGAATTTTTAAGGATAATGTCATGTATTTTGATTGTTTTATTGGTTTTTCAAGGTCTTGATTATATAGTTGGATTTGGTATAAATAATTATTTATTTATTTTATTCTGTATTGCTTTTGCTTTTACAATGGGTAGTATTTATCATAATATTATTATTGCTCGGAATAGAAAGGAGCGTAGAAAGTTTGAAAAAGATATTCGTGGTGTTTTAGAGAATATTCGTAAGGACGGTTTAACCGATGACAATATTGATGAATTGGAATTAATTCTTGCAGATACTGTGAAAGGTGATGAAGAGGAGGTTATTGATGAAAATTAATTATGAGTTGTTCTGTAAAATTATGCTTGTTCTTCTTATTATTGTTTTTATTGCAGAAGGTTTAAATTGGATTTTTAAGTGTAATTTTAATCATCATTTGTTTCATATATTTTGGGTGTTGTTCAGTTTTAATATGGGTATTTATATTGGTAAAAGGTGTGTTAATTATGAAGAAGATAATTAGAGATTTTCATTCATGGAAGTTGGAATCTGATGATGAATTACTTGATGAATGTGGAAAATTCGGTTTATCAGAAGATTTGTTGAAGAAGAATATTATGTTAAATTCAAAGTATTAATTAAAATTTTATGTTTAGTGGAAAAGTATATATACTATGATGATTATAATTACTTATTGTAGTTCTACTATTTTCTTTTTTAGATAGAATGAAATCATTTAAATAACTCCATAAATGAAGGGGATGATGGAAAAATCTTTGATATTCCTCATTCACTTCTATTTTTCAAATAAAGGTTTCTTTTTATGTTATACCTTTCTTTTTTTCTATTTTAAAATTTATTTTGAAGATATTTTTAAATATGATTATATTCTATGAGTATATATGCTTTGTATATATTATTTTTTTTTAAAAAGGTTGTGATTCAATTATGGCAAGGTATCCTATAAGAGTTACTCATAGTACTATGAAAAGATTAAAAAGTTTAGCGATTTTACCTAATGAATCTTATGATAAGATTTTGAAAAGAATTCTTGATGCAAAAGTTGGTGAAGATGAAATCGTTTATATGATTGATGATTTGAAGAGTTTATGTAAATTAAAATGTGTTATTGATTTTGGAGAGTTGGATAAAAATATATTATTTTTTGAATATGAAGATAGTTATAGGTCTTCTTCTCCTCCTTTATTATCTTCAAATAGTTTAGTTAGTTCTGAGGAGTATTCAGATTTCCTTCACAGGTTAAGGGGAATTAATGATTTGATTAGTGTATTGTCTTTGTTAGGTCGGAGGGAGTACACTATTGTTAATAATTTGAGATTGATTCGTTTGAGTTAAAAAAAATATATTTTTTTTATTATGGGCTGAGGTGTGTTTATGATTCCTGATGATTATGATAGTTTGTCTGTTAAAACCTTGAAAAGTTTTTTAGATGGTTGTTCTGATGATGATTTAGTTGTTTTTAAATCTCGTAATAATTATTTGTTTAGTGGTTATGGTATTCAATGTGATGGTGATGGGTTGGTTTTGAGTTTTGATTCTACTCCTGTTTATCATATGGAAGGTGGTTTGTTCAAGGATTTTAAGCATTATAATCATAATTGTATTAGTTTCGATTTGTTGGATTATCCTTTTTTGGATTGGATGGTTTTTGAAGCGTATAATAAATTGGTGAGTGAAGGTGATTTTATTGAGTTTTATGATGTTGATGATAGGTTGTTGGGTAGGTTAAATTATTTTGATGGATGCTATGTTGATGATAATCATTTGGTTATTTTAAAGGATTCTGATGTAAATTCTATGATAAAGGTTCAAGGGGTTTCTTATTTTGTTGATTTGGAGTCTGTGTATTATATGAGGTTTTGTTTGTTTTGATGTTTTTGAGTTATATTTATATAGTAGTTATATGTATATGTAGTATTGTTCTTTTACTATCGTTTAAGTTGTGTCTTTTAGTTATCATAGATGAAAAAAAGTACAGGGATACTTTGTTTTAGTGTTCTTGTATTTTTTTTATTATTATTATTTTTTTAGAAATGTTTTTATATTTTTATAGATTTTGGATATATATGTTTTGTATTGTTATAGTGTTTTAATTCAATAATATATATTTAAAACGAAACATTTATATAGTAGTAATATTATACTATAATATAACACTAAACAAAAGGAGATAACTAAAAAATGATACAAACAAAATTAACATTAAATCCAATATCATGGAAACAAATAAACTATCATAAAGAAGTTGAAAAATTAATGTACCCAGACGGATTCCACAAAACAAAAAATCATGGATTGTGGAAATTAAGAACAAAACTAAACAACAGAGAATGGGAAGCAATAAAACACTTATTTTCATTTTATGATAAAACAAGTGTACAAAAAAACATAATAAAAAACATGAAATATTATGGATGGGCAACAGTAAATCCTGTGGAAGTAATTAAAATATTATATCAAATAAGAAATACATAAATGGAGGAAAATAATATGTCATGGTATGATTTATGGAGTAACTGGTTAAATACAACAATAAGAGTTTTAAAATCAGAACATAATTCTAATTGTGTAGGATATTACTACTTTAAATCAAATAGTAATAGGAATAAATCAAAATATAAATTTGGTACTATTCCTCATTTTACACACAAATACAAATGGAAAAGAACACATAGAGGTAAAAGAGGTCTTATCACAAATGGTTACTATAAAGGAAAACCACAATAAAAGATAAAAATTAGGAGGAAATTATAATGGTTTTTTATACTAAATTAGATTTACATAAAGAAATAAGGTTATATGGTGAAAAATTTAATTTGGATTTGGACGGTAAAACAATAAGAGAAGGTATAAATATTATTGTTGAATCATGTCCTAAGTTACATTCAGATGAAGAATTAATAATTTTAACTAAGAATAACCTGAAAGCAATAGAAGAAGAATATGGATTTAAAGCATTGAGGTTATTTTATTATGATACAATAAAACAAGATTTACTCCAATCTTTTACTGGGGAAGATGCACTTCAAAGGAAGTATTTTAAATTACTAAAACACTTGAAAGAGTTTCATAATACTAAAATAAAAGAATTGGAATTAACATTGGATGTGTACAGATATTATACATTATTAGAAAAAGTGTTCAATGAGGAATATGGTGAATTGAAATATTATGATAATAGGTTGTATAGTTTGATGAAATCAATACATATATGTTATTATGATGAACAGGTAATTGAATCTTTATATGATTTTTTATTTTCTGAATTAAGTATGAGTGGAGATAAATATTATATTAAAAAGGATTTACATGATGTTGATGTTCTGAAAATGTTATATGAGCATGTTGCAGAAGAAAATTTTGATAATAGTGTTGTGCATGGTGTGAGGTTGTTTGAGGATTATGATGGTTATGGTAATGATTATTTTCTTCATGATTATGAAGAGTCATGGTATGATGAGAATGGAGTATATCATTGTAAAATGTGGGAAAAACCTTCATCAATTGAGGATTATGTAAAAATAGGGTTACCAAATCAAGATGGGGATTAACCATATTATTTTTTAGTAACATTTATATAGTAGTTTAGTCTATATCATATATTATAGTATAGTTAAAGTTTAAGAATATTTTAAACAAAAATTGTACTTGTTAAATTTTTACTGACATATAGGAAGGTATAGTGAGAAATAAGAAGAAAATTTAATAAATAGTAATAGTTAATTGTTGGATAAATTTCTTTAAATTCATTGAAATGTATATTTAAGTCATCTAATAACAAAAGTTCATCTAAGTTCAACCTTTCGGTTTTTCGTTGTGATACAATTTTTTATTACTTGTTATTTTTTCTTCTTTTTTTTTCATATTTTTTCCTTCTTATTTGTGAATATGATTATATTTTTTTTTTAGAGATGGTTATGTGTGATTCTTATACTGGTGGATTGTTAAATATTTTGAATGGGAAAATGGGGGTTTCTGCTCCTCAGAATAGTGTTCCTGTGATGAATTTGATTAATGTTCATAATCCTAAGAGTTATTCTGAGTTGGAATATTTAATTGAGTATCATTTTAAGTATGATTGTTGGTGTGGTATTAAATCTACTGGTACTGTTCGTGATTTTGGTGTTCGTTTGTATTATTCTCAGTTGGATTTTTTTGGGGAGTTCAAGTTTAGTTTGGATGAATGTATTCGTTGGGAGTATGATTTGTTTGTTCGGAATTCTTTAAATGGTTCTGTTATGGAGGATAAGGCTATTGATTTGTTGGGGAGATGTTTACCTTCTTGTTTTTGTGTGAGGCATTCTTCTGGTTTTGTTGATGAGTGTTTTTGTGTGGATGTTGAGGTTTTTTGTGATGGGGTTTTGGTTTGTGGGGTTCAAGTTAAGCCGTTTTCTTATGTTTTTATGGGTGATAATGTTAAGTTTAGAAATGTTGTTGGTAATGATGGTTTTGGTGTTCGTGTTTTTTATTTGTTTTATGATGATGATGGGTTTTTTATGAATTTGGATATTTTGTTGTGTGAGTTGTGTGTGGATTATTGGTAGTTTTTTTGGGGGGTTTAACTACAATACTCATAGAAAGATTTATATAGTATTATAGACATATAATATATTATGTTGATAATATTAGGAGTGAGTGTTTATGATACTTGGAAATTTTTTATTTTTTAGTTTTGTTTTTATTTTGTGTTTGGTAAGTGTATGGTTTGGTTATAATTTTATGTACTAACTATACTAATAAAATATAAATTTAAAACGAAACATTTATATACTATAATTTACTAATAATATAAATGTAAGTCCAAAAAAAATAACTTACAACACAAAAAAAATAATAAAGGAGATGAAAAACACATGGATATAATTGAAAAAGAAATGAGTGAATATCAAAAGAAAAAAGAAGAAAAAAGGAAACAATTCTTCAAAAAATGTAGTGATAAAATAAGAAAAGGAGAACTAATATACCAAGCATTAGCATTATACATAGCAAAAAGATATAACATAGACACAGATTACTTACCAAATGTAATCTATATCATATTAAATCATTACATAGAAAATATAGAAGAAGACTTTGAAACATGGATACATAAAGAAAACAGTCCATTACTTAGACCTGCTGAACAACTACCAAAAATATTCCCTGAAATAGCAGTAATAACAACAAGTGAAGAACAAATAATCAAAATTGCAAATAATCTTTACAATTTAAACTTAAAATATTCCAATGAAGAATTCTGTGAGAGATATGTTTACTCATTAGAATTTGATTTTAATTCATTTACTCCAATTAATATAAATAAAGTAAAAGAATTAAAAGAAGAAATTCGTATACTAAAAAAATATGGTAACGAAACAAAAGAATTGGAAGAAAAAATTAAAAACTTTGGTTTAACCGAAGAACAAATAGAATTACTATAAACGAAGGGGATGTTATGGATACTTATTGGAGTGTTAGTTATAATAAATGTATAAAATGTGGAAGATGTGTTCATGCTTGTCAAACAAAAAGCAGGTATAAACATTTACATGGTGGTAGAGATAAAAGACCTGAAACCTTTTCTGATGTTTTAGGATGTCATCATTGTGAAAAATACTGTAAAGATGTATGTTATTATGATGCAATCAAAATAGAAAGGTGGTGAAATTAAAAATGACAGCCATAATGTTCACACAAAGAATTGATGAGGCTATTATTAATATTGCTTATGAATTAAAAAGAATGAATGATTTAAAAGAAAAAGAATTAGAATTTAAAATGGATAAGAGGAGAGATGAATCATGAATACTATTGAAAATTTTGCAGAAGAATTCCATATGTTAAATAAAAAAAGTAGTGATAAATTTAAAGAACATTTATTACTTGAAGATAAAACAAGACAATCATTCATCAAATTAATAGAACAACTATGTAAAAAATACAATCTAAAAGTAAGGTATTCTCCATATCACATAGATTTATCAAGTATTGATGAAAAATACACAGTACAATGTGGTGAAAGCGAGAAATATAATTACACAAGATATAATGAGGACTTCCAAGGGGAATTTGATATTATATTAGTGGGTAATTTGAATGATTCTGAAATGGATGAAATTTTTAAAGTAACCAAAAACCAAAAATTAAAAAAAGAGGACGATGAAAATGGGTTTTGCTCATATTATATTTTAAGTTTTGATTTTTATGAGGAATATGGTGTGGATTATCAATAATTGAAAAGTTAAGGAGTGGAATATTATGGCTAATATTCATTATTTTAGGGAAGAAGAGATTGATGAAGAGGATAAATTTTTAACTGTGGGGGGTTTAATAGATATTTTAAAAGATGTTAATCCTCAAACAAGAGTATTTATTAGAAATGTTGATGAATGGGGGGAAAAACCTGTGATTAATAATTCAACGGATTCTTGGGAATTATCTGATGGGTTGATTACTGATGTCAAACGAGCTAATATCAATCAAGTAACGAATAAAGAGGAATATATTATTATTCAAGGTTTGATTAATAAGAGAGGTTTTGTTACATTAGACCATGAGCCATATGAGGAAATAATTTATCACCATACATGGTTGGATAAGTGTTTAAATAAGTTAAATCCAATAACTTCTATGAAGCAGTTAAAGAGTAAGTTTTTTAAAGGTGAAAAAAATTGTGGTAATTGTAATTCATGGAATAGTAATGTTTGTGATAAGTCAAAGGTTAAAGTAGATATTGATGAAGTTTGTGAGTTATGGGAGTTGAATTAAAAATGATTAAGATATGTGGTAATTGTAATTGGTATAAATTTAAGAATAATCCTGCAAGTAAAGGGGGTTGTATTAATAAACTGAGTGGAGATAATACTAAACATAATTATTCTCCATTATCTGAGGTTTGTGATAGATTTGAAGAAAAAGAGATGTGATTATGGAGTTTTTAAAGGATAATTTTGAGTATTATGTTGGGAATAGTTACTATTCCTATGACACTTTTAAAGAACAGTTAAATCTTGTTAAAGAGAAGTTGATGACTTCTAATTGTATTTTTTTAACTGTTGAAGAAAGAACATTTGGTAAATTGGAACGGATTAGTTTTCCAATTTCTTATGTTGACGATGAATATATTGGAGATGGTGTGAAATTTTATAATATTGATGGTGAGGAAGTTTTCAGATATTATTATTGTCGAAGTTTAGGTTTTTATTATAATCTTTTGCAAGTTGAGGAGTATTGTCTTATTAAACAAGAGGAAGTTGGTTATGATGAAGGTTGGTTAAAGTGGTTAGTTGATTATGCTTATGATGATTATTATGGTAAAGCACAGAATTGGTTTGGTACAAGTAGTGATTTAGATAGTTTTTGTAATAAATTATATATGTCAAAGAATTCACGGTTGAAGTTAGAAGAATTAGTAATTCGTAAGAAATTAGGTAATTTTAAAGAAAAATATGGTTATGAAAATGATATTTTAAAACAAAAATTAAAAGAAGTATCTTTGTAATGTATATGATTCAATTAATTATATTGTTTTTATGTGACTTATTTGTTTAAATGAAAAATATTGTTGATTATTTGGATAGTTATGCTATTAATACTGTTTTTACGATTAGGTATTTTTGATAATAATGATAATAAAATATATGAGGTGAAAAGGTATGATTAACTATGATTATATGTGTTTTAAAAACACAGTAAAAAAGAATCCTATTCCGTTTATGCAAAGTATAGCTGAAATGGTATTTTGGGACTGGTTAAATGAAGAAACAAGTAAACTTATGATTACTCATGGAATGAGCCAATATGAAGCATTATATTGTATAGTAAAAAATTGTAGGTGATTGATAATGAATAAAAAAACAGAAGAATATTATATATTAAGATTAAACAATATATTATTATACATGGAAAATAATAATTATTATGACAAACCATTTGTGATAGAAGTAGTACATACAAAACAAGATATATATAATAATGGTTTGACAGAAAAAAATTTAAAAAGAATAAAAGAATTAAATAATTATTTCACAAATAATATATTTAATCAAAAACAAAAACAACAAATGGAGAATATGTGGAGTAATTATAAAAAATGAATTACCTTGAAAATAAATACGGAAAATATATTGTAACGGAGAATAATGAAAAAATATATATTAATCAAAAATATGGTGAAAATGCTCCTTTATATGTTATTTTATACTATGAATATCCATATATTTTAAAGAATATGATAAATGATGAATTTTATTTAATTCAAGATAAAGTTTATGATATTGTTAAAGAAATTAAAAAAAAAGATATAGTTATTGGTTTTACTGCATCTAATTATTATGATGGAAAATTAATAGTTGAATTAGTATATATACTTAGTGAATATAGGGGAAAATCAATTTTTACGAAAGAATTATCTCTTTTGGAAGTTTATTTTGGTAATATTATTTGTTTGAGTTTACCTAATCGTTTTGCAATTGAATCTTTGCTAAAAGGATTATATGCTCATAAAATTAATGAGTATCTTGTCAGAACAAGGATTCCATTAGTTTTTCAACACCCTAAAAGTGAAGATGTATTATTATTTTCACGAATATATGATTTACGAATTTGTGCAATTGTTGATTTGGATAATTGTATTGTTAGTCCATTGATTGGTGTTGATATTTTTTATTTTGATGCAAGTTCTAAAAGAGATTGTTTTTTGAATAAGTATTATTTTGAAAATTTAAGAAGAATATATGATGTTAGTTTGAAGTAACATTTAAATACTATTATAGTTATATTATGACATACACTTTAAACTAAATAAAAAAAAGAATATTGAAAAAAAGGTGGAGAAATCAAATGAGAAATTACAGTTCAATACAAGTAAGTGGAGAAACAAAAAGTAGACTAAAAGCATTAGCATTAACTCCTAATGAAAGTTTTGAAAATATTATATTAAGATTATTAGACGCTAAACTAAATGGAAGAGAAATAAAATATCAAATAAGAAACTTAGACTCTGATTGTAACATTAAAGCAAGTGTTGATTGGGGATTAGAAAAAGAAAATATTTTATTCATAGATAAAGATGGAGATAGGAAATTTGAAGTTCCACAATACACATTTGACCAAGAACATTTTCAAGAAAAATGGAATAAATTCATGGAAGATATAAACAGTTTAGAAAATCTTGTAAATATTCTTGCAATATTGGAATATGGTGAAGAAATTCGAGCAGGAGATATAATACTACAAAGAATAAATTAAAACAAAATAAAAATACAAATACACTAACCATTATAAATTATAACTATCTCTCTTTTTTTATTATTTTTTGGTAAGAGTGTATAATGAAGTGATAAAAGATATCAATAATCATTGTAATCTTTTTTTTACTTCAAAAAAAAAGTTTTAAAAAAATCAACTATTTCTAAAAAAAATTAATAAAAATGTGAATCTATTTTTTTTTACAAGAAAAAAGAAAATCTTCACCACTTCTTTTTATTTTTCAAAAAATAAATAAAATTGAATTAAAAAAAATTTTATTGTACTTTTTTTCTCTCATTACTATTCCAAAAAAATAAGAAGATGAGAAGATTCTAAAAATTTTTTTTTGTTTTAAAAAAAAATCACTAATGAAAAATTAAAAAAAAATATTTTTTTAAAAAAACTTAAAAAAGGAGATGAATAGTTATGAGCTTACAATCATATAAACCATATTCTCGATTAGTATCAATAATATCAGGATTAATTATTATAATTGCAGGATTAGATGCAAGTCAAGTAATACATATCTTTCCAGAATATGCAAGTCAAATAAACACAATATTATTTGTAGCAGGATTAATAGCACCTGTAATAGCACAAGAAAAAAGAGTAGTCCGTGCAGAAGACATAATTAAAGAAGATTATGAAGGCTCAACAGATTCCGAAGATATTACTGTGAATATAACTCTTGATGGTGAAGATATTCTTGATGATTCTGATGAGGAATTCATAGATGAGTTAGATGCTGAATTAGATGAAAGTGATGCTTAATGAGTGCTGAAAGTCATCATGAACATGAATATTGTATTAATGAATCAAGATTAACTGCAATTGAAACAAAAATGAAGCACAAAAGGTATGAGTTAAATGATTTGCATGAAAAATTAACAGAACAAGCAAACCATATGGATGAACTTGTACAAGAAGTAACTAAATTAGCAACAATTTTACAAGAAACCCAAAGTACACGGAATGAACATGGGAAAAAAATTGATAAATTAGAAACACAAGTTACTCAATTAAATACAACAATGAATACCTTGAAGTGGATTATAACAATTTCAGTAGCATTGTTTGGAGGAGTAATCGTATTCTTGATAACAAATTTAATACAATTAATACACTAAAAAAATACAATAATTTTTTTAGTGTAAAAAACTATATTTTTTTAGAGGAGGTAAAAAAATAATGTATACTTTAAAAACAAAGCACAGAATATATGCTTCACATTACCTTAAAGACCAAGGGGGTAAATGTGAAAAACTTCATGGACATCAATATGAAATAATATTAACAATTCAAAAAGAAGAATTGGATTATAAAAACATGATTATTGATACATATGAAGTAGAATCTATTTTTAATAATTTTATAGGCGTAGACCATTTACATTTAAATGATTTCATGGATACTGAAAATCCAACAATGGAATTTATGAGTAAATACTTTTATGAACATTTAAAAAAAGAAGTAGATGGTTTAATTAGAGTTACTGTTTTTGAAACTCCTGAGGCAAGTGTTACATATGAAAGTCAATGAAATATTTTCCTCATTTCAAGGAGAAGGAGTTTATTGTGGAGTTCCTGCAACATTTCTCCGTTTAAGTGGATGTAACTTAAATTGTGAATTCTGCGACACAGAATTTAATGAATACAAAGAAATAAGTGTGGAATTAGTCAAAGAAATCATACTTCAACATATGAAAAATCATAATACAAAACTATTAGTAATAACTGGTGGAGAACCATTATTACAATACGAAGAATTAAAAGAATTGGTGGAATCTTTAAATTGTAATATTCAAATAGAAACAAATGGAAGTATATTAAGAATACCTTTACAAAATGTTTCATATGAAATAAGTCCAAAAAAAGACATGGAAAAAATATTTGAATTCTACAAAGATTACTCCAAAACTTATTTTAAATTTATAATAGAAGATGGTTTTGACATACATTTAATAAAACAATTACTAAAAAAATATAATTACACTAAAACAGTATGGTTACAACCACAATATACCAATGCTATAAAAATAACATCATTAATTTTAAGTAAAAATTTACCATTTGATTACAGAATAAGTGGACAATTACATAAATATTTACATCAAATGTGATATTGTTTAAAAATAATAATAAACTTTTAGTGATATAAATGAAATTATTTAATGATGATTGTTTGAGTATATTACCAAAATTGGAGAGTAATAGTGTTGATTGTATAGTAACTTCTCCACCTTACTGGAAAGGATATGAATATGAAGCATACTTTAATAGTTATGCACAATATTTAGATTGGTGTAAAAAGTGGTTAGAGGAATGTAAAAGAGTATTATCTCCAAATGGAACATTTTATTTGAATGTAATTAATGATAGTGAAATCACTATCAGAGCATTTGAATTAATGGAAATTGCAACAAGAGAATTAATGTTTAAATTACATGATACAATTATATGGTACAGATATAACCAACAACCTGCAAATACAACAAGACAATTGACTAATCAATGTGAATATGTGTTCATGTTTAGACATACATCAGCAAACATAGATTTACATAAAAAAGAAGCATATTCCCATAATCCTGACATATTCAAAACAAAAAATGTAGGTAATGTGTGGGAGATACCTTTTAATAAAGGGGATAAAATTAGTTTCGGTAAAAAAGAAACTAAATCTAAATGGGGACATAGTGGATTTCCAGTAGCACTCCCTGAAACTTGTATTTTATTATCTACTGAAAAAGGAGATACAGTACTTGATTGTTTCATGGGTAGTGGTACAACAGGGGTTGCTTGTTATAATACTGGAAGAAAGTTCATTGGGATTGAATTAAATAAAGAAATCTTTGAGATTGCACAGAAAAGATGTGATGAGCATCAAACTAAGTTGATGTAAGTGAGTATTGATTTTTATAAAAAAATTGGAGTTGATTTTAATGGAATTTGAAGATATTAATTTAAGTGATATTGTGCCTTCGGAATATAATCCGCGGAGGATAAGTGATGCAGAATTTAAAAGTTTGAGTAAAAGTATTGAGGAGTTTGGTCTTGTAGACCCTATTATTATTAATTTAAATAATAATAAAATCATTGGAGGACATCAGAGATATGATGTGCTTATGAACGAACATATAAATAATAATGATAAATATAATAATTTAAAGTTAATTCGTTTAGGGGATATTGGATGGGTATTCTCAGAAGATAGTTTAATTGTTAAAGATGAATCTCATGAGAAGGCTTTGAATATTGCATTGAATAAAATTAGTGGGTCATGGGATAATGAAAAACTACAAGATTTATTTACAGATTTAGAAATGAACGATTTTAATACAACTTTAACAGGATTTAATGATACTGAAATAACTAATTTATCATTTGAACAGAATCTTGATTTTGATATGGATTTTGATTTATCTGATGATGATATGGCAGATGATTCCCAAGAGTCTGCTCCAAAGTATGTTACATGCCCTTATTGTAATGAAGAATTTACTATTTAATTTTTGTTAAATATTAGGATATTTATGATTTTAATTGTTAATGATGATGGGTATGATTCAGATAATTTAAAATTATTATATGAATATTGTAAAACAATTGATAAGGATGTTGTGTTTGTTGTTCCACTTAAAGACCATAGTGGCGTAGGAAACAAATCTTCATTAAATAAACAGTTTCATATTGAAGAAGTGGACGGAGGATTTATTATGGACGGGACACCTGTTGATTGTGTAAGATGGGGGTTGAGTAAATTTACTCCCAATTTAATCATTACAGGTGTGAATATAGGTTTTAATGTAGGAAGCCATACTCTATTAAATAGTGGTACTTTTATGAGTGCAATGGAAGGTTATTTACATAATATTAAATCATTAGCTTGTTCATTTGACAAATTTAAAAAATTGGATTATAAATTGTTACATCTTGTTTTAAATGAAGTATTAAAATTAGACTTTGAATTGGCTAATTTAAATATTGTTTCTCCATTTATAATAATTACTGATTTATGTGAAAATATGTATGATTATGTTATTGAAAATAATACTATCAAGACATATAATAAAACAAAATTTATAAAAAATACTGATGGAGATATAGTATTCAACAAAAAAAACTCTTCTTTAACTATTTTTAAATAATTTTCTTTTGGAGGTGATGCATATTTGCAAGTATACTGTGCAGAGTCAGGTGATTTAAAGGAACATATTTTTCCACAAAAACCAAATTTACCTAAATTCAATATTTTATTTAGTTTTTATTATATTCAAACAATTGAACCATATTTACCATACGCTAAAAGCATTATTGTAGATAGTGGAGGGTATACATTTCAATCAAATTCAAATGCTAAATTAACTCCTGATAATTATTTCAAACAATATAAAAAATTCACGAATAATATCCATGAGTTATCATGTGTTGATGGTATATTTGAATTGGATATTGATAATTTAGTTGGTTATGATAAAGTAAAAGAGTATCGTGAAGAATTATTTGAAATTACAGATAAAATTATTCCTGTTTGGCATAAATCATTAGGAGTAAAAGAATATAAAAATATGGTTGATGAGTATGATTTCATAGCAATTCCATGTGTTGGTGATGCTAATCTTAAAAGAAGTGCTTATGGGAAATTTGTTAAATATGCTCATAATCATAACTGTAAAGTTCATGGGTTAGGTATGTTAAGACCAAGTATTTTAAAGAATGTTCCATTTGATACTGTTGATGGAACTGGATGGTTTAAAGCAAATAGATTTGGAAAATTATATGGGAAAAAAGTTGATAGTGAATATTTACGAAAGAATAGACCAAAAATGATATATATTGAATTAATTAATCATATTAAATTCCAACAGAAAATGTACGAAAAATGGGAAAAATATCATAAAGATTGAGGTGTGAATATGAAGAAAATATTATTGTATAGTGGAGGAGTCGATAGTTGGTTAATAAATCAAATATGGAAACCAGATATAAAATTATATGTGGATTTAGGGACTACTTATGGTAAAGAAGAAATTAAATTATTTAAAAAATATGGGGAAGATGTTAAAATAATTTCTTTTGATTTATCTGAATGGGAGTTACCAAATAAAATTATTCCTTTAAGAAATTTATATTTAATTATGTTTGCTTGTAATTATACATACGATGAAGATGCTGAAATTTGTCTTGGTGCAACTGTTGGGGATAGAAATTATGATAAAAATTTACCGTTTTTAAAAAAGGTTGAATATTTATTAAATTATATGTATTCTCCTGAGGATACAGCTATTTTCAATAAAAAAATTAAAATTAATACTGATTTTAAAAGTAAATCTAAAACCGATTTGTTAAAATTGTATTTGGGAAACGGTGGAGATATTAATACTGCTTATAATGAAACTTATGGGGAATTTAAAGAAGAAATGACTAATTGGGAATGTAAAAAATTTTATAGGAAGTATGTTTGTTTTAAATTAAATGGTTATGAATTTGATGAAAAAGTAGATAAAAAAATGTATGAATATTTTAAAGACAATGAATTAGAAGAAACATTGAGTTTAAATAATGAAAGAGGACATGAAAAACAAGAATTATTAAAAGTTTATGAACAATTAAATTCAAAATATAATTAATTTTTTTTAGTGATAAATATATGGGACGAGGGGAATGTTTTGAAACTTGAAAGGATTAAAATAGGAGATATTGTACCTGCAAAATATAATCCAAGAAAGATTAGTGATGTTGAATATGAAAATTTGAATAGTAGTATTAATGAGTTTGGTTTTGTAGACCCTATTATCATTAACCTTAAAAATAATCATATTATTGGAGGACATCAAAGATATAAAGTTTTAATTGATAAATTTGATATTGATGATGAATTAATTTGTGTACCTCTTGGTGATATTGGATGGGTATTTCCTGATTCAGAATTGGTTATTAAAGATGAATCTCATGAGAAGGCTTTGAATATTGCATTGAATAAAATTAGTGGGTCATGGGATAATGAAAAACTACAAGATTTAATTGTTGATTTAGAAGTGGACGATGTTGATTTAGATTTAACTGGTTTTGAAGAATATGAAATTGATAAATTAAAATATGATTGTGATGTTGAATTTGATGAAAATAATTTAAATAATAATACTAATGAAGTGAATGAAGAGTTAGATACAAAGGATAATAATGATAATTTAATAAAATGTCCTTTTTGTGAGCAACATTTTAAAGAAGAAGATGTAATTTAGGTATAATGTGGTGTTTTGTATGAAGTATAATATTAAAGGTTCAAGAACTGAGGAGAATTTGAAGACTGCTTTACAAGGTGAGGCTTTGGCTCATTTGAAGTATCAGTTTTATAGGAGTAAAATTAGTAATTTTAGTAAGGAGTTTGAGGAAATTTTTGATGAAATTATTCATAATGAGAAAGAGCATGGAAAGATTTGGTTTAAATTGTTGAATGGTGGGGATGTTCCTACTGATAGTGTTAATTTGGCTGATGCTATTGAAGGGGAATCTTATGAATTTTCTGAGTTGTATCCTGAATTTGGAAGGATTGCAAGGGAAGAAGGATTTGATGAGATTGCTGAATTGTTTGAGGAAGTTGCTGTTATTGAAGGTAGACATTCAAAGGTTTTTGATGATTTGAAAAGTGGTATTGAAGGGGATTCGATTTTTGTTGATGATAATTTGAATACTAAATGGAAATGTTTGAATTGTGGTCATGTTGTTGAGGGTGGTTTTGCTCCTGATGTTTGTCCTGTTTGTAATCATCCTTTGAAGTATTTTGTTAAATTATAGTAAGTTATATATTATAGTTTGAGTGGATATGTAATTGTAGTAAAACTTTAACATGATACCATGTTCTCATACTATTTTTTTATGTATGAGAACTTTTTTTATTGAACTTATATGAAAAGTAATATTTATATATGATTATAGATATATATTATAATATTAAAATATAATAAAAAAATAGGAAGTGAAAAAACAATGGAAAATTTGAATATAGAAAAAAAAATAAATAAAAACATTTGTAAATTCTGCCAATATTATGAAGAAGATTATTTACCAACAGAAGGATATGAAATACATTTAGAATATTGCCATAACAAAAACAATAAGTACAGTTTTTCAAAAAATCAAATATTGTCCAATGAAATACATGAATGCAATGGGTTTAAAGAGAAAATAAAGTACTACTTAAAAAAAATAGAACAAAAATATGATATAACAATAATATATGCAATTGAAAATGGGAGTAGAGTTTGGGGATTTGCAAATGAAGACTCAGACTTTGATATTAGGTTTATATATTACCATAATAACATTCAAAAATATTTCACAATAAATAATAAATATGAAGATGTTATGATGTTCTATGATGAAATTTATGATATTGTAGGATGGGATATTAAAAAAGCATTGTATTTACATTATAAAAACAATCCAACAATATATGAATGGTTAAACACAAGTAAAGTATATATTAATAAATTTGATTATGAAAAATTACCTGAAATAAATAAAAAAACATTACTTCATCATTACTATAATATGGGTAAAAAAACTTGGAAAAAGTATTGTGAAAATTGGCGTGATGAAAAAGATTTGAAAAAATTATCTAAAAAATTCCTTTATACTATTCGATGTATTTTAACATGGAATATTATTTTCCATGATTTAACACCTTCACAAAATATAAACCAATTAATTGGTAGAAACATTTGTATTGGGGAATTACATGATAAAACAGCAGAACAGATAGATAGCTTGTTACAGTATTATCGATTCAATGAACCACAGTTAGATTCTTCGATAAAAAGAGAGTATAGTACAATATATACTCATCTTGAAGAGTGGATTAAAATTAATTTATTAATCATGATGGAATCAACTGATAAATTCACATCAGTTAATAAAAAAGATTATTCTTTATATAATGAAATATTATATGATATAATTAAAGGAGAGGATGTTTAATTATGTCAAGGTATGGGGTTAAACAACAGAAAAATACAAAAGGAGGTAAATATTATTGGAAATTACAGAAATGGGTTAGTAAATTGTTTATACTATATGATAAATGTGTTATTTGTAATAGTAAAAAGAATCTTGAACCTCATCATATTGTACCAGTTAAACCTTATGATGAATTGTATTCTGATGTAAATAATGGTATTGTGTTATGTAAATCATGTCATCATAACTATCATGAACAATATAAAGATAATATTAATACTTATACTTTATTAAAATTCACCAAAGAGAATATCCAATTAAATAAAAAATTAGAACAATCAAATGAACTCTTAAATTATTATCAAAATGAAACATTTCGTTTAAGAAATGAATTAAAAAAAATAACTGAAAAAAAGAAGTGATAATAAAAAAATAAATAAAAATGATGGGAATTATATGATTAAAACAAGTGTTAAACGAAGGATTAGTATATGTTATATTCTTGAAGAAGATTCTCCTTTTGAATCATCACCTATTAAGATTTGTAGGAGTAAAAGATTAGCAGAACATTATAAAAAAATATTATCTCCAAAATGGAAAGATACTTTTGGTTTTGATTTATTTATTCGTGAGGAAAAATTTTATGAAGACGATGATTTTGAAACAGAAATTTTTACTTACATTGAAAATTTGTTGTGATTAAAAATGAAGATTGAAAATATAAGAGAAATAGTAGATACTATTATTAAGGACAATGAAAATATTGAATTAATAATTCCGTTATCTGATATTGTATGGACTATTGTTGTATTTTATTATAGATTATATATGTTAGATGAAGAGATACAATCAAATCCACAATCTGATAAAATGTGGAGTTTGAAGATGAACAAGGAATGTATGGCATCACGGTCAGATGAATTAGCACGGATTATTAATCAATATTCTGATTTTGATACTCAACATATATGGGAAACATTAAAGAGTTATCAAAAAGAAATTTAAATATGTATTGTTGTAGGTGGTAATAAATGATAGGTAATCGATTTAAAATTGAAATTTGTCATAATGATGATTATGATGAGATTAAAGTTAATGATTTAATGAGTAAGAAACATATAACTATTATAAGTGATAAAGATAAGTTTATAACTAATTTGGAGAATATGAAACTTCTTGTTAATTTATTGAATTTGTTATGGGGTATTTGTTATGATGATGTGGAGGAATAATGATGAGTAAAAATATTTGTGTTGATTTTGATGGTGTATTAAACAATTATGAAGGTTGGAATGGTGTGGAAGAATTATATTCTCCTTCTAATGGTGCAAAAGAATTCCTTGAAGAGTTATATGATAAATATTATGTTATAATATTTACTGCAAGAGATGTTGATTTAGTTGAGGAATGGTTGGTAAAATATGATATGCCATTTAACGAAGTAACTAATATTAAAAGAGGAGCATTTGCATATATTGATGATAGGGCAATTTGTTTTAAAGGGGATTATAATGATATTTTGAATACATTATCTGTTTTTAAAGCACATTGGGAGTGAGTTTTATGGATATTTATTGTGGTATTAATGGGTTGTATCCTGAGGAAAGAGATTATATTTTAAGAAAATTAAGATTATTGAATCATTGTGTTGATAATATTTTATATGTTGATTATAGTGTGTTAAAGAGTAGTCATAATCATATTACAGTTAAAGGTAAATTTAAAGATGATGAAAAATTTTTGTTGGTGGTTAGAGGATTAATGAGTATTGAAGTTCCTGATATTCCCACAGAATATGATGATTATATTCCATTAAATCAAAGGGAAACTCCAAGTATTTCATTGACTATGAAAAAAGATTTTGATAAATTTAATAAGGATAAAGGAATGACATATGTAGAATCAATGTGGAGTGGTAAAGGAAGTTTAAAATAATGTTGGATATTCAGATAAGTTTTTTGATAGGGTTGTTTGCAGGTTTATTATTGTGTTTGATTGTTATGATAATGGACTGTTTTTAGAGGTAATTGATTTTTTGGTTTAGGTGTTTGGTGTATGTTTGAGTGGTTGAAAAGTGATGATGAGAATTCAAATGATGATTTAATGGAAATTTATGGTGTTGAAATTAAAAAGATAAAAGATGAGATAGATACTGTTAATAAGAAAATTAAATTTTATGAAGGCAAAAGGAGGGTGTTGGAAAATTGGTTAAACAATGTTATGGTAAGTGTTAAAATGGAGGAGGAAGATGAGAAGTGTGTTAATTGTAAATATTATAGGAGTGGGAACTGTTTGAAGTATGAATCTTCTGTTAATAAAGATGCAACTTGTGTTGATTTTATGTGGAATGTTTGACTGTTTTTTATATGTAATATATAGTAAACTTTATATATTATTATAGTTATATTATATTTTATAAAATTATATTTTTTTTAGATAGAGGAAATTATTGTTTATAACATATTCTCTTTCTTCTAAAAATATTTGTTTTTTATATAAACAAAATATTATTAAGTAATATTTATATATAATAAAAAACTAAAATATAAAACATATTAAGAAAAGGATGAAATTAAAATGATGGATAAACTAAAAATAATATACATGATATTATTATCATTATTTACATCGAGATGTAATGATGATAAAAAAAGATTATACAAGAAAAAAGAACCAAAAAAAATGAACATTAAAATTAATAATACTCAAATTTTAGTAATACTTGTTGTTATATTATTGTTTATATTATCAACATATTTAATATACAGAACAGGTAGTTTGGAATCAACAGGTTATTATTATAGACTTAATGGTTAATAAAACATAGATAAGAGGTATAATATGACAATAGAAGAAACATTAATTGAAATGGAAAAAAATGAAGCAGATGTTAAAATGAACATATTTCAAAAATTAACATATATTCAAAATGATTTGTTGGAAATAAATATTCCTAAAAATGGTAGAAATAAATTTGGTGGATTTTCATATTATGAATTAGATGATTTATTACCTCCAATTTTGAAATTATGCAAAGAATACGGATGTACATTATATTTCAATTTTCCTTTATCTAATGAAGGCGAATGTAAAAAAGGAGTGTTAAATTTAATTAATTGGGAAGACAAAGAAGATTGCATAAGAGTAGAAGTTCCATTTCCAAAATTAGAAAAGTTACCGAAGATGAACTTTGCACAAAGTTCTGGCACTTATCAGACTTATATGAAAAGATATTTAATATTACATACATTTGATATTGTTGAAGGAGAAGTCATTGACTCAGGATTTTTAGAAAATTCAACTCAAAACCACAATGGAAACACACGAACTACTCCTAAAAAATCATCAAATGAAAATAAAAAGGATAATGACATTAATGAACCTGCGTGTTTATCAAAAGTAATATCAAAATGCCATGAATTACATGGGGAAAAAGAATGTGATGGTAAATTGTTAAATAAAGTTTCATTACAAATGTTTAACAAAAAAGAATTAACATTAGATGAACGAAAAGAAATATTTAATTATGTTAAAACATTAAAAAAATAAATTAAGAAAAAAGAAAAAATAATGGTGAATTAATAATGGGTAAAATAAAAACTACTGTATTTGTCGATGAAGATTTATGGTTACTTGCAAAAGACAAATTGGATATGAGTAGAGGAGATTTTATTGATTATGCTTTAACAATATATCTTATGGAAGATAGTGAAATTTCAAGATTAATGAAAAAAGGGGCTAAATTACAGTCTGAATTAAATCAATTAATCGGAAGAATACAATCATTAGAACAAAAAAATAAAGGTATTGATAAAGATAAAATTTATTCTGAATTAATGCCCACAGTTTATAGGATACATGATGCTTTGGGGTACATTGGCAAAAATCAATTAAGAAAGATAGCAACTCAAAATGAATTAAATCCAACTGGGTTCATTAAATTTGTTGAAAACCAAGAAAACATCGAAGTTAAAAAATATGGAGCATTACCCAAATATTAATTCAAATCAACAATTTTTTTGAAAACAAATGAGGTAACATTATAATGAATTCCAAAAAAGAAGAATTTAAAAAATTATTTTACAGTAATTTAACTGAATTTGAAATAAAACAAAAATTAAATTTGAATTATAAAGAATATAGGGGTTTATTAAATGATGTTAAAAAAGAATTAGGTTTACCTTTAAGTTACCGAAGAACTCCAAAAAATTATGGGAGTTACACGAAAGATTCATATTATATTTTAAAAAGAAAAAATGATGAATTTGAAATAATTTCATATTGTCCTACAAAACAATCTGCTGAACATAAATTAAATAAAGAGATGAATTTAAATGATGATTGTATTTATGAAATCAAACAAGCAAATGATGAAAATTTAATGGAATTGATATATGAGGAGTATTGTATTAAAAAGAATAATTGGGAAGGGATTATACAAAAATGTAAGTTACCTTATCATAAATTTTATTATTTGTTAAGTATTATCAAGCAGAATCTTCAAATTACTCATTTAAATACTTATCGTGATAAAAGATTTATATATAAATATCGTCCAACAAAGAAATTTGTAGTGAAAAAATATGTTAATGGTAAATATGTTCATTTTGGATACTATGATAATGAGGATACTGCAATTCATGTTCGTAATTACTTAGAAAGTATTAATTGGAATTTTAGTTTATGGGAGAATAATAAATCAAAAGTAGTGGGTGAAATTTTAAATGAGCAGTAGTGTTGATGAAGTACTTAATTGGTCTGATAATGACTTTAAGAAAACAATAAATTTTAATAAATTTATTAGTAATAACCGTAGTGAAATGAAGTCCAATGTTCGTGTTAAGACTTGTGCATATTGTGGTGAGAAATTTGCAATATTTGTTAAAAAGGGAAGACCTGCTGAATATTGTTGTGATGATTGCCGTGAAAATGCAATATTAGAACAATCAAAAATTAAATCACATAGATGGTATCATAAGAATAAACATAGATTAAGTGAAAAAAGTAGATGGGGTCTTGGGAGTGGTACTCTTGGACAACATAGACATAAAGATTTTAGTAAGGAGCAAAAGACAATTAAAAATGAATTGACACGATTGAAGCTGAAAAGGAAGTAGTAATATGTTTGATATAGATAAAGAGTCTTTGTTGGAATTAAATCATGCTATGCAGAAGACAATACTTAATATGGATTATGATAATCCTGTGGAAGTTAGTGCTTTTGCAGGTACTATGATTAGTATAGGTAATCAAATAAATATGCAGTTGATGAAAAATACAATTAAAGATGGAAAAAGTGATGTACAATCAATGAAAAATATAATTTTTAAAGATGATGAGGAATGAGTAAATATGGTTGAAATAATTATTAATGAAACAAAGAATAGTAATGATGAAGTGAATAATCAGATAATTGAATTAATTAATTTGTTGTATCAAGATAATCAACAAACTAAAAATTTATTGATTGAATTGAAAGACCTTATTAAAGTGATTCATGATAATCAAGTTGTTAATGCTTCAAAAAATAAAGATGCGTTGATAGATGCGTTAGGTGGTTTAGATATTGTTAATGAGGATAAGGAGTAGATTATTATGGTTACTCCATTAAATAAAGATTTACAGAATCTTCGTGTGAGCTTAGAACATTATAAAAATATTTTGAAAAATGATGAATTGCTTAAAAAAGAAGGTAATCCTGATAATAAATTATTGTTGAGTGATGATGATATTAATAAGATTAATTTAAAGATTGAGGCTATTTCTGAGAAGATTATAGAGCTTTTGGATAATGATAATGGGTATGTATTAGATGGGTAGTTTTTGGTTTTTTGTATTTTATTATATTTTTTATCAATATCTGAAAAATAAAAACATTTATATATGATTATAGATATACTATATATAATCATAATATAGGAGTTGAATAAAAAATGAGAATAGATGAGAGATACCTTATAAAAGTAGCAGATTATCAACCAATACAAATATATAAAAAACCAAAACTAAAAAGACCAAAACCAAAAATAGATATAATATCAATTGATACAGGGAGTGTTTTTGATGAGTATTAACTTCAATATAATTGAAGGAGAGCAAGATAATATAAATTATGATAAATTTAAAAATGACTTTTTAAATCCAAACATGACAATAAATGATTTAATCAAAAAATACCATATAAGCAAAAATAAATATAGTAAATTACGAGCAAAAATTTGTGATGAAACAGGTTTAAAATCAAAACCTTCAATTAAGAATAATAAAAGACTACTTTCCACAGATACAGATTATATACATAAACATAGAGGAAAATTTGCAATAATAAAATCTTTCAATAAAAAAAGATATTATTATGGTACATATGATAATCTTGAAGTAGCTAAAAAAATTAGGGATAAATTAGTTGAATACTCATGGGATAAAACACAATTAAATGCAATTAAAGAAGAAATATACAGAATGGGGAACTGAATACAATACAAACTGATGCTTTTTTAAATTTAAAAATTGTATCATCAGTTAATAAAATTTTAAATATATAGATGGGAATATATATTTTTAGTGAAATTGAATTATGTAAAAGAAGGTGAGTAATTTTGAATAGTATTGAGTCCGTTTGGAAAAAATTGTTAAAAAAATGTATGGAAAAAGGAGTATGGCATACAAAAGATGATGGTGATGAAATATTAGAAATTATGAATAATCATTGTTTTATTCCTAATGTCATGGAGAAATTATATTGTGGGGGAAGTGGTATTTCTACTTCAATGTTTGTTGATATGATTGGACAAGGAATATTTAATATTGATGGGTATCCTATTAAAGATACTGCACTTCAAAGTTATGTTAAGGAATTAGATGATGATTCACATATTTATCTTGAAGGAGAGGATTCATTTGTTTATACTTATCCTGAGCGTTTGTTGAATGTTTGTCAAGTCAATAGATTTGGGGAGGTTGTTAATGAAAATCAAATTAAAGTTATGATAGATAGGTTGTTGGATTTCGATGGAAGTAATCGTGCTGTTGCTAATTTATATATGTGTGGTTTTGATAAAGAGGAACAACATATTCCTTGTTTGAATTTTGTTCAAGCATTGATTCGTGATAATGAGTTGAGTTTACATATTATGTTCCGTAGTAATGATTTGTTTAGTGCTTTTCCTTCAAATATGTTATTTATCCAGTATCTTGGGTTTAAAATTAATGATAGATTAAAACAGAAGTATCCTTTGTTGAAGTTTAGAGGGGTTTATTATAATTCCACAAGTTTACATATATACAAAGGAGATTATGAACAAGTAAAGAAATTATTGGGGTAATATGTAAAATTTTTATTTTGAAAGTATTATTATCCATATAAAAATCAAAACATTTATATAGTATGAATTAAATAGTATTATACACAATATAAATATTACTAAAAAAACAAAAATAGGAAGTGAGAAAGAGGACAAGAATATGAGATTTAAACTAATAAAAAATAAAATCATAGATACTTTACAAGAATATGATGAAATACATTTAAACAACATAGATAACACAAAAATAGTGGAAATTCTAAATAAATTAGATAAAAAAAATGAATATCAAACAAGAGTAATTAATAAATGTATTTCTATTCATAAAAAATATGAATATGATTTTAAACAAAAAACAGAAAATATTAAAAATCTAAATCAAGAAAAACAAATTTTAAAAAAAATAATTAAAGAATTAAATGATAACCAAAGGAAGTGAAAGAACATGAATATATTTAACAGAAAATCAAAACAAAACGAAGAAATAGAAAATTTAAACAATAATTTAAATCAGATAAAAAATGATTTAGAGGAAACACAAAAAAAGGTACATAATAATAGATTAAAATTAGACAGTACCGAAAACAGTTTAAATAAATCAAATACAGAAATAATTGAATTAAAATTACAATTAAACGAACAAAAAGAATATTATAAAAGCGTATTTGAAAAATATGAATCTCAATTTTTAAAGTTGAATAAAAAAATGGATATTCTAACAAAAATGATAAAAGTAGTAACTGATGATTATACATCACCAAAAAAAGAGGAGAATAAAGTAAAACAAACACAAAAAAAGAACATTACAGAAACATCAAAAAAACATTTATATAATATTAGAGGTGAAACACCTACAAAATTATATGTGCAACCATTGGAAATTATAGGAAGAAATCAAATAAAAAACAAATCAAGAATTTTAAAATTCACAATAGATGATGTGATTTCAATAAAAGAAAATCTTAAATATTTCCATGAAAAAAAATATACCATTACGAAAATTGGAGAATTATATTCTATTAATAAAGACACTATTGCAAGATTAATATATAACATAGAAGAAGGTGTATTTGATGAAGTAATAGAGAAGTACACATCCATTAATCAAAAACATGGCATTAAAAATTCCTCTTCTCATTTTCGGGAGATACCACCATCTTTAAGAAGCCGTTTAAAAGGTAACTTCATAATAGTTAATGGAGGAGAATTACTCAATCAAACAACAGGTAGAAAAACAAAATATACCATACAAGACATAATTGAAATACAAAAAATGATTCCTGATTTTAAAAAGTATCCTACTATTGAAGATATGGAGGAATGTTTGGATATGAGTATTCAATCATTAAAAACATTAATTTGGAGAATAGAAGAAGGATATTTTGATGAATTGATTAATGAATACTTATCAAGAAAATACACTTATGAAAATGATGTTAATAGATTATTTATTGATAATAAAAATACTGGTTTAACTATTGATAATTGTATTTCCATAATAGAATGTATTATGAATTCATCTGATAAAAGGGAAGTTGTTAATAATTTAATAAGAATGTATCCTAATGTTGATTCAAAATATATCCGTATAATTGCTGATGAGTATAATAATCCTAATTTAAATAGAATACTAAAAAAAGAAGTTAAAAAAATTGAAAAGATAGATAATCCTCAAAAAAGAAGAGAATTAGGAGTATATTTATGATTGATAGGAATACCCCAAATAAAAATATAGCAATGAATATTCATGGTTTATTTCAAGATTATAAACTTATGAAATTAAATCTTCATTCACAAATCATAACCTATCTTGATAAAACATTAGGAAAGAACATAATTACAGACATTGGAGGAATGAATGTTTTCTGTGATTATAATGAAAAGACAAACTCTTTAAGTGTACAAATCAAATTAAAAGAATTTTTGGAAGATGACCAAGTCAGAAGTTTTTGTGATGAATTTGATTTAAAACTAAAAGATATTTATGTTATCTATGATAATTTTAAAATATTGGAACTACCTTCGGATACTAATTTAAATGATTATAAGTATGCTTGGATTAAATATAATTTCATCAGAAAACAATTTCTCAAAAATTTGTATATATGAAGGAGGTGTATGAAATTTGGATTTAATTGTAGAAAACAAGGTAAAAATAAGTGAACTGTATAGAATATTCTTTGATGGATTAGATACAAATAATAAGATATATTATTTAAGGTTTAATTATACTGATGGGGGGTTTCAAAAAATTACATTAAACAACATACATAAAATTATATTTTATAATTATTCAATGATAATCTTCTCAGAAGAAGATGATAGATATTTATTTGAATATGATAAAATGGATAATGTTGAAATACTTTGTATGGGTGAGTAATTGTGAACTTAAAAGAATTAAGAATAATTAAATAATAATATTAACAAATAAATAATTAATAGGAAGTATAATTATGACTATTTTATCTGATAAAGATATTAAGAAATATTTAGATAAAGGGAAGATTGAAATAAATCCAATTAATATTAAAAGTATTCAACCTGCGAGTGTAGATTTACATTTAAATTGGGATTTGAAGGATATTGATGGTAATGTATATGATATTAATAAAAATGAATATCTTTTAATTCCCAATGAGTTTATTTTGGGAAGTACTTTGGAAGAGGTGAAAATCCCTAATGATTTAGTTGGAATTATTGAGGGAAGGAGTAGTGTTGGTAGATTAGGAATAACTGCACATATTACAGCAGGTTATATTGACCCTGGTTTTAATGGGAGAATTACATTAGAAATAACTAATGTTAGTACAAAACCATTTATTCTAAAAAAAGGAATGAGTATTTGTCAAATAGTATTTCAAGAGTTGTCATGTGAATGTGAAAATCCTTATGGTAGTGACGGTTTGAATTCAAAATATCAGAATAGTAAAGGTACAGTAACATCAAAATATGAGGAGTTATGATAAAGTGAAAGAGTTATGTTATGATAAAGTGAAAGAGTTATGTTATGATATAGTCATAAAAATAGGTGTTGTTGATGAAGATGAAGATAAAGCATTAAGCCAGTATGACCATATATTATCTTTTATTGAAGAGAATTTACCTTATGGTAATTATACAGTTGAAATTGTAGAAGTGGGAGAATATATGTGATATTAATATATTAAAATGAGGGTGTTAATATGTCAAAAATTAAAGAATTGGGATTATCATGTTATAATGCACATATAATGGGTGATAAAGAAGGAAGAAATTATAAATTAGTTGAACTACAAGTCTTAATTCGTAAAAAATTAGGACATAGATATATTTTATATGATATTAATAATACTGAAACAAGAATTAATGATGATGGACGATTAGTTTTTCCAAGCATAACTTTTCGTATAAAGAAAAATAAGAACGATTCAATATTATCCATTTGTGAGGAAATGATGAATTTATTTGAAATTAATAGTTTTCCTCCTATTATACTTTGGTATGATACTGAATTTGAAGTTGTTTTGGATATTTCGGAGTACTGGAAAAATATGATATGTGAAGGAGTATCAACAAAAACAATATCACCTGATTTGATTCAATTATTTACAAAATTGGAATATGATGAAAGACATAAATTATGTAAAGAAGCAGAAGATTTAATTTTTTTATTTGATAGTTATGATATATTAGTTAATAATATTGTTCCTGAAACAGAAAAACAAGAAAGTGCTAAAAAAGACTTATTGAGTTTTGCTAAAAAAAAGAGGGAATGGTATGAGAATTTCTGTAAATATTTAGTTCCATATGATGATTTGAGTTATGATGAGAAGCAACCACTTATTGATTCTGCACTTATAAGGATGAATGAGTATATTAATTGGCATTTTGCAGAGATAGTGTGCAAATTTTAAATCATTCACGGTTTTATTAAGAAAATAATGGTTAAAATAGATGGGAAGGATAATTATGGAAAAATATGTACAGTTGAGTAATGGAGTATTTTTAAGTGATAGATTTGTGGGAGGTTATGACCCTAAGGTCTGTGATTTTTATGTTGAAGATAACTATGTGAATCATAGGTATTTTAGAGAGTCTGATGAGTATCATATGGCGTTAATCACATTATTGAATGATAGACAGGGTTATATTAATTTTATTATTGATTTTATTAAAAAGAAAATGGAATGTTGTGAAAATGATGAATATTGTAGAAAAATATTTCGTAATTTGTTGAATGAAATAGAATCTCCGTAAAGTTTATATAATTTTATAGAGTATATTAAAGTATAAGGTGCAAATAAAATGAAAATAAAAGAATTAATTAATGAACTAAAAGAGTACAACCAAGAAGCAGACATAACTTTAACAACATCAGAAACAATAACATTATCATTTATATCCGATGAAAATGGAACAAAAAAAGATACTAAACAAGTATTCATAGAAGGATGTGATTTTGATGGAAGACTCAACAATGAAGAATATGTATGAACTTATGGGTAATCTATTCCGAGCAATATCTGACATTAAGTACTATTTGGAGTACATTCCACAAGAATATTATGGTGATATTGAAAATATATCAAAAGAGATATTTTCATTTAGGAATAAATGTATTGAAAATTTGAACACCCCATTAATTGCATTAAAAGCATATACTGAGAATAAATGTAGTTGGGAGCGAGCAGGAGAAATATGTGATTTACATATATTTGGATTAAGAGATTTTTGTAATAAAAAAGGAGTTGATTGGAATAATTTAAGGATAGATGAGTATTATGGATTAGAAGGTGAAGAGGGGATTAATGAAATAAAAAAAAATTGGAAATTATTAGACCCTAACCATGATTTTGAACCAATAAAATATAATGGTGATTCAGTATATACTCAATATCCTATTCTTCAAGATAAATCTAAAAATGAGTTAAATTCCAATGAACTTAATAGTAAGTATTTTAAGTATAAATCAAAAATGTTAATCATAGAGTACTCTAAAAAATTCTATGAAACATTGGAATCTTTGTCAAATAATCCATTATCAGAATCACAAGTTAATACTTATAAAAAAGATAAGTTTTTATTAAAATTAATTGATGGTATTGAAGCAGAAAATATAAAAAATATACAATTATTAGAAAATACACTTGATTTATGTTATGAATTATTGAATAAAAGTAAAGAAACAAAAAATGTAAAATATTTATCTAAATCTCTTGAACAATTAAAAAAAGTTATTGTTGATGAATATTATTATTACTCTGTGAAGTGAATATTTATGAAGGATAGATTTAAATGGGTTGTGAAAAAAACAAGAAAAGGAACATTTTATTTTGTTCAAGACATTGAAACTGATGAAATATTACATTGTGAAGATATAATAAACTTATTGAATAAATTGTGTCATGATTTAAATTATCTTCATTTACGATTTTTAAATAAAGAGTTTAATACTAAAATAACGGATATGAAGGTAACTGAAAGATATAGATATGATGAAAATTTCCCATATCATATTAAGGACACAAAAAATGAATATGGACAGTATTCTCGTTTGATTGATATTAAAAATGCTTGTGCAATTATGAATGATTATGAGAATATGTTAAGATATAGGGAAGAAGAAATCAATAAATTGAATAATAAAATTCAAGAATTAAAAAATGTTGAAAAAAAGGGAATAGATGGGAAATGTTAAATTCAAAAAGAATAAAATCCTTTTTTGAAAGTAATCCTAATGGTTTTATAGAATTAGTACAATGTGATGGTAATAATTTCAGATTATATAATGATATTACTTATTCATTAGATGAAACAAGTATTACTTTTGTGAATATTACTTATACTTTTAAAAAATATGGGAATAGTTATATTAAACAAGGTACTTTTGTATTACCTTTTAGGAGTATTGTTCGTGTAGAATATATTAAAAAACGATATGAATAGATGGAGTTGATAGTTTGACTTATAATCCTTATGAAGCAGAATTATATAGATTAACTCGAAATAAAGCAAGACTTCGTGTTTTGATAGATAGTACACGAAATATTAAAAAAAGAGAGATATATCGTAAAAAACATGAAGAAACTTCAAGACAGTTAGAAGAACATTTAAAATGGATAAATATATACAGTTGATTATATATGAATGTGAAAAAATTAAAAAAAGAATTAGAGCAATGTGATGGTGAATCAGAAATAATTATTTTTGTTAAATCAGAAAATAATGTATATAGACCTTTTAAAAATATTGAAATGAATATATTCAATAAAGATAGTTTTAACGAGAGCATACATTTAGATGTGAGTATATATAAAGAATACAAGAATATTCATTTCCCAAATAACTTGAAAAAAGAGGATGTTGAATTGTTAGTTGAAAAAAGAGATATGTTATTAGAAGAATTAAAAGAAATAGAAGAAGAATTAGGAGAATTTAAATGAATAATCCATCATATTATAATAGAAATGGTTTAAGTCCCATAAAAGCATTTGAAAAAGGATTATTGAGTAATGAAGAGTATATAGGATTTTGTAAAGGAAATATTATCAAATATACAATCCGTGCAGGTGAAAAGGAGGACGATAGTACAATGGATATTATCAAAGCAGTGGATTATTTACATTATCTTAATCAAGCATTAAAAATAAAAAAAGAAACACAAAACAAAAATACACAAAACAAAAATACACCTATTGATATAACATTAGATTGTGATGATGATTATGATACTATATTAAATCATTTAGAAGAAAAAGTAAGTAAACTTAAAAAAGAATGGGAACTAAAAAAAGGAAAGAAATGAGGTATATGTATGAATTATTGTAATGTTTGTGATAATTTTTTAGATAATGATGAGTATTTATCATGTAATTTTAAAAATTATTTAAAAATAAGTTTTAATATGGACGATTTATATAAAAATTGTCCTAAAAAAAATGGAGATGGATAATATGGTTAAAAAAATAAATAAATATACACATGACTTTGTACACTTTATGAATAAACATGAAGGAAGTTTTACTATTAAATTAACCAATGGGGATGTATTCCACTTTGAAAAAGACGAATATAATTATGATGAAAACTATTTATATATTAATAAAGAAAAATTGGAATATATGGTAAAATTAGATAATATTTGTACTTTAATTATTCATAAATGAAAGAAGGGATAATTTGAAACAATATAAAACTACTTTTAAATGTAGGTGTATGAATATTACTAATCATCATTGTTCTGGTGTAGAAGTAATGAGTGGTACATGGAAATGGCATATCAGTTTAACACAATTAATTTATCCATATGGGTTACATAGAGTTTTATATAAGTTAAAGGATAATGATTTGAATAAAATTGATGAAGAATGGATTAAAGTTAAATATAGAAATAGTAATAGGTTACCTTTTTTATGAAAAATTTAAGTTATGGTGGAGATATAATGGAATTAAATGAAGCATTCATTAAATTAAATGAATTACATTTGGAGTTTGGTAATTTGATTAATGAATTGGAAAAAGTTGATAATGGTGAGGATATGGATTATTATGATGATTTGACACAAGATATTCATTGGAATAATGTTATGTTAAGTAATCGTTTGAAAAAAATGAAACATGAAAGAAGGTATCATTAATGGATATTAAAAAACAACAATTAGAAGATTATTATTACGATTTAGTTATGAATTGTCCTGTTGAAAAAGGAAAAGTATGGGATATTGAGTGTCATATTAGAGATATTGTTGAGGAAAAAGGTTATGATTTGATTAATTTTTGTAGTTTCCCTTTATTTATTAAAGGTAGATATATGGGGAATTATAATAGTATTAAAGGTTATTCCAAACAAATTAAATATTTGTTTCGTCAAATAATAGGTTGGGGATATGAATGTTATTATAGGAAAAATTATGAAAAATCATCTGAGTCATACATAATCTTTCCTAAAAATTTAATATATGAATTAGAAGATAATTTTAAAAAAAATCTTAAAAATTATAATGGGGTAGAATCAAATGAAATCGTGTAGGAATTGTTTATATGGTTCAAATAATGGGAATGTTTATGTTGTTTGTAAATATTTTAATAAAGTAATTAATACGAAACATTTTAGTGGATGTTCCAGTTTTAAAGTGAGAAAAATAAAAAATGGTTAAATTATTGGAAAATGGGATGTGGTTTGAGTGGGTGATGTTGAGGCAATTGGATTATTATTGGAAGAATTAGTATTTGTTATGGAAGATATGAATAATCATAATGATTTATCTGATAGTAATTTTTTGTTTGGGTTGAATCTTTTAATGATGGTGATTAATGGATATGCTGAACAGGGTATTGACTTGGATATTCGAGATAAGCAGATTATGTATATGGATAATTTAATTAAAAATTATAAGTTGAAAATTAATAAAAAATATGATTATGATAAGGTTCATATATATCGTCAAAGACTTGATGAATGTACTTGTTTTGAGGAGTTATATAATTTATGCGATGAGTTAATATATGGACAAGAATGTGAATTAAATAAGGAATTATTTACCATATCTCCAATTAAATGAATGGTGATGATTATGAAATTGGAAACTATTTTATATTTGAATGAAGAAATATCTAAACTAAATGAATTACTTGAAATTCTCAAAAAAGATTATCTCAAACAAATAGATGATGATTTATGGACAATTGATTTAGAAACATATCCAGTATTCATAAATGGATATGATATTAAAATTGAATCAAAATCAAAATTAACCAAAAAGTATATAATAAGATTCTGTGAAGATTTTGGTGTAAGTCTAAAAAAATTTGAAGATAATAATGAAGAAAACAAGTATATATATGTCTTTGAGAAACAAAAAGACATTTTAAGTTCATTAAACATATTATATTAAAGATTAAAGGAGGTTTTTTAAGTATGTTTAAATTAGTATTAAGTGATACTACTATTATTAAAGAAGCATTTAATAGTATTAGTAAAATAGTTGATGAAATAGCATGTATTGTTGATGAAGAAGGATTTAGAGTATCTGCAATGGATAGGAGTCATATATGTTTTGTACTTCTTAATTTAAAAGCATCAGTATTTGATGAATTTAAATGTGATGTGCCTGAGAAAATATACATAGATACAAATGAATTTAACACAATCCTCAAAAGAATTAAAAAAAGTGATGTATTAAGTTTAAGTATTGACTCAAATGATTTAATTATTGATTTAGAAGGAGAATTTGATAGAAAATTTAAAATAAAATTAATTGCTATGGATTATGAAAGTCCTGTTCCTCCTACCGTTGAATTTCCTGCATCAATATCAGTACCAAGTAATATTGTTAATCAAGCAATTACTGATATGGAACTTTTTAGTGAGAAAACTCATTTTATAATTAATGATGAATACTTTTTCACAAAATCTGATGGGGAATTTGGAGATGCACACTTTAAATATTTGCATGGGGAATCTATTAATGGAAGTTACGATTCTTGTTTTAGCATTCCTAAATTAAAAGATATTTTTTCTGCTTCAAAATTTAGTGATAATGTTACTGTAAATCTTGGTAACAGTATGCCATTAGGTTTAAACTTTGAACTAATCACAGGGGACGGTGAATTAAGTTATCTACTTGCACCAAGATTAGAAACTGAGGATGATGATTAATAAATGTTGGAATTTATAGTAGGATTCATATTTGGAACTATTATTGGAATAAGTATTTATCATATTTTAAAACATAATATGAAAAAGTTTGAAGTTAAAAAAACAATGGAAAATATTCGTGAAGAGTTCCATGGATATTTTGAAGAATATGAATCTAATCAACATATTATTTGTCCCACTTGTGGAAATTTAATGAATTTGGATAAAAAAGTAATTGTTATTGAAAATGGTGATGTTATTAATTTAATTTATACTTGTCCATATTGCAGTACTCAAAAATGGATATAAATTTTTTATTATATTGAAACCATCATCATTTGTTATTATTATAATTTAAACATATGAGGATTTAATCAAAATGTTAGAGAAAGTTCCAATTAAAAAAACAGGTAATCCTGATGAAGGGTATGATGATATTGATGAATTGTTTTTGGATACTCTTCAACATTGTGATGATGTTGAAAATGTGATGAAACATATTGCATCACATATTGAAGATATAGGGGAATATCATGATTATACAAAAATAGAAAATTTTGAGGACTATGCAAATGATACATTAGAAAGACAGATTACTCCTAATTTTAAAGAAAGAAAGTGGTACAATATACATACTACTAATGAAAGACATCATATTAATTCAAATATACATGATGATGTGAATTTATTTGATTTATTAGAGTTTATATGTGATTGTATTACTGCGGGTAAAGCAAGAACAGGTAAAGTAAATAAATCATTTTTAAAAATTGATGAAGAAATATTAAATAAATGTTATTGGAATACAATTAAATTAATCGATGAGTCTGTATATGTTATTGACTCCAATAAGTAAAAATTATAAAAAGGATGGTATTATGATTAAATTATCTGAGGATTTCAAAAAAATTATAGAAAAAGACAAACATATAAAAATGATGTGGAATGAGTATCAAGATGCAATAAATAAAAGAGAGGAATATTTTAATAAAGTAGTAATGGAGTTAAATAATCATCGTTCAATCTTACAAGAAGAATATGGTTTGAAGGGTTATAATTATAGTAAACCATGTGAATATGAAGATACTGTACGGGTAGATAATAGTAGATATTATTGTTTTAAAGTAATTTTTACAAATAGACCGTCTGCAAAGGAATTAGGTATTATTGAAGATATTACAGGCTGTAAGTATGTGGGAGGAGGATATAGAATAAGTAAGGGAAATTCAGTAGTATTCTATTTTGAATTACCTGAAATTGTAGAATATGAAGTACATTGAAATGGAGGAGATATATATGAGTATAGAGATTAATGTGGAGTCAATAGATAAGGTAGAATATAGTAATTCATCTAAAACTCAATTTCTGGTTTATTTAAGATTACTTCCTGATAATATATTATTTGAAATAGTATTTGAGAATGTTCAAAATGAAAAAGATGTAAAAAATATTATAAAAAATTTTAATAATCCTTACCGATTGAGTGATTTGTATAAATATAGTGAGATTAAACCATTCAATGAAAAGGTATATTCATGTGATATTGAATCTCCTATTAAATTTAAAATCAAAAGTGGGGACAAAAAAGGTTTGGAGAAGTTTTTATATCTTCTTAATACTCCTACAAAATTAGATGAAATGGATTTATTTGAAGAACATCAACAATTATCTACAATAATTGATACACATATTCAAACTATTCATGATTTAATTAAAAGAAGAAGGGAAATTGAATATAAATTATGGGAATATGGGAAACAATCAGCAAAATAGCTTATTAATGGGGAAAGTTATATGGGATTTAGAATAGTGGAAAATCCTCCTCCAAAATATCTTGAAAAATATGATACTTTTATAGATTTATATAATAATAGTCCATTAAATGTTAAAGAAATAAGAGAAAAACTTGATTGGTCAATATCAGTATATAATCAAGCAAAAGAAAAAGGTTTGAAAGAAGGTAAAATCATTGAAAGAAGAACTCCTTTAACAATCAAAAATGTTAAAGGAAGACCTAAAAACACCAAAAATCCTCCGAAGTATTATTCAAAAACTACTGATGGTAAATATGTTGTGGTTAAACGATTTTATAAAGGTAAAACAGTAGATAAGAATGTTTATTGTGGTATTTATGATACTGAGAATCAAGCGAAACAAATTGTTGATGAAATGAAAAATGTGAATTGGGATAAATCATATTTAAATGAAATCAAAAAGAGGGTTATTAATGGAAATAGATGACTTTATAAATAAAGTATTACAGATAAATAATGCAAGAGAACAATTTCAGACTGATGTATATATTACATCAAAATATTATGAAGTTGTTATTAAACGATTGTACATAACTGATATTAAAAGAGTAAATAATCAAATAATTATTACTATAAATAATAAACGAATTCAAAAATTAATGATAATGGACGATATGACTTATGGGTTAAGAACAGATACATTTTAAAAAAAAATAAAGTATAGGTTTTTAAAGTGAATATTAAAATTGATTATCGTGAGAAAAAAAGAGGAAAAAAGGCGTTGAAATTTTATGATGAAAGAGAACATAATGTTAATATTTTAAATTTAGATACAGGGGATTATGTTTTTGATGATAAAGTTGTTTTTGAATTTAAAACATGGAGTGATATGTTCAATAGTATTCATAATAATCGTGTTTTTGATGAGAGTTTAAGGCAAAGAGATGAGTATCCATATCATTATGTGATAATTGTAGGAAATGATAAAGATAAGCAAAAAGCATTATATAACTTACATAAATTAAATATTAAATTCAAAATTAAACAGTATTATGGTGCAGTTGCAAGATTAAATACATATACTAATGTTATTTATGCTCCAAATACCACCAAAGCATTTAGGATAATGGAATGTCAATCTGAAAAATGTTTGGATTCAAAACCTATAATTAGAGAGTTAAATGATAAAACAGATAATGTTGCTCTCAATATATTAATGTTTTTACCACATATTAAATATAATCGTGCAAAACTTATAACAGATTCATTGGAATTGGAAACAGTTGAAGATTTATTTAAAGTAACCCCAGAAGATTTACTTAAAGTTAATGGTATAGGGGATAAGTTGGCAGAAAGTATTATTAATAATATAACTAAAAGATATTTAAAATAATTATAGTATACAATTTGGTGTTTTAAGAAATTTAAAATATGGTTTAATAATAATTGATGATTATTTTTTTTTAAAAAAATAATATTTTTTGGGAGGTTCTTTTAAAATGAAAAATTATGAAGTAAAATATAATGAATTAACAGATAAAATACTTCAATTAAATGCCGAATATAGTTCAAAGATGCGAGATATTGCAAGTAATCTTAGAGTATATAGTGATGATGAGGAGTATTTGAGATACAAATATAAATTAGAATGTTTACATGAATTACTTAATAATACCAACATGGACTGTGTTGAATATAATAATGGGTTTTGGTCAAAAAATGATGGATATATTCTTTTAAGCGATTCAAGTAATGGGGATAGTAGAACAAGTAAAAAATCCCCAAGTTATGATGAAATTCGTCAAGCCGTTGAAATTCATATTGGGGATGTGGATAAAGCATTAGAATTTTGGAAAAAACAATTAGAGGAAAAACAGGGAATTCATGACTACACCAAGTTAGAAAATTTTGAGGAAGAATATGGTTTTCTTGTGCATGAAGGGGTGAAGGATGAAATATTTCTTAAAAGTGAATGGTGGCATAAGCATATAACAAAAGAAAGACATCATTTACAATATTATTCTCCATCTGATGTTAATTTAATAGATGTGCTTGAATTAATAAGTGATAGGGTTGTTGCAGAAAAAGGAAGGACTGGAAGCATTATTAAAGAATATCTTGAAATTGATATGAATATTTTAAAGGACGCTTATTGGAATACTGTTAAATTATTGGATAGTAAGACAAGAAGGGTGGAATAATGTCTATGATAATTACACGAAGGGGATATGTTATATACTATGGTTATGGGCAGTTTGATTATTATTGTGTTCATGTGTTAAAACCTAAATCCAAAAGAGTTTGGAAACCAAGGGATACAGAGTGCTTTATGTGGTTAAAAAGAATGGGTAAGAAATATGGGAATGATAAATTATATGAAGATTTTTTAAAAATTTATGAACCAATTACAACTGATACAGATATGGGGGATATTGAAAATATTGTTAAAGAGGTTAGTAGTAAGTATAGGTATAGTCAAGAATGGTGGATTATATTAGCATTAACAATAAAAGCAGAATTACATAAAAAGAATACTAAATTAGGGAAGACAATTAAACATTTGGGTGTGTATGAATTATTAAATGAAGATAAAAAAGTAAGGGATATAGTGTTGGATATAAATGATGAAAATTGGATGGCTTTGAAAGAATCAATGTTGGAGAAAGGTATATATGATTAATGGTAATGAAATTTTAAAAAAGAAATATCCTGATTTTGATGATGAATCAAGGACACCTAATGGTATTGATTTGAGATTAGGAAAAGTATATGTACTTGATGATGCAATAGAACCGTATCCTAATAATTTTTCGTCTTATGGATTATATAAAGAAGATTTATTTGATGGGACACCTGAAAAGGATTTACCAAAACAAAAAGAAATTAGACCTAAATTTATGGATTGTTATCATATAGAAGGTTGGAGTTTAATTCCAAATAAAGTATATATTTTAGAAGTGGAGGATACAATAAAAATTGATAATGATTCTATACAATTGTATAAACCTCGTTCCACATTATTAAGAGCAGGATTATCATTATCAACTGCTGTTGGAGATGCAGGATTTAATGGCAAATTATCATTTATGTGTATTAATCATGGACATTTACCATTTTTTTTAGAGAAAGGGGTTAGATTTGTACAACTAATTGATTTTGAATTGAATGGGAATTCAATTACTTATGATGGGGATTATCAAGAATATTAAAAATATTTAAGGTGTTTTTTCATGAGTGATGTGAATATATATGACCAACAATTATTATTAATTAATAAAAAAATAGATTTAATGAATGAATTATTAATTGAAGTATTGAAAGAAAATTCTCCAAGAACAATAATTAAATATTATAATGATTATGAAGAATTACTTAAAGATGGGGAGGAGTTGTATTAATGATAATGGACGATTTACTTGAATTAAAATTGGATGAAATATTAGATAAATACTGTTTATTGTATAGTCCTGAATGTGGTTATTATTATGGGATAGCAGAATGTAATGATGTCGATAAATTGTATGAAGAGTACAATATTGACGAATATTCCGAAGCTTTTGAGCCTGATACAATTATACCAGGGCATATTATGGGGGAAATAAATGATAAACTTCTTACATATGATTTGTTGGAGAATATAATGAATAATTTGGATATAACAAAGAAAAATAATAATGTTGATACAAATGATTAAATATAAAGTGATTTATAATTGTGCAAATGATACTTATAGTATTCATGATGGAAATAATATATATCATTTAAATAATGAACAAGATATTTCACAAATAATAGTTACTTTAAATAACTATTCGTCCATTAAAAAAAAATATGATAATTCTTTTGAGAGAATCAAACAATTAAATGAAATTTTAATAAAGAAGAATGCTAAGATTCATAAATTGGAAAAGAAATTGAACAAATGTGAAGATAGATTAAATGGATTATTCCCAATTAATGCAGAACCTATTAAATCTCCTTATCGATTGAATTTAAGGGATTATTTTAGTATTCCTTCAATGCAAACTGAAAAATATTGGGGTGTTGGGGATATATTAAAAGCATTACATTATTATTGTAATGATGATGTGAATATAATGGGTAGTGAGTGTGTTGGTGATTATCAAGGATATTATTATGCTGTTTTTAAAATTAATGATTATCTTTTTTTATGGAGAGGAGATTTTGGTTCATGTGATGTTTGTGATATGATTGGTGGAACTGATATTGAAGATGGTTATGAAGTATTAATTAATACATTGTCAGAAGGTAACACTTTACAATTTTATAATAAAGTTCATGCTATGAATTATTTGATTACTGTTGAAAATAGTAATAGGTATAATAGCTGGAAGAATTTTCCAAAAGGATTATTGGGTTAAAAAGAAGTATATGAAGTGAGATTTTATGGGATTTAATGTGATTGAGCAAGATACTCAGAAGAAAGAATTAAAAGAATATGAAGATGTGATTAGATTATATAATAAAGGATTGGCTGTTAATAAAATAAAAGAAATTCTTGGTTTAACATCATATAAATATTCCAAACATATGAATGAAGCGTTGGGGGAGGGTAGAATAAAATCAAGGAAAAGTTTAAAAAGTCCAAAGTATTATTATAAAACAAAAAATAATAAATTTTGTATTCAAAGAAGGTGTTCTGAAACAAAAAGAATGAAAAGTTATGGTACATATGAAACAGAAGAACAAGCAAAAAAGAAAGTGGTTGAATTGATTAAAAATGGTTGGTTGGAGTGAGTTTTATATGGATTTTGATAAGATATTATTGTATCATCCTCAACAAAAAATGACTTATATCCGTAAATTAACTATGAGTTATGGTTATTATGCTGTTTTGGCTACTGTTAATCATGAGCAAAAGATAACTCATATAGGAATTAATAATACTTTACAGATAATACCATATAGTAAGTTAAGTGATTCTGATAAGTATTTATTAGGTAAAAAGAAATGTGAAAATTTAAAAGATAATGATTTGTTGAATATATATAGTATTAATAAGGCGATTCAATTGAAAAAACCTTATAAATTACATAAGAAGTGTAATGGTATGAGGTATACTACTCCTGAGGAAACTTTGGAATTGAAGAGAGAAATATTATTAAATAAAGATAATGTTATTGTTATTGAAGGTAATAAGTATTATAAAGAGAGTTATACGGATAATAGTAGTGTTGATATTGGGGATGTGGATATTACAAAAGAGTTGGAGATGATTCGATTAAAACATTATGAAGATTTGTTAGCGAATGGACAGACAACTTTAATATGATTTTATTTTTTATTTTATTTTTTTGAAGTAAATAGTTATAGTAATATTTATATTATATTATAGATAAAATGAATATATTGAAATAATACATAAAAATATAAACAAATATAAATGGAGGATAATGTTTTATGGTAGATGATTTATATGATTTTCGTAAAAGAAAAGATGTGATAAAAAAAATGTGTGGTATAAAAAGTTATAGAGATAATGGTTATACTAAAATAACAGATATTTATTCTATTTATTATAATCCTTCCACTTGGTTAATTAATGGTTTTCGTGATAATGAAAGAGAAAAATTTTATCATTATCATAATGAAAAGGACATGATTGAATTTATTCACATGATTAATCTTCGTGAATTTCGTTTGACTGAATCAATGCAAAATATAGAACAGATTTTTAGAAGTTGCACAGATAATGAAATAAGATATCATGAAATAATTCATAAACTGGAAGAAAAAGTGGATATATTAACAAAAGAAAATGAAAAACTTAAATTCAAACTAAAAAATAATAATGTACTTATGAGATAAAATATGGGAGCATATATTTAGATAAGACTGATAATGAATTAATGAAGGAGATGGCTAAAATATGGACATGAAAATTGAACCAATCAACACACATAATAGAAATAATGACCGTTTTGTTTTAACAATTGATGATGATAATTCTGTATATTATTATGATAACCATAAAAGAGATGGGTTTGGATTATATGCAGGGGACGGTGAAACCAAGTTTAGTGAGGGGAAGATTGTTAAAAAGAATTTTGAAGATTTGTTTAGTAAAATAAATGAATTATATAATGAGAACCAAGCATTAAAAAAGGGTAATGAATATCATCAGATTTTAAAAAAGAAATTCGATGCAGAGGAAAAAGAATTATTAGGTTTATATGAAGTTGCATTGAAAAGTGGGCATAAGGAAAATGCGAGAATGTATATGGATATAATTAATATATTGGGTGAGATATGGCAACATACATTTCAAGGTGAAGAATATGAATAGATTTTTTCAACGAGGAGAAGTAATTGAAGACAAGTATAAAAATACAAAATTTGTTCTTAATAATGAGAATAAAGTAAAATATACTGTTGATTTACTTAATGAATTAAACAATGAGTTGGAAGTTAAAAAAAGAGAATATATTGATGTTGTAGAGGATTTGGCTCATTCTGAGAATACTATTGAAGATTTAGCGTCTGAATTATCTGATTTGGAAAATTTTGTATTATCACAATTTAATTCATATCAAAAGTATATTAAAGATAAAATAGAAATTTGTAATTATATTCAAATGAAAATTAATAATATATCAACGGTTAAAATAAGTGAAAATAACGATGAAAATAATTATAATTATTCTTTATTAAGTATTAAAAAAGATTTAATAAAAAAAGGATTATGGGAAACTTATGTTGCTGAAAGAGATATTTGATTAAAGTGTGGTTAAAATTATGAGAATTAAATTTTATGAATTAATGTTGAAACTTAATGAAATGAGTAATAATTATGATGATATTAACTTCAAAAAAGTTGATGTTTATACAAATAAAATTAATGGAATTGAATTTTTATTTTTCAAACATGAGAATGAAGTTTTTGAGGTTATTACAATTGATTCTTTGAATTGAAAAAGGTGTTATAATTTATGGTTATTCATAGTGAAAATGAGAAAGGTGAAAAAGTGATATGGGACGATAGTGGTAAGCAATGGAAGTATCCTGATGAAGAAGATGTGATTGACATTGGAGGTAAAAAGAAAAGAGTATGTTCAAAATGTAATAAACCACGGATAGATATAAATGGTGTTGTTGATTGTGATTTTTGTTTACAAGGGTTAAGTGTGTGTGATTTGATTGATTATGCTTGTTGTGGACATAATGACCCTGATAGTGCATATATTAGTTTTAAAGATGGTCGAAGATGGATACTTGATAAAGAATGGAGTCGGAAGTAAAATGGGACGATGTAGTAGTTATATTATCAGATTTAAATTTTGGAGTCTTGATAAATCTAAAAAAAAGAGAGCGAGTGTTCCTATGTTAACTATATTTAGTGATGGTAATTTAAATAAGTGTCATGGTCAGTTTGGTTCTTCTTATTATATGTTTAAGGATAAAGATACTATGATTGGAAATAAATATTTTTTTAAATAAAAAGAATTGAGTGAAAAGTTATGGTTGATGATATAAGTCTTAAAGAAAATTCAATTAATTTTATTGATGGAGAAATTTTCTTAAAAACTGAAAATGGATTTGAAGAAGCAATATTGTATATGAGTATTGATGATATTAAATATTTTGATATTGAAACAAGTGTACATATTTGTTTAAAAAAAGATTGGGAAAGAATACAAGAAGTAGGAGAAATTAGGGGATTTCCAAATTATCAAGTTCAACCTGTAAAATATAGTATGGAATATGTTGAATCAATGTTAACTTGGGAGGATTAATTTTCATGGAAAGAAGAAAAAAGGTCACACTTAAAGATGTACTTGGTATAAATAAAGATTATAAACCCATTGAAGGACGGTTTAAGGAAATAATATCAACTCAAAAAATCATTGATACAACAAATAATATTGAATATGATGGATTGGTTGATACTGAATTATTAATTGTAATGAATCAGTTATCTGATGAAATTCTTTTCATGAAAAAATGTTTAAAAGAAGAATTACTTGAAGTAACATTAACTATGAATAATAATGAAGATGAATTAAATCATGAGTCTAATTATGTTAGGTTTCAAGTTTATTATAATAGAATTAAACGATTATGTGATAAGTGTAATGTCAAAATTGATGAAAAAGACTATTAGTTTGGAGGAAGATAATATTAAACAGATAGATATATTTAATTATATTTATGATAATTATGGATTTTATGGTGTATTAGATGATGTTAAAGAAAAATTAGTTTATGGCGAAGTTACAAAAAGAGATGATGGATTATATAGTATATCCACAGGGGGGTTTTCAGATGATGAACATCTTATCCATAACTTAACACATCTATTGTGTCGATTTGGAAGTAATCATTATGTGGGTTATCTCCGAGGAGGATGTTTTTATTTTAGTGAAAAGAAGCATGATAACAATATTAAAATAATAAGGGTGTGATGATAATGGGTGAAAGATTTATTTATGAATATAGTGAAGAAACAAGCATGATTTTAATTAAAGATACTTTTCGAGAAGAACCTAATACTAATTCCATATGTAATCCCAAAGGGATAGTGAGATGGTTAAATGAATTAAATAATGAAAATAAAAGATTAAGAAATACAATTAATGTACAAACAATGGCGTTGTGTGAGTTTCATAATCGTGAATTAGCACAAGAAAAATGGGGGGAACATAGACCTGAATTTGATTTAGATACATATTATGAAATATGTATGAATAAACTAAAAAAAGAGATGGACTAATTGAATGGATAAAAATGAAATTGGAAAATTTAAGGTTAGGGTTATTATATGAAAATGTTATCTGATTTATTAATGGTGTTATTAAATAATTTAAGGATTGAAGATTTACCAGTAAATGTGCTTATTAATGATAAATATTACGATATTGATGAATTTTATTTTGATAATGAGATTCATGAATATATAATGAAAGTTAGTGGGGGCATTGAATATAGTGTAAGAGGGGAATTAATTAATAAATGAGTAATTAATGGATTTAATGGAGGTTATTAATTTATGAGAAGTTGTCATTGTATATTGGCTGGAACAAAACATTGTGAAACTTGTGGAATGAATACAATAAATACTATACAGTACACTTCACCAAGAAAAACAGTTAGTGTTACAACATCATTACCTGAATTCAATAATAAAACTGAAAAATATAAGTTATCTATGAACAATAATGGAAAAATTGTTTTAAAGGACGGTAAAGAGTTAAGTACAGAAGAATGTTGTAAATTATTAAATAAAATAGAAAATGAAAAAGAGAATTGGAAAATACACTATTGCGAATCAAGTAACATGGAAAGCATATTATCAATGGATTTACAGATTGTTCAAGAAGAATTATGGGATTTGGAAAAATTAATCTATGACTCATATATTATAAATGAAGATATAATAAACTCAATGAAAAGATTGAAAGTAAAAATAGATGATTTAATTAACCATAAAAATAGAATATTTAGATAAATGAAGGCATGAAATAATGAACGGAAGATTTATAAAAAAAGAATATGCTTATGATTGGTGGTTCATTTTTGATAAAGAACAAAAATATATTGAGGACATGAAGATTCCATTTCCTGATGTTGGAAATCTTGTTGCAATGTCCGAAGACCAAGTATTAACATTATTAAATAAATATGATATGTTGGAGAAAGAAGTTATAGAACTCAAAAAGGAGAATGAAAAATTAAAAGAAAAAATTAATATAAATATGGGGGAGTAAGTTTGGTTGAAAAAAGATTTGAAAAAAATTCTACTTATTATGGTGGATTAGCTACTAATTATTATGATATATAGGATAATGAAGAGAATAAAACTTTAACAATTGATGAAGCAATTGAAAAACTGAATAAATTAGTAAATGAAGTTGTTATGGACACAAGTTTTAAAAAAATTAAGGATAACCGAATATTAAATGAATGTATAATTGAATTAATGGGTGAAAGTTATCAAACAAGAGTGTTGGGTTATCTTGAAGATGAAATTTGTATTAATAAATCTGGTCAAGCAAAGTTTAATGATACTTTAAATAAGTATGGGATTAAACAGATAAATACTCATGGTTTTAAGGAGTATTGGATGGAAGATAAAATATAAATTGATGATTAATGATGGTGTTTTGTATGAATTTAAGGAATGTAAAACGGTTTAATGTAGCATATGAAGTGGGTAAAGGGTTATCAGAAGAAGAATTAGTTAAAAAATTAGAAAGTGAAATGATTCCTATTAAAATAGTTGATAATTTTGATGAGATGCTTCCATTATATATCTGTAATAAAGATGTAGGTAGATTATATGTAAATTATATGAATAACACCATTCCAATAAAAAATATAGATAAAATTGAAAAAGAATTGGAATATATTAAAACAAGATTGTTGAAATTGGAAGATATATATTATCTTATGAAAAATGAAGTTAATTATGAAACCTTCAAAGAAGAAATGTTCATAAAAGGATGTAATGATACATTTAATCAAACAATCCACGGTATGTTTAATGATATTGAGAATATTGTAAGTATTCTTCATGAAGGAGAAAATATTGATAAAAAGGAGGTTTAATTTATGAGTTTTGAAGAAACGCACCCATTAAAAAGTATTGATGTTGAAATTAAGCAATTACGGAAATTTTATGAAGATTTTGTTATTTTTGATGGAATATGTCCACATAGGTATGATGATTTTAAAGAATTAAGGGATAGTTTAGATATTCTTAGGAGTGAATTTTCTGTTTTGTGGAGTCAAATTTTAATAGATAATGAAAATTTAGAAGAAGAGTTGGTGGATTGATGTATTTGGTTTTTAGGTGTGATTGTGGTAGGGTGTTATATGCACATGAAGGAAATAAAACAAGGAAGTGTAGTAAATGTAATAAAACATTGAAGGTAAGTAATCGTAGAATTCTTGCGAAAAGTGATAATATTGATGAAGTAAGGTTGTATATTCAAAAATTACAGAATGAGATATATCATAATACTGGTTTTATAAAAGCAAGTGAATTAAAAAAATAGTAGTTTATGTGGTTGTAATTGGTTTATGAGTTATGGTGATAATTATGGAGGTTATAGGAATATTTGTAATAGGTTTACTTTCATTTTTTTGTGGGATGTACATAGCAAAAGGTTTGGATAATAATCATAGAGAATTGTTTCAGGCATATATGGATGAACAATTGAAATTAAGTATGGAGAAGCAACAAGTTTTTGATGCGTATAATCAATTGTTACTGAGTATGGAGAATAGTGATTTAATTGAAGATTGGATAGTGGATTGTAGGGGATATAAAATAGGAGTTATTTTTAAGAAAAGGTAAATTTGAGTAATTTTTATGATGTTATATTATATTTTTCAATTATATAATAAATTTAAAACGAAAGATTTAAATATTATTATATACTAATTATTATATATAACATAGAGGAGTGGGTAATTAAAATGACAAACACAGGAATACTAAACTTAAACAAAAGATTAAATAAAAATATTAAAAAAGGATACAGGTATGAATATAAATACATACAAAACCACAATAAACGAACTTTATCAAGTGTTAATTTAGAAAAATTAATAAATGAAATAATAAAACAAAAATTACCTTATGAAATAGTAGATGAAGAATTATATGAACAAACACTAAAACAAGAACAAGAAGATAATAAAAAATATGATATTCCATCATTCAAAAAACAAAAAAATAATACTGGAATAAAATATGTTATAAAAATTAAATGTGATGCTTGTAACAAAAAGTATCGTTATCTATATTCATATCATGGTATAAGAATGAGTGGTATACTACTTGAAGACTTAAAAACTAAAATATTATCACAAAGATTACCTTATGAAATAGTAGATGAAGAATTATATGAACAAACACTAAAACAAGAACAAGAAGATAATAAAAAATATCATCCAAGAAAACCAACAAATACAGGAGTACAACATTTATCCAAAACAAAAACGAAAAAAACAAAAAAACAATATAAATATGTTTATATATACATCAATGATGAAGGAATAAAGAAAACTATAAATAGTGTTAATATCCATGAAGTTCACGATAAAATAATTAAAAAAGGATTACCTTGGAATATAATAAACAAAGAGTTATATGAACAAACACTAAAACAAGAACAAGAAGATAACAGTTCAATATCTAAAAGAATATTCCAAACAAACACAGGAATACAATATATGTCCAAACATAAAAACAAACAATATAAAAAAGGATACAACTTTGTATATAAATACACAGATGAAAATAATAAAAAAAGAACATTAACCAGTATAAATTTAAAACAATTAAAAGAAAAAGTTCTATCAAAAAATATGGAATGGAATGTAATAAATCAAGAATTATACAATAAAATATTAAATGAGGAAGGGATTTAATTGCCAACTGTGTATAAAAAACTTGAACAAGATGATGAAATAAAAATTTTAAGAAATCTTAATATACTCACATGGACAGGATATTCAACTGAAAGAAAAATAATAGTATCAATTAAAAACAATGAGGATAACAGAAGACATCAATTAATAGAATATAAATTCACTAACAGATATCAATATAAACAGTTTAGGGATAAACTTAAAAAAATAGTAAATTAATAAACAAATTTTTAAAAAAATTGACGATTAATTGAATTAATGAATGGGGATAATAAAATGACTTGTGGGGAATGTAACTTCTCAGAGATAGATATGGACTCATTAAAAATAATATGTGAAAAAACAATGAAAGAAGTAGATTTAAATAAAAAGAAATGTGAAAACTTTAATTTAAGAGAAGATTTGTTAAAGGAAAGAGCTTGTTGTGGAGTATGTGAATATATGTTAATGGACGAATTTTGTGTATTTCATGATACATATACCATTCACACAAAATTATGTGATGATTTTGAGGCTTGTGAAGAATACATAAAAGGACAAATTTAAATAAAATGGAGGAGTTAATATTTTTAAAAAAATTGGATTATATAATCTTGAACCAAAAATTAATAATAGTGCAATGATGCAAGTAAGTTATTATCATAAAAAGCAAATGGATAAAGTAGAATTATATAATTCAAAGAAACATGATTCATATGATAAGATATATGCGTTTAGTTTATTTGATTTTACTCCAAAAGATAAAGTAACTGATGATATGATATGTGGGGGTACTGGTTTTGATGTAAAATCAAGATTACCTACGGAGATAGAAGAATGTGATTTAGATTATAGCATATGTCCACAATGTGATTATAGTATAATATGGTTCAGTAGAGGTTGTATTAGAAATTGTCCGTTTTGTGTTGTTCGTGAAAAAGAAGGGAAAATACATCCAGTAAAACCAAAAAATTTAAATCCAAAAGGAAAATATGTTAAAGTTATGGACAATAATTTTTTTGCAAATCCAAAATGGCGAGAAGCCGTGGATATGTTAAGAGTAAATAATTATAAAGTGGATATGCAAGGATTTGATATAAGAATATTTAATGAAGAACAAGGAGAAGCATTGACAAAATTAAAACATTACAAACAATTCAAATTTGCTTGGGATAATCCAAAAGATGACATTGATGATAAAATAGAATTATTATTGAATTATATGAAACCATATAAATTAATGTGTTATATTTTAATTGGTTTTTGGAGTAATCCTGATGAAGATTTGTATCGTGTGGAACATTTAAAGGAAGAATATAAAATACAACCATATGTAATGCCTTATAATCCTTTGGACGAATATCAAAGACAATTCAGGAATTATGTGAATAATAAAAAAGTATTTCATAAAGTATCTTGGAAAGAATATTTACAGTATCATAAAGATTTGTATACAAAAAGGTTGAAAGGAGTGAATGATGTGATGGAATATTTAAAAAATAATAAATCATCTCAAAAAAAATTAATATAAAAGTCCATGTGGTTTTTATATTTTTAGGAGAAGTGATATTTTTGATTAAAGGACAAACTTTACATGATTATCATAATCATGTGCTTAAAATAATAATGAGAGTTATAAATAGAGAAGAAATGTTAAAGAATGAGTCAGAACAAATTATCAGTTTTTTAAAAGAGTGTGATTTAGTTAAACATGATGTGGAATTATTATATGAACTTCGTCAAATGATAATTGATGATTGGGAAAATAGTAATTATAGTAAAGTAAGAAAATAAAAGATAATATTTTTGAATGGAGGTTTTTTTTATGAAATTATATATATTAACTGATGAATATGATGTGATAAGGGGAATTACAACAAGTCGAAAACATAAAGAAAGAATTGAAGAAGAATACACAAGATTATGGGAATTAGAAGAGGAATATGGTTATGAAAATAGGTGTAGTAATTTAACTTGTGATACTTATAATTTAGGAGAATAATTATGTCCATTTTTCATAAGGATTATGGTGGACGAACCAACACGGATATTTGAAATTATTAATGAAGATTCTGATGAATTGGATTTTATAGTTAAGTATAATGATTTGATAATTAAAAAAATTGGTCGAGGAAAATTAAGAGAATTTAGTTATATGTATAATAAGTAACTTAGCAAAAGGAAGGATTTGAAAAATATGAAAGTTAAAGAAACAGTACAAAAACAAGATTACCCATCAAGAGAACAATCGTTAAATTCATGCGAAACGATGCTAAATTATATTATAAATAACAACTTATTTATTGAACAAATTGATTTCATATATAAAATATTAATATATGCCCAACTATTTAATCAAGAACAATATAGTAAAAGATTATATGAAAAATTCAATAAGAATATTGAAATGCCTTTTTACAAATTTATAATAGAAGAAAAAATGAGGAAGGAATTCCAACAATTTCTACGAGATTTTAAAAGGTGATAAAAATGATTAAGAACAGATTCCAAAATAGTGATATGTGGATTCAAGATAGGAGTTGGAGTGGTGGAACATATTTTCTTGATGAACCAAGTGATGTCACTGCTTTATGTACATTATTAAATAGATTGGACAATAAGATTATTCAATTGGAAGAACAAACAAATAAACTTGAAGAAGATTTGGATTATTATAAAAGTAGAATGATAAAGGGTGAACGATTTTTTATTAATAACAGACAGATATGTGATAGTATGGGGTTCATTGAACCAATTCAAATTAATTCAACATATCATGGGGTTCAAGTTAAAAACTTATTAAACAAAAACTGGGAACAATTTAATGAACAAAAATGTTTAATACAAAGATTAAGTAATCAAAACAAAAAATTACTTAAAATTAATAAAGAGCTAAATAGGAGAATTGGAGAAGTTAAACATGGATAAAAAACATTGTGTACTTTGTGGGGGAAAAATTGGATTTCATTATTATACACTACCATTTGGATTTATTTGTTATGACTGTGGAAAAAAAATAATTGAACATTTACAAGTTGTGATTGAAAATGAATAAAAAAAAGGAGAGATGTGAATTAATTGAAGGAGGGTGGATAGGTGATGAAAAAGAACAACACTTTTCAATAATCTTTTATGACATTCACAAAAACCGTAAACATTTTTTTAGTTTTAAAGGAATAGGAAAATATAGTAAACATAATGAAAAAGAGTTACATAACTTAACTGAATTAATTAATAAAGTATTAGCTGAAAATGAACAGTTAAAAAATGAAAGAGATATTGAAAATGGAATGAGAAATCTTTGAGTGGAATTGTATGAGTAAAAAAAGATTTAGAACGGGTAACGGAATTTTTAAAGGAGATTATTTTTCAGAAGCAATAATTGATGAAAAAACTGGTGAAAGATATTATGATGGAATAAAACCAAATTATGTGAGTTCAAAAGAAGTGTGTGAGTTATTAAATAATTATGAAAATAATTTAAATAACAAATATTTTAATATTGAAAATAGAATCTCTAAAATGGAAGAGAAACTACAAGAAATAGAGTATTATTTTAAAAAATATCAAAAAGATATAAACTGAAATTTGTTTTAATTGTTTAAATGGGAACAAAAAGGAAGGTGATTAAACATGATTGAAAATAGAGGATACCCTAAAACTACTGGGTATCTTAAAAAATCACATCATAAAAGTTTACAATCTGAAATTATTGATGGTAAGTGGATAAATAATAAAATAGAAGAATTACGAAGATTAGGATATTCTGATGAATATATTAATCAAGAATTAGGACATTTAGTTAATTGGAGGATTTAAAAATGAGTGAAAATAAACGATTTATAGGTTCAAGTGGAGGGGTCTATGACCAATATAAAAGTGATAGATTTGCTTGGTCTGAATGGGAAGAAATTATTCAAATAATGAATAATTTAAATGAAAAAGCAATAGAAAGAAGTAAAGCATTATCTAAACTACAAAAAGTGAATGAAAAGTTAAAATCAAGGAATGGTAATCTATTAGAAACATTAGCATTCCGTAGTAATCAGTTAGTATTATTAGAAGAATTAATTGATGATTTAGGTAGTGAAGAGATGGTAAAGCAGATGGGGGAGATTTTGAATGGGTGAAACACAATTAAAAAAGTTTAGAGTTGAAAAAAGTAGTAGAATAAATGCTTTTTGCGTTACAAATGATAGGTATTCAGTAGTATTATTAAAAGAGAATGAAGCGGGTGCTGTTTGTAACATGCTAAATAGAATGATAAAGGAGTTGGAATGAAATGAATTCAAAGAGATATAAAGTGTACTCAGATAGTTATAGTGCTGATATTGTTGATGAGATTACAGGTAATAATTATAATCAAATAACTGATATTGAAGATATATGTGATTTGTTAAACAACCAATATGAACTGATTGAAAGAGTAAAAAAAGTAATGAAAGAGCATTATAATAACTCAAAAAAGGATTATGAACGAGCAGTTAAAGGAGGTATGCCATCATCAATATTATATGATGAAATGAGTCAAATTGAAGATATTATGAATGAAATTGGATTAGAATTAATTGGGGAATGATAAAAATAGTAAATTTTATATTTCTCCAAAGATTTATCATAAAATTTGATGATAAAATAAAAAAGATGGAGTGAATTGAAATGAGTATAAAGCGATTTGAGAATAGATTAGATAAATCTAATATTAAATTTAATACACAAAATCCTGTATGGGATAATGAGAAAAAAGATGCTTTGAATGTGTTTAAAATGATTGATTTATTGAATGAATTATATGATGTGAATAAAAAGTTGGAAAATGATTTAACTGATTGTAAGAAGCTTAAAGGGAAGAGATTGAATAAAATTAGAAATCATCGTGCAGTTATTGAGGATTTAGGAGGTGCAATCCGAACATATAAAGGACAAATTTCTCAGTTGAATGAAAAAATTGATAAAATAAAAGGAGTAATAGATGATGATGGTGTTTTAACGAAAAGGGAATTAAATGATATTTTGCGTTGATTTGTTTATTCTTCAAAAAATATGATATTGGTTAGTAAAGTTTATATAGTATCATAGATAATACATTATTATGAGGTGAATACATGGTATCTAAAAAAAGATTTAAGATGGAAACAATTGGAAATACAATGTTACCATTTATTGTTGATATTACTACTGCAAAAATGAAATCAAATACAATAACTACTTATCATACATATGAAACACATAGAAAAGAAAAATGTTTAGAATTAGTTGATTTGTTAAATGAGCAACATGAAACAATCCAAAAATTAGAAGAATATTCGCAAAGGATAAATGAAACACTTCAATCATTTTCAAAAAGAGATTTAACAGATATTGAAAGAATATTTTTAAATAATCTTTGTAAGGAAATAGGTGTTGATTTAGAATGACTAAAAAACAACAGAATAAATTAAAAATATATTTAATATGGGAACGCCACAATGGTGTTGAGCGAAGGTTGAAAACTGGTTATATGGATAAGAAGTCTGCTTATAAGAAAGTAGAAGTCTGGAATAATCGGGAGAAGAAAGAAGATTGTGGGCATAGGTATTATGTTCGTGAATTTGAAGTGTATAAGAATTAATTAAAAAATGGAGGAGTAGTAAATGACTGAAAAAAGAATGGTGGATTGTTTGAGATATACTGGTGGGGCAAAATGTCATTTTACTGGTGAATTTTGTAATGATGAGTATGCACAAACTTGTGAAGATTATAAGTCAGAAGATGGATTGTATGAGTGTCCCTATTGTAATTTGAAAGGATTAAAATTATTAGATTATGGGTCTGATAATGTATGGGAATGCTTACGGTGTGGGGCAGAATTATGGTTTTGTGAAAGTGTCGGTGAGATGCAACAAAGATGTAGGGAAATTAGAGAAAAGAGAGAGTGAATTCTTATGGGAGGATAAGAAAATTTAAGATGGGGGTGATGGATGTTATTGGTTTTATTGTATTTGTATTAGTAGTAGTGTTCTTGCTTTTGATGGTGTTTGTGTTGGTAAGGGATATGTTCTTCCAGTAAAAAAATAAATATATGAATGGTGGTGTTATTAATGGATTTATTGTTTGATATGTTGAATAAACGGCAAGAGTTTGTTCAATCAAAAATAGAATATCTTAATAGTATTAATGATTTTTATAATAATACTATTAAGGACTTGAAATTGCATTTTAGGGGTAATAGATTATATTTGACTTTTAATTCTTGGGAAGAGATACCATCTACTATGACTATGGATTTTTGTAATGAGTTTGGTTATCTTGCACCGACTTGTATTTATAATGATGCTTATGGATTGATAATTAGAACTTATAAATTTATTAAGATATTAAATTAAAAATAAATATTGTGGTGGTGATGTGATGTTGGAATTTCCACATAAATTAAATATTAATAATAAAGGTATAGTTAAACGGTATAATACTGTTGAGAAAGGTGAGTCTAATTGGTGGTGGGTTTGGTATGATGGTGATTATCTACCTACATCAACTGTTGTTCATAAATTAAATGATTTAACTGATGAGAATATTAAGTTACAAGCAGAGAATGAAGTGTTAAAATCAAGAATAAAAGAATTGACTTCACAGTTAACTGAAACTGGAAAAAGGGAGTAACTGATAAAAATGAATGGTCGGAGTTATAATAAGTTTATGATAATTTTATTGTTATTACTAATTATAGGTCGGATAATATTATCTTATTTCAATATTAATTGGGTGAGAACTGTTAGTGCTTATGATTTTATAATAATTGTAATATTATTTTTTAACTGTGGTGTGTATTTTTCAATGGATTTCATCGATTAAGTAAAAAAAAGAATGGGTGAAAGAAAATAATGAATGGTGGTGAAAAAATTGGTTAATTCTATTGATGTTCCAGTTCTTAAAGTTGATAATATACCTGAAGAAGCATTAGATGAGATATATGAATTTCATGAAAAAATTAATAAAAAATATGAAGGTTATCGTATAGATAATGATTTAAAAATGCAGTTAAATCAAGATGTTATTTTATTTAACCGTAAGATACAAGTAAAATATGATGATTGGCTTAAACCTACTGTGAAATTAATTGGAAATCTTGCGTATCATAATGTAGAATGGGTATTGTCTGATGTATTACATGAGCATGAAAAATATTGTAATGAAAAACACGAAATAAAAAAACAATATACTCGAATTGAAGTTAATAATATGTTATTTGATTTACAGATAATTGATAGAATTCGTAATTATTCTTGTGTTGCATTACCTTATAGTTGTACAGAAGAATATAATAATAAGATATTTCCACATGATGAAAACATAGAAGTGGAATGTAGATATTAATAAAAATGATGGGGGTTTTGAATTTGTTTGAAAATAAAAGATTTATTGGTAAGTATGAATGGCCTGAAACAAAAGAGAATATGTTAATGGGGTTATGTCCTATGAATTATCATAATATATCAGATAATGATTGGAGTTTTGGAGATGCAGAAAAATTACATGCACAAGGTTATCATGAAGAAGCTAAACAAGTAAATGAAATACTTGGAGATAGATTAATTAAATGGACAAAAGCCCATGAAGAAGAGTTTGAATTATACTATACATATGACACAATAATAATTCAGACAGAAAATATTTTAGAATGGAATGAAGAATTACATGATGAACTATGTGATGAGTTCAATGTAATATTATTGGAACACAATAAATTGAAAACATACCAACATGATAATTTTAAATTGAAATACAGTTATATTTACATAGCATGGATAGATACTAATCGTATTCATGAACTTGAAAAAACCAAGAAGAAGTATAATCTTAACTGGAATGAAATTAAATTTTAAAGGATGGATGGTATTATAGACAATAAAGGATTTAAGTTAAAATTATGCTTAAATAAATTAATGAAAGAGAATGAAGAGTTAAAAAAAAGAAATGATAATTTAACTGTGGAAATTAATGAGTTAAAAAATCAAGTTATTAAATTATATGAATTCTTAACTTCAAATGGTTATGAAAATGATGAGTTTAATGTTTGGTTTATAAATGAAAAAATTAATAGATATATTCATGATAATACTATTGAAGTTGATGAATTACCATTATATGGTAATGAAATGTTAATTTATCAATTACCTAACAAATTACAATATATCTATTTTAAAAAAAAATGGGAATGTATTGGTGAATTGGAAGATTAAATGATATTAATGAAAAAGGAGTAGTGATGGAAATGAGTATTAATAATTTTTGGGGTGACCATGTAAGTGGAAGAATTATAGAATTAACAGATATTATTTGGGAAGATAATTCTGAAATATGTATTCGTGAATTACCTTTACAAGAAAATGGTAAATATGGGTCACCCCAATTATTATTATCAGAAAAACCATCTGATGACTGTTTAGAGAAACTTCGTGAAATGTATCGTATACGATTTTTTAAAAATGATGATGTTAATGATGATTATAAATATTTAATGACTGTGGAAACTTTACGATTTAGTTTTGAAGAAGATTGGCATTGGAATGGTGTAAGAAACGATAAGATACAATCATTATCCAAAGAAATATTGAATAATCAATGGGATTTTGATGGGTATTTTTATATTACTGATGAATTAAATAGTTATCGTAAACTTGCAGTAATACCATTTAAACAAAGTACTGACCTTGATAGTGGATTTAATTTAGAGAGAAGTCAAGCATTAACATTAGTTAAAAATATTGTGAAAAAATTGAATGATGGGGAATTTATAGTATAAAAAAACAGTTGGACTGTATTAAGGATAGTATAAAAAAAATATGGGACGATAAAATGATTGGTGAGTTAATAAGTTTATTAATATTTTGTGTTACATTTGTGCTTACATTCTCATTATTAAGTCATATAGAGCATTTAATGTGGAAGGATTGGTTTTACGGGAAAAATAGTTGGTGGAACATACTCTATAAAAATAGATAATAAAAAAATGGTACGGGACAGATATTGGAAGCATTTTTAAGGCATTTGATAAGGAAGTGGAAGAATGAATGAAAAACGATATTCTCATGATGCTATTGTTATAGTAGACCATTTAAAAAAAGATTTAATTTATATCGATGGTAAAGATGAATTATTGGAACTTGCAGAATATGTAGATATATTACAAGAAGAGAATCTGAAATTAAAATCATTTATTAAACAGAAACAATGGACTGGTGGAATAGAAATGACTGAAAAACGATTTATAATTGATGTTGAAGAAACAACACAAGAAAATGCTTTATTTGAAAATGGTAAATTCGTTTGTTTTGAAGATGATACTGATGAGTATTTGAAAAAAATAAATGAAATGTCAGATGAAATTGTACAGTTAAAACAATTCCAAGAACAAGTTACAAGTGTTATTGAAAGTAAAATGGGTGATAATGTATGCAATGATTACAAAATGGAAGTGTTGAAAGAGATATGGGACGAATTAGAATTAGATGAAGTGTGGTTTGAATGAGTGAAAAACAATTCAAAAAGATGTGGGATAATCATTATGAAAACATTCTAACAATTGGTAACCTAAAAGAAGTAATTAAAGATTTAAATGATGATTTACCAATAGAATGTAGTGTTCATAAATTAGATAATACTTACATTATTAAAGAAGCATCTTTATGTGGTAATATGGTCGAAGAACCTATCTTACAATTAGAAATTAAAACGGATTGGGAACTAACTGAAAGAGATGAAAAAGCATTTAAAGAATGGTGTAAGGTGGAAGATAATGACTGTAAATAAACGATTTAAAGGTGGACAAGGGAAGGTTAGTGATGTTGGAGAGGATTTAATATTTAAATTATTATGTTTAATTGCAGAGGAGAATCAAGAGTTACGAACAAAAAACAATACTTATATTCAAGATATAGAAACATATAGAGAAGAAAATACTCATTTAAAGTTAGAGAATGAAGAGTTAAAGAATAATATGAAAATTAAATTATGCAATAACTGTATTTATTGGCGATTGGGTACTGCGGGTCTTAATGATAATTATTGTAGTTTAACTGATGAATGGGCAGATTGGGAAGGGACTTGTGAAAAATGGAAGGGTTATCATGACTGAAAACGATTTAAAGAAGTTATTTTCACATGGATAGATAGTGGTGGTGAATATCATTATGAAAGAAGAATTGTTAGGGATATTAAAAAAGAAAAGGAGTTGAAAAAAGATGATTGAAAATGCACGATTCCTATTTGTCATTGACAATGGAGAACCAACATTTTATGATTTAAGTAAAAAAGGCAAAACAATGGATATGAATGAAACAGAAGATATGTTAAATGAGTTAAACAATGAGAATAATGAATTAAAACAATTCCAAGAAAAAGTATTTGATTGGATTGATAAAGAAATTTCTCAAAATGAAGAAGCAATTGAATGGGGAGAAAAGCAAGGTGCAGATGTGGGTGCAATGGGTTTTTATACAAATATGCTTAAAATGTTCCAAAAGGATTTTGCAGATGGACAATACAATAAATAGTTACCATGATATTTTAAAATAGAGGCACGAAAATGAATGATGAGAGATTTTGTATTTATAGTAAATCAACTGATAGTAATGTGTATGATAGAGTTGAAGACCAATATTATAGTTGGGATACTATTGTGGATTTATTAAATCATATAATTCCAAATGATGCAGATGTTTTAGAGTTGTTGGATATTCATATTGAAAATAATAAAACATTAAAAGAAAAACAATTGGATTTTATTGTTAATTTATTATTTGATATTCGTTGTTATAGTGATGTGCATTATAATGAATTATTGGGTGGTGAATTAGCAAGAGCAGAAGCGTTAGGGTTTAATGTTGAAGATTCAAAAAATTGGGATTATGATGAAGAAAGTTATGAATTTTGGAAAAAGAAGTTACAAGAGTGAGTGGACGGGAGGTGTTGGAAAAATGAATTATGAAGAAAAATACACTTGTAAAAAAATTGAAAACCCAGTAACAAAAGAAGTAAATAATTATATACAATATAATGATACCACTATATTAAAATTAAATTCAATAACTGATTGTAAGAATGTATGTCAATTATTGAATAGACTTGATGATATAATTGAGGATTATAAATCTTCAATTGAATTAAAAGAAGAGGGGATGGTGTGTAAAAATGATATATGGGATACTTGGGAGTTGATTAAACCAGTTGCAAATATGGTTTTATGGAATTGGGGATTAAAATTAGTAGGTGCAAATGATTCTTATAATCTTATTTGTTTTGATACTGAAAAATTTGAAAAAAAATTAATTGAAACAATTGAAATTAATAAAATGGTTTAAATAAAAAAAGTATGGGTAAATGAAAGTAAAGGATTTCCTTGTTAATTTTGTGAAATTGGAGGATTAAATTATGAGTGAAGAAAATATACATATGAATTGTGAGAATTATAATCCTAAAAGGGATATGTGTCTTAAATGGTTTGAAGAAAATGTGTCAGAGAAATATAAGATTTGTAAAGAATACTCTGAATTTGATGATAAAAAGTTAAGTATGAAATGGAGTAATTAAATTAATGAAATGTTATTGTAATTTAAAGTTTAAAACGAAACATTTATATGTGATGATTTACTAATAATGTAATAGTAAGTCAAAAGAATAAAATAAATTTTAAGGAGTGAAAGAAATGACTAAAAAAGTGATATTTGAAATGGATGTATTTGAATTGATTGAGTGGATAAATAATAATCCGTTAACTATGGCTTATTTATATGCTCTTGAAAGAAATGGTATTTTAGGTGGAAAGAATGACTGAAAATAAACGATTTAAAGGTGGACAAGGGGAAGTTAGTGTTGTCAGGGAGAATTTAATATTTAAATTATTATGTTTATTTGCAGAAGAGAATCAAGAATATAGGGAAGAAAATACTCATTTAAAGTTAGAGAATGAGAAGTTAAAAAATGTTATAGTATTTGCTTATACACTTATGAGTCTGAACACTATTTCAGATGAAGAATATTCTGAGTTTTATGAGTTATGTGAAAATATGGGGGTGAGTTTGAATGACTGAAAAATGGATTATTAAAAATGGAGAAATTGTAGATACAACCAATAATATAACCTTTGATTCATTCATGGAAATCATAATAGTGCTAAACGGACAATCAAGACAATTAACTCAAATGTCAAAAGAAAATAAGAAGTTAAAATCAATTTGTCAAGACCATCGTGACCATGCAATTGATTTTAAAGCAGATTGTGTAAGATTAGAAAAAGAGAATAAAGAGTTAAAAAATATTATATTATTTGCTTATACACTTATGAGTAAAAACACTATTTCAGATGAGGAATATTTTGAGTTTTATGAGTTATGTGAAAAAGTAATAAAACAATAGGATTTGTAAGAATGATTGATTATAAAAGTATAGCCGAATTTTATTTAGAAATTTGTAGTAGAATATCAAAAACAATTTATGAAGCAGAACAAAATGAAAAAACAAAGGAAGATGCTAAAAAAGATTTTGATAGTATGTATTGGAGTTTTGATAGAGCAAAAAGTAGAGCGCATGATGTTTTACAAATGCACAAATATTGGAATGAAAAAGACTTTGAACACTATGGTTTAGAACAATTATCCAGTACAAGACATCGTATAGAACATTTTTTAGAAGATTGTTTACTTACTTACCCTGATTGTTGTTATACTTTTGATAAATATGATGATATAATTATAGATTATTATAAACCTATTAGATTAAATGGGGGTCAAGAACATCATGAAAAATGGAAAAAATATTATAAATTGAACCATAAAAGGATTATGATTAATTACGGGTTAGTTAGGGATTTGAAAGGAGCATATGATTATGTGAAAGATGATGAGAAACACTTAATTGATGAAATGATGAAATTATGTAAGAAATTAGAAGGTTATGATGAAGAAATGGCAAACGATTGAAAAGGAGTTACAATAGGAATGACTAAAAAAAGATTTGAGATAAATAATCTTGTAAAAAAAGGCACTATGAGTTTTTGGGATAATGAAAGCAAAGCAATTTTAAATGCAAGTCATACACTTGATTTATTGAATGAATTATCAGAAAAGAATGATGGATTAAAAAAAGACTTGTTTGAAACAAGAAAAGATTATTTGATTGAAACTGCCGACATCTCCGATAAATTATATTTGGACGAGATGATTGAAAATGAACGAAAGGAGATATTTAAATGAAGGAATGTTGTGCAAATTGTCAATATTTCAGATTATTAAACGATTTTGAAATGTATTGTACTAAAAAGGAGAGTTATACATTTCATTTGAATATTTGTGAAAAATGGAAAATGATGAGATAAAAATAATGACTGAAAAAAGATTTACATTTAATAGTGATACTGTTGCAACAAATTTAAAAACACCTATTGTTTATGATAATAAAATAATGAATATATGGGAAGTATTAGAAAAATTAAAAATGGAGTTGAAACTATGACTGATAAACCAATTGTTCCTCCCGAACAATTTCTATATACTCTAATCAATCAGATGATGGATAAATATGAATCTCATCCATTAACAAGAGCTGTATTTGAAATGGGCTATGTTAAAGAAGGTTATAGGTTAGATTGGAATAAAAGATTAGATGAAAATGGAGAATGGAGTTGTAAAAAATGACTGAAAATAAACGATTTAAATATTCATATTCATTGGAAAAAGTATATGACTGCGATACTTTCAATGGAGAAACAACAGAAAGTTACGGGACATTTGAATGTTGTGATATGTTAAATCAGTTAAATGATGAGAATGAGCAATTAAAATCTGAAAACAGAAATCTTAAAATCACTATTAGTGCAAGAGATGCATTAATTGAAGTTTGCGAGGAAAAATTCAGGGAATTAGGATTCATTATAACTGTTGATGATAATGGATATGTGATAGAATGACTGAATATTATATATATATATATGGATACAGAAGATAAATTACCTGCTATTCTCCCAAAATATAATTATTATTGTACCTACAAGAATGAGGAGGAAGATGGATGACTGAAAAACGATTTTATGTTGATAAAAATGGGGATTTTAGAGATACCAAAACTGGTAATATTATAGTTGATTTTGGTTATTCCTTTAATGGAATGGACTGCAAAATGATTTTAGATTTGTTAAATAAGTTAAATGATGAATGCGAGTTTCTTGAAATTGAAAATGAATCATTGGAAGATGGTGCAACAAAATATGCAGAATTATATCATAAATCATTAAAAGAGAATGAGGAGTTAAAACAACAATTAAAAACAAGAGTAATTGTTAATAAACAGTATGAAGAACTCCAAAGACTTAAAAAAGAGAATGAACAGTTAAAAAAAGTATTAGGTGCAATATTACTTGAAGTGAGAAGAGATATTTCAAATACGAATCAAACTGGTGAAATAAAAGTATTTATCAATCCTAATAGTTTTGATTTAATTAGTGAAGTATTAAAGAAGTATGGAGCATTAAAGGGATGGTATGAATGACTAAAAAACGATTTATTTTAGTTGAATATGTTAATAAAGGATTGTTTATTCAAGATAATGCTAATGATGAAACACAATATTTTCAAGGGAGTAAAGCATCATTAGAAAAAGTTGTTAATTTGTTGAATAATTTAAATGATGAGAATGAGCAGTTAAGACAACGAAACACTAACCAATACAATCAATTAACTGAATTATGGGAAATAATTGAAGAAGAAAACTGGGAAAAACTAATTGCAATGAAGAAACAATTAAAAGAAGATGAGGAACGATTACAAAAAGAATGGGGGTGTTATGAATGACTGAGATAGCATTAAGTTGTATTGATTGGGCTATCCTATTATTTGAAATGTTAATTGCTATGATTATCTTTGCAATCGTGAAAGGATGGTATGATAGTAGAAGATGGGAAAATCATATTTATCAAATATTGGAGGAATATCGTGCTAAATATGGGGTAGATAGTGGTTGTGAACTGTTATTGTATAGGAAAACAAATAATGAGGTGGAAGATGACTGAAAAACGATTTAAGATGAAAAAACTTGAATATGAATCCTATTTTATTGATTCTCAACAAGAGTATGTTGATGAAGATGAGCCGAATTTTAAGATTGATGGTGAAAAAACATTGTCAGATTCACAAATTCTTGATTTATTAAACGAGAATGAACAGTTAAAATCTGAAATAAAAGATTTGAATGATGTACTTACAAGATACGAAGAAAAGGATTTACAAAAAATGAAGAAGGATACTCATATGGATGATGAATTAAGTTCTGATGAATTTTTTAAGAAATACATGGACGAAATGGACAAAGTGGGTTATGAAGTATTTGGGATTCGTTATATGGATGATTATGTTAATCTTTTCCCAAGTGAAGATGAACAAGCAGTTCGTGATAGTTTAACAAGATTTGCAGAATCATTCCATAAAGGACATAATGCCCTACCTGTTATAATATTGGTTAATAAATATTATATTAAATCATGGTTAGAAACTGGTAATGTTAAGGACGGTTATGGTAATTTGGTTAAATTATAAAAATTATGTAAAATACTATTTTATGATAATGAAAAAAATTAGTTATAATTGTAAATAATTTTGAAGGAGAGTTATAACTTGTGAAAAAAAAGAAGTTTATTAATTTTACTGACCGTGAAAAATATTGTATAATGATGGGTGTATGTTTAGGTATGATAACTATTCTTACAATTTTATTGCTTTACCTATATTTACCAGAAACCTCAGTACTTGAACAAACGGCGATAGTTTGTTTTATTGGAGGGGGAGTAGTAATGTATGTATGTAAATGGATATTGGAGGAGTAATGAATGACTGAAAAAATTATTATTGAAATGGAAGTTACTGATTGTTTTCATTGTAAGTTTTTAAATTCAAGTGATACTGGTGAAAATTGTAGTATATTACGAAAGGGTATTCAAGAAGATGAATGGAGTAATATTAATTTCCAATTTGAAGAGGGTTGGAGATATGAGAAATGCCCTTTGTTCCATAGGGGGTATATTTGTAGAAATTGTGGAGTGAAAGTACTGGAATTGGGAGAATGATTGATGAGTTATCTTTAATAATTATGTTAATAGGGGTAGTGTTATTCATTGTTATCACATATTTTCATAGTGATTTTGAAAATTCACTTAATAAAATAATGGATGAATCTTGTTACTACTGTATCTATTCAACTGAACCATATACTATAAGAAATGAGGATAAAAATACTTGTAAAAGAATAAATAATCGTAATTGGACAAGTAATCAGATAAGAAATTGTAGATATAGGGTGAAAGAATGACTGAAAAATATTGGGTTAAGTCTATCATAATGAAGAAAGTTTTGAAGATATGGATTGTAGTGCCAAAGGAGGAAGTATGATGAAGTTACCATATTTTCTTTTCAGTAGTTTTAATAGAAAATCACTTGTTTCATTTAAAAATTTAAAAAAGAAGGAAGATAGAAGTTATGATTATATCTTTGGTATTAATGGATATTATAATTTTCAAACTAAAAGTAAATATCATATGATAAGGGGTTTTATTGAATGAGTGAAAAACGATGTCATAGATGTGATAATGTAATTAACAGTATAATTTACTGGGATAATGGGATATGGTGTTATTGTTTGGATTGTAGTCATTATATTATTCAAGAGTTGTATGGGTGAATTTGAATGACTGACGATTTATTGATAAAAGTAGGGATGATAATAGCATGGGCATGTAACACAATTACATTTTATAAGAGATATAACCTTAACAGAAAGATGATAGAGGAACAAGATGATTAAAAAAGATATTATACGAAAGTTTAAATCAAACTGGGAATATACCGAAGATGAAGAATGTTTCACTATAAAAGGTGATTTAGTTGAACCTATTGTTGTTGATGGTTGGACTCTTGATGGTGTTAATATTAACTTACCGAAGCATATGGTTTATAGGGATTATGAAGTCTTTTGGAGTGAAGTGAAAGTTAAAGAATTAGTTAAAGGATTAAATAATAAAGATATACCTTTTTATGTGGATGGTAATTTGAATTTTCGTTTAGAGAATATTAGTATGAATATTTATAGTAATGATGAATAAGAGTAATATGAGAGTGATGTTATGGGTACTCGTATGGATGGTACTGATTTCCAAAGATGGTATATGGATAAGTATAATGATGTAATTATTATTTTAAATGATGATAATCGTGGATTATATGCAGAATATCTTGAAGATAAAAAGAGAGAAAGAGAACAACTAATATGGATTATTTGTGGAATCTGTACAATAACTTATATTATTATTTGTATTACATATATATTTCCAATTATAAATTTATAAAATTTGTAAAAAAATGGAGTGGAATATAAAAAAAATAAGATGGTTAGTAAGGAGGTAGTAAATGTTATTGAAAGGAATATCATTAGATAATAAAATTATTAAAAAAGCAATTTTCAGATTATATGAGTGTGATACATTACTTGATATTACTTTTATAGATAATGATGATTGTGAAATAATTAATATGGGTTTTGCATTACACGAACTCGGGGAAGTTGACCGATTGCGTGATGGTTTAATAAATCAAGGAATAGTAGTGAACTGGACATTGACTATAACTTGTGATGATGAGAGTATGACTGCTACAATGGATTGCTATGAAAATAAGGATTATTCATTCAATGATTTTTAAATTAAATTGGGAGGGTGTGATTTTTGGATAAAGTACCATTAAAAACATTGTTTAATAATGCAAAAAAGAATAATCGTAAGAGTAATAGATATTCTGTTGAACATATGTGTCGGAGTAAACAGAATATCGGAATAATGAATGTATCCAAGGTACATTGCACTACTTGTAAGAAAAAATATATGTATTTGTATAATTACAAGGAACATGGAGAATATAAATCATTTAATTCAGTTGATTTAAATAAATTAAAACAAAAAGCCATTAGTAAAAACTTACCTTGGATTATAACAAATCAAGACAAATTGGAGAGAATACTTAAAAAAGAATAAATAATGAAATATGTGTTATGGTTGGTGATTTGTATGGTTAGAAAACAATTTAAAAAAGGGGATTTTGATGAAGATTGTGAAAGGTTTGTAGCTTTTAAAAGAGATGAATCTTATAATTTATATGATATTGTTGATACTGAAAAATTAGATTATGTGGGTTTTATTGTGCCTTATAATGACTATAAAGAGTGTGAAAGAGATTGTAATATAATGAATGTAGTAGATTATCTTTTAAAAGAGTTACAAGGATAAACTGAAAAAGAAAAAAAAGTTTTTGGAGTTTGTGAGGATGTATATTTTATGAGAAAGATTAGAACATTTATGGATTACTTATTATCAGATGTTAGTTATGAACATCAAAAACATAATTATAGTACTATTTATGGTAAAATCATTTATCCAGTAGCAATTAATCCATTAGAGTATTATCATTGTCATAAATCAAAGGATTATAATAAAATATTTAATAACAAAAGTAAATATAATATAATAAGGGGGAATAGATATGTCATTCAAATTAGACCAAGAACACGAAGAAATATTCACAAAAATAATATATGATGAAATCCATGAAAAAACCACAAAAGAAACCATAAAAGAAATGTTACAAGAATATAGTACAACAGGGAAAAGTACACGGACAATAAACCGACAACTACTAAACCCAAATTATAGTACAAAAACAGAAGACTACAAAAAATTAAAAATAAAAATAGTATTAGAAGAACCCGAAGAAAACTATCCAAAACCATTAGGAGTAGAATAATAATAACCGAAGTAAATATATTATAGTAAGATAAAAAAAAAGGTGGTTTTTTATATGACATTACCTGATAAGAAAAATTTAAAGGATATTCAAATGTTATTAAGAGAATATGATTCTATATTAACAGAAATTTTAAAGTTGGAGGATAAGTATGATAAAACTTATCCACGAACAAGTAGTGATGAATTGTATGGTATGTATATTCGTATAAATGGTAATTTAGCACCAATTAAAAGTTATTATGAAGATTTGAAAATAATACCTTATCAAGACATTGTTAAAGATAATTATAAATTAATTAAAGAGTATGGTACTGATGCATATGATATGCGTGAATTAAAAAGATTATCAGAGCATGAACATGAAGTGTTGAATCATCTATTAAAAAAGATTATATGATGTGTGGAATTGTTAACCAAAAAAAGTTAAAAGTGAATTTGAGTGGGAGAAGAGAAATGACCATTGAAGATTTAATGTATTATCTCCAAGAATATTTAACCGAAGAAGAAAGAAAAAGATATTTACAGTCATTATATTATCGGAAGCAGATGATTGAATATGGTGTTTTGAGTAAAGGTCAAATGATTGAATTAAAAAATAAGTGGAGTTGTAATGAATGACAAGTATGTTCTTATATGATATTTGGATGGATTGTTTAAAAGAATTTCAAGAAGATTATATTGATGATTATTATAAACAAATAACAGAGTATAAGAATAAGTTATTGGATATTGGTTATTATGGTGAAGTTCGTGTGGATATTATTAGTGGGGGTAGTGTTGATGATTTTAAGTTGATTGATGGGGTTGTTCATATTTGTGGGGGGATATATCATATACATGATACTATTAAGAATATTGAATATGAAGTTAATTTAAATGAAGAAAAGGATAGGATTATATTCTGCTTGAAGGATTATTTTATTTTAAACTTCTCGGATTATCCTTGCATACTTTACAGTCCTAACATATATAATGAACACATAAAAAATATTAAAGAAAATAAAATAAAAGAATTAAAGGAAATGAAGGAGAGATGAACTAAATGAATTACTTAAAAATAATATTAATTGCAATAGGCAGTATAGGTATAACACATTATAATTATCAACTAAATGTACCCAATAATTTAACAATAATATTATTAATCAGTTTAATAGCACTAATACATGGATGTACAATAAGAACGGAGAGATGAACTAAAATGTTAAGTTTACAAGAGAAATTGAACCGTATACGGAATAAATATGATATGATAATCAAATGCCAAAAACATATCAATGAAAGTTACGAAAAACTAAACAGTAACAATTATGACAATGAAGTCAATAACTTAAAAGGATTATGCAAAACACATAACCTATGGTTAAACGAATTAACAGAATATCTTGATGATTACTTTAATATAAACTCAAAATGGAGTTTTAACCATTTCCGAATAAAACAAGGATGGAAATGTTATATAATAAAACCACCAAAGATACTACCTAAAACCAGTAAAGAATATGTACTATTAAAAGAATTACTCGTAAAATTACATAAAAAATATAGTCTATGCAATGGGGGTATAAGTTATGCTTTTACTCGTGTGGAAGACCATATGTGGGAAATAGATGATAATACAAAAGATACTGAATTAATAAATAAATTAATGAATAAAAGTAATAGAATAGGATTAATATGACTGATAATATCCCCTTGTTTGATTATAACGATGATGAACTATCTTACTGTGATTATACAGATGATGAACTATATTACTGTGTAAACCAGTGCAAATATTATAATTATTATGATGGTTGGTGCCATTATTATGATAAAGATACTTGTGAAATCAGATTATCTGAATGTAAGATTGTAAAAGAAAAAGTAGGTGATTGAGAATGTTAAGTGAAAAACAATTAATTGGTTCATTTCTATTAGGAATACTTACAGGTATAGCAATAATAGGTTTAATTGCATGGTTTTCTGTGTATGGTTATGATTTTTGGAATCAATATAAAGAATTGATTGGAGGATTCATAATGGGATTTGGAATAATGTATTGTATTCATAAAATTGATTGGGGAGTAAGTGTTTAGAATGTCTACAAATAAACGATTTAATTTAGTTAAATGTAAAGGAAACAGATGGGGAATTGAAGACAATATTTTAGAAAAAGAAGATACATTATTTTTTATTTGTAGAGAAGGACAATTTGAAACAAATGGATTAGTTTTGTTATTAAATCAATTAAATGATAAAAATGAACAATTAGAAAAAGAAAATCTTGATTTAACAGAAGAATTGGATTATTATAAGACTAAATGTGCTTCATTGGAAACTGGTTATATTAAGGCAGAAGATGAAAATTGGAGATTGGAAAAAACAAACATGGAATTTGCAAATGAATTGGGGAAAACCATTGATGAGAATGAGCAGTTAAAAAATGAAAAAGAATCATGGAAAAAATCATGGATTGAAGAAATGGAAGCTCAGGAAGAACAATCTAAATGTATACTTAAATTAGTAAACGAAAATGAAAAGTTAAAATCAGAATTGGGATATTATAGATTAAGAGATACTCCAAAATGGAGGGCAAAATGGTAAAAAAAGGAGGTTACAATGAAAATGAGTGGTAAGCGTACTGATGAGGTTAAAATGGAAATGATATTAGATTTATTAAAAAGAGTTGATAAACTTGAAAAAGAAATCTATAATTCAAAAATAGAAGAGTTAGATTGGGCATTGAATCAATTTAGATATACTGGAAAAACATCTGACCAAAGGAAAGCATTTATGATTATTGAAAAGGAGTTAGGATTTAAAAAAACAAGTTTAAGACCGAAATCGTATAATAATTTCCAATGAAACCAAATTAATTTTTGGTGGAGGAAAAAATATCATAACAGAAATCCCTGTTGTAAAAAGCGAATTGCTCTGATGGATACTGGGGGAATATGAAATCGGAGCATTCTCCAATTCTCGAATTCGTGAGAAAAAAGGTGCTGTTCGGATAGTGTGAAATATGAAGAACAGCACCTATATTATGGTGATTGATATGACTGAACAAAGATTTAAATTCATACACGATGAAAGCAACCACACAATTGGTTTTATTGATAATTTCACAGAAAGAACCTATACTAAATGGTATCAACTTCCACGATTACTCAATGGTTTAAATAATCATAAAAATGAATTAATTAAAGCAAATCAATTCTTATTGGAAGAAATCACTCATTTAAAAGGTTATGAGTCCATAGAATTATTTTTAAAAGACAATCCATCTTTTGAAGATAAAATTTATAATGTTATGGAAGAATAAACCATTTCCATCATTTTAATGTATGTTCTGAACATTTTAAAATACTCAAAAAAGTATATAATGGTGGAAAAACATAAATAATACACACATAGAGGTGTTATAATTGTTTGAATTAGAAATTATGAAATGGATTTTTACTATTTGTATCTTCTTTGGTGTAGTATTACCTGCAATAATGGGAGTGGGGGGGGGATTAAAATGACTAAAAAACGATTTCTACAATCAAGACATTGGTGTATTGATAGAGTACAAAAAAGAGAAACAGAATACTGGGATACTGCAATAGACTGGTTAAACGAACTAAACGAAGAATGTGAAAGATTAAACATGATTCTTAATACAAAAGACAAAACCATTCAAAATCTCATAGAGTTATTAAATTTCATTAATAAAACTATATTATCATCATATGATATATTAACTAAATGTGATATGAGATTTAATGAAAAAAATAACACATATGAATATTATATTTATTATGATGTGGATTTGACTTTTCATCTACGAAATCAATTAAATTATGAAATTTTAGAAAAAATTTATAAATACTGTGAAAAAACAAATTGTACTGATTTTTTCAATAACATTTCTGTTTTCCTTGTTATTGAAACATGAATGGGGAATGAGTTAATAATTGAAAAGTGTTTCCACCAATAATATACCATAGCTATTTCTTCGTATGTTTTGAATTAATATGATTAAATGATTACTTGTGGAAATCAAATAATTAAATCGAAACATTTATATATTTTTATTTATATATGTATTATTTGTAAAACTGGAACGAGATAAAAATTATGACATGGAAAAATCTTGTTCCAATATGAAATTTTGGGGGATAATAAAATGACTGAGAATAATCGGTTTATAGAAACAATTTCAACAGGTATAGTAACAGATACTGTAACTGGAAAAGAATATAATTGTGAAATGAGAATTAATGATAATCTGTTAAATCTGATGAATAATATTGCCTTGGAGAATGAAGAGTTAAAAGAAGAAAATGAGAGATTAGAAAATAAACTATGGAATTGTCAAAATAGGAGGGAAAATAAAAATGATGTATGATGATTGGAGTCCCCGAAATTTAAACAAAGAAGAAATGTTCAGAGATTATGTTGGAAGATACACTTACAAAGATATTAATAAAGCATTAGATGATTTTGATGAAATCTATAATATCATCAATAAAATAGGTAAAGCATTACAATGGTCTGATTTCAACAATATATCAAAAAGAAGCATTGAAGAAAGAGCATTGTATATTTATTATATGCTTTCAAAACAAAAATTATTACCTTTAAATTATCCTTTTAAAGAGGGAGATAGATATTGTCAATTTTCACCAGTAAAACATGGGGATTAAAAACAATGACTGAAAAACAATTAGATGAATTATATAATATTATTGAGGAAGTATTATTAGAAAATAGAATTCCGAAAGAATTTAGAGATTTGATTATTCGTAGTATTATAGGTAGATGTAGTAGAGCAGGTTATATAAAAATGGAGTGATTTAGGATGATTGAAAGAAATATTAAAAATAAAATTGATGAAAGTAAATTTAAAAAATTTAGGAAAATACCCGTTGAGATAGAGGCATATCAAACTAATGAAGAAGTTTATATTGAAACACTTGAAGGTATAATGAAAGCCAACAAAGGTGATTGGATAATTAAAGGAGTTAAAGGGGAATTATATCCATGCAAACCTGATGTATTTAATATAACTTATGAAAAGGTGGAATGAGAATGACTTTTTGATTGTGAATATTCGTGGAATATTTATACTTCCCATTTTTTTCATGATTGAATTATTATTATGGTGATTTATGAAATGACTGAAAAACGATTTGAATGGGATGATATCAATATTGCAATTATCGATACTCAAAATAGGAAAAAGTATTGGATTGATGTAACTTGCATTGATGAGATTGTTGATTTGTTGAATAGTCTTGATGAAAAATATGTTGATGAGTTTATTCTTTGTGAAACACTACAACATGAGTTACAAAGAGTTGAAAATGAGAATGAGAAGTTAAAACAACAAATTAATGAATTACAATTTAACAAAGCATTAGGACAACAAGAATATCAAAAGAGGGTTTTTTATGACTGAAAAGAAACTATTTACAAAGGGAAGTGAAATTCTAAAAAAAGAAGATAAATGTTGTATATGTAACAGTAAAAACAATCTTGAACCACATCATATTTTACATACTACAAAATATGATGAACTACATGATAGTATTGATAATCTTGTTGTAATGTGTCATAATTGTCATCATAATTATCATCAACAGTACAATCCAGAAATAACATTCAGAACATTATTAGAATTTCAAAAAAAGTATTGGAAAGAGTATTGTCCGAAATTAAGAACAAAAAATAAAAAATTACAAAAACAGAATACAGATTTACGAAAAATAATAAACAAAATGGGGGAATAATTATGGAGGAGATTAGAGTTGAAAATTGTAATGGTTGTGTAACCACACCTATATGTACATTTAACACAGGGGATAGTCTATTGGATAAGGAATTAAAGAAGGTAACTTTGGAATATTTGAAAACATATAATGGATGGTGGATAAATGGAGAATAAAAAAGTAAAAAAAACAAGAGTGAACTTTAATTTGGATGAAAATATCCATATGAGAGTTAAACACCTTGCAGTAGAGAATAGAACTACGGCAACAAAACTTTATTCCAAATGGACGATAGAAGGATTAGAAAAAGAAGAAAAAAAACAGAAAAAAGGAATTAGTAACAGGTGATTTTGATATGGCTGAAAAATATAAAGTAACTGTTAATGATTTGTACATTGAATTAAAAAAACTTGTTGAGAATGGTGATGGTGATAAACCAGTTAAATTAAGTGTTAACTGGGACGATTGTGAACATATGAAAAATTTAAGAGCATTTAGTGAAGATTATGGAAATTGGATTTTATTAATGGGGTATGATTAAAATGACTGAAAAGAAACGATTTATTGTTGATGATGGAACAGTATTGGATACAGTTACTGGTGAGAATTTTGATACAGTTGAAGAAGTTGTAACTACTTTGAATTACTACGAAGATAATTGTTTACGATATCAAAAAACAATTGCCGAACTAAAAAATGGTACTTATAAAGAAGAGTTACCTATAACTCAAAGGAAGTGAAAGAATGACTGAAAAACGATGGATTATTGAAGATGATGAACTTTTACAAATAATTGATAGTAAAGGAGAATATGAAACAGTATGTGTATTATATTCAAAAGATGCACATCAAATAATGGATTTATTAAATCAAAAAGAAGAACGAATTGACTATTTAGAACATCAGTTACATAGTTTAAATGGATTATGGGCTTCTGATAAAGAAGATATGAGTTATCCATTTAGATTAGAATTTAAGGAGTTGTAAATGAATGACTGAAAAATTATCTTTTGTGTATTATGGGGATGATGAAGCATTAATTCTTGAAAATGGTAAGGATATTGGTGTTGCAAGAGGGAAAAGATTATTACAAATCCTTGAATTAATTAATACTGCTTGTAGTAAATATGGTATTGATTTTGAGTGTTTAGAAGAATGTTTAGATGATTTTGATGAATTTTTAGAAGATGAATATAATAGTAGATTATATGGATACTCCAAAGATGAAGAAGTGGAGTGATTTAGAATGACTGAAAAACGGTTTAGTAAATTGGATGAAGATTTTTGTTTAGTTGATGGGAAAATTTTTGTTAAATTTGCAAGAATTTTTGAATTAATTGAAGATGCAGAATGTTTAGAAAGTTTAGAGGCAATATGTGGAGCAGATTTAGATTATATTGTTGCTACTTATCTTACACCTCAATAGGTGATTTAGAATGACTGAAAAATTTAAACCTCCTTTTGTAAGGGATAGGGCAGTTATTTTAGATGATATTGCTTATACAGAAAGTATATTGAAACGAAAACCGAATGATGAGAAATTAAAAAGGATTGTTAAAGATTTAAACGATGAGTTAAGTTATACCAAACCTTCTTTAATCGAAAGGATATTTAAAAGGTGATTGAAATTATTGAAAAATTATTAGTGAAGATATTTAAACCAGTTATACTTATAAATGCTTTTGAAATCTTAACAGGGAAAAACGAGATGTCAGAAACACAAAAAAGAATAGCATATGCCACTACATATGGTTCTGACATGATGGAATATAAAAGAGATGATTTAGATGACTGAAAAACGATTTACATATATTAAAAATTCTTCAATTTCTCAATATCAATCAATCCCAATTCAAAAAATTGGCAAAGGAAAACCATTTCATTGTCAAGGAATTGTAGATGAATTAAATAAATTGTGGAATGAGAATGAAGAGTTAAAATCTGAAATTCAAAAACTCAAAAAAGAAAACAGATTACTTGAAATCGAAGATGAAAATTTTAAAGATTGTCTTATTGAATTTAATAAAACAAAACAAAACTTTAATGAGATTAAAGAACAATTTGTATATGATGTATATGATTTTATGGAGAATAAAGGAATTCTTGTGAGAGTATTGTTCTTTGGAGATACTTTTGGTTTGGATATAAAGAGAAACTGGGATAATATGACGAATTCTCCAAGAAAAATTCCATTGAATGTTTTAACTGAATTCTGTAATACTTTCGGGTGTGAATTTGAATATACAAAATGTGGTGGAAGTAGATATATTTTTAGTTTTGATGGATTAAATATGGAGTATTAAAAATGACTGAAAAACGATTTGAGATTATGGATGGAATTGACAAAGACAGATATACTGGAATTTGGGACGAACATGGGGAAAATGATGAATTATGTGTGAGTGAAATTGTTAATTTGTTAAATGTTTTTAATGATGAGAATAAACAGTTAAGATTAGAATTGGATACTCATAAACACCCATTATGGAGTACAAGAGAAGCTGAAAAAATAATTAATGAACTTAAACAAGAAAATGAACAGTTAAAACGATTTTTTATTATTCAACAAAATAATTTTACAAAAGAAGATGAATTGAAAATAACTGTAAGAGAAGAATTATATAATTTATGTAATAAAATCAATAACAAAATGAAAGAAGTATATATAAAAACACCAAACACTTGTTATATTGACTATAAAAACCAATTATATGGATTACTAAAAAAAATGGACACTTCCATTGAAAGTTTTAAGAGGGATTATTGAAATGACTGAAAATAAACGATTTGAATGTTGTGGATTATGTTCTCATTTCAGTATAGGCAGATATGATAGTTCAAAAGGTTTATTTGACCATTATTGTGATGTTTTAAATAAAACTGTGAGCATAATTGGATATGCTTGTTCAAGTTTTCAAAGAAGAGTGGATAAAACAGAAGAAGCTCATTGGGAAATTACAGAAATGGAGTTGAGAGAATGACTGATAATGATACTAAACAATTATTACACCATAGACATCATTTTAAAGAGGGTACAGTAGCAGGATACCATTTAATATTATGCCCAAAATGTAATGAAGAGTTAATATATTCTCGTTATATTGGATTTGGTAATGGAGATGCATACCATGAATATGATTGTACAAATCCAAAATGTGATTTTGTAGGGAGAATTTTTAAAGAAAATATTTATGATTGAATTTAATAGGAAGTGAAAAAAATGTTGTTGTTAGATATTTATAAGATTTTACATAAAATAGATGATATTACTTACACATTGGAGGATTTAGAATGATTGAAAAACGATTTACATTAGATTTTGATGACTCACGAACAGTATGGATTGATGATAATATTACTAATAAAAATTATACTGTTATTAATGACACTCTTAAAAAAAAGAACATTCAGGAGATTGTAGATTGTTTGAATGAACTTCACGAAGAGAATGAGCAGTTAAAACAACAAATAAATGATGGTTATTTTTAAGACATTTGATAAGGAAGTGGGAGAATGGGTTTGCTAATTATACACAATAAGGTAAATAATTTGAAATATGTTTGTGATGAAACAATATCCAAGACACTATATGATGAAGAGAGTAATACAATTATAATGTGTAAAAAAGATTGGGAAAAGTTTATAAGTGGGGAAAATGACTGAAAAACGATATGATAATGATGAAATATTTTACTGGGCAATTATGTTCTCCTTCGTTGCAATGATGTGGATTACAGTATTACTGGCTTGGGTGATTTAGAATGACTGAAAAACGATATGGGTATATGAGTCATGAGGAACTTATTGCCGAAAATGAGAGAGTAATAAAACAGACAGAAATGTTAATTAAAATAATCTATATTATGTTAGGACTTACAGTTGTTGCATATTTTGTTTTAATTTTATTGAAATTAGGAGTGATAAAATGAGTGGAATATATTCTGATTGGGCGAAATGTAGATATTGTATGTACGAAGCATTACTGGATAGAGCAGTATGTGTTTTAAATTATGAACCTTGCGAAAGAGAAAGTTGTGAGATGATTAAGAAATGACTGGGATTGATGATTTGATTATTTGTCCACGATGTTTAAAACCTATGGGTGATGATGTTACTGTTACAACTTGTCAATATTGTGGATATAAAGAATGTGATAACTTGAATGATACAATTGAAAAAAAGGGAACTGGAAGTGAATTTGAATGACTACGAATAACCGATTTCGTGTTGAAAAACAAATATTTGATGGGTATTGTATTGTTGATAATCATTTTGAAGGATACTATGCTTATGAGAAACAAGATTTAGAAAAACTCTGTGAAAACTTGAATGATTTAAATGATGAGAATGAGAAGTTAAAACAATCATACATTCAATTAAAACATAGACATAGTTTATTGCATGATGAATGTTTAGATGCAGAATGTGAAAGAGATAGCTTGAAAAAAGATGTGGAATCATTAGAAAAAGAAAATGAGCGATTAAAACATCGAGTAGAATTTTTTAAAGCATTAGCAGAGGGGGTTGATTAAAATAACTAAAAAATGATATTTGCTTATAAAAATCATATAATAATGTGGGTGATGATAATTGATTGTTTATTTAATTTATGAATTGCATAATGGTGTTGAACCAAGATTAAGAACTGGATATGTTAATAGGAGAACTGCTTACAAAAAAGTAGAAGAATGGAATAATAGAGAGAAAGTACATAATTATTATATTAAAGAATTTGAGGTGATAGAATGACTGATAAGAATTTGATAGATTTGAATTATGATGAATTGCAATGTTTAAAATCTGCAATTCATCAAATGCACAAAGGAGCAATTAGGGATTTAGATAAAGAGAGCAGATTAAGGATTTGTAAAAGAGGATTTGAATTTATTAACGAAAAAACTGGAAAAACATTTCAAGTGACATTAGAGATAAAGGAGTTAAAAGAATGATTGAAAAACGATTTACAATTAAATCACAAGATGATTTGTTTGGAGTAGTGGATAATTATTCTCCCGATAAAATATGTGTTGTTAATGGTATTCGTACTGAAATCGAAACAAAGTGGTTATGTAATGTGTTGAATGATTTAAATGATGAAAATGAACAGTTAAAAGAAGATGCTAAACAAGTGTTATTTGTATTGGCTTGTTGTGATAAAGATTTTGGATTAAGTATTAATGAAGCGAAAGCAATTAAAAGATTAAATGAATGTGTTGATGGATGTTATAATACAGAGGGATTATTGAAATGACTGAAAAAAGATTTATTGTTGATAAAAGTGGAGATTTTACAGATACCAAAACTGGTAATTGTATAGTTGATTTTGGTTATTCTTTTAATGGAATGGACTGCAAATTGATTTTAGATTTGTTGAATAGTTTAAATGATGAGAATGAACAGTTGAAAAAAGAAAACAAAAAACTTCAAGATGAATATGATTTGTGGATATATAATAGTGTAGGTTGTGAATATGATTCCTTAAAAGAAGAGAATGAGCAGTTAAAACAATTCAAAGATAAAACATTTGATTTATTCGATAAAGAAATTATTCGATATGAAGAAGTGATTGAAGTATTGGGAAAACAAGTTTCAGATGGAGGAGCAATGAGATTTTACACAAAAATGCTAAAAATATTACGAAAGGAGTTACAAATGAATGACTGAAAAATGTTGTCCTGATTGTGAGTATATTAAAGTAATTATAAGTCAAATGGGGAATTATTACTGTCCTAAAAAAGAAGTATATATTGATTATGAGTTTTATTGTGATTGTGATGATTTTAAAAGAGGTAATGAAACATTATGGGAAAAAGAAAAGAAAGTGTGGTGAGGGTCATACTGAATATGAAGTAGGCGAAAGGGGTTTTTGAATGACTGAAAAAAGATTTGAATGTGATAAAGGAAGTCGGATAATAATTGATAATGAAACAAAATTACATTATATTATGACTTTGGATTGGGAATGCAGTTTAGTCACAAAACTATTGAACCATTTTGCAGAAGAGAATGAACAGTTAAAAAAAGAAAAGGACTATTATAAAAGAGAATTACAGAAAGAATTAGTATGTCAAGCAATCATTAATGGGAGGAGAAAAGAATGACTGAAAAGAAATATACAAATCAAGACATATGGAATATGGGAGCAGAAAATACTGCAAAACTACTAAACAAACTAACAAAAGAAAATCAAAAACTAAAAGATAATACAAACCAACAGTTACTGGACTTCCTATGGTATACTCCAACATTCATTCCTCCAACACCAATAGGATTACCATATGATAATATTTATCATAGAACTTCAAAACAGTTGGAAAACCATTTAAAAGACAATGGTTTTCCTGTAGATACTGTTTCAAGGTCAAGTGTAGGTGATTTAAGTTTTTATCATGTTGAATTTAATTTATCTGATGATGAATGGGAATATGAGAAAACAAATGATTTAAAAATAAGGAAATTATTAGGAATTAGAAATGTAGGGCTTGTTGATTTTCATAAGCAAAATGGAATGGTACATGAAGTTATACTTGTTAGTGAAAAAGAATTGAATGATAAATATTTGAAAGATGGGAATTTAGTGTTTAATAATGGTGATTTTGAATGACTGAAAAAAGATTGGGATGGTACGGTGGGAAAAATGAATAGTTTTGAACAAACGAAAAGGGTAAAAGAGAATTATGATATTGAAAATAAATATCATAAAACGAATAGTAAATTTTTTTCATTAAGTGATTTGAAGTTGTGTGATTGTTTTGATGGGATACGAATTCAATTGGATGATAAAATGATTGAAGGACAGATGTATGAGATATGTAGGATAACTAATGATGAAATTGTTTTAAACCGAGAAGTTTATCCATCACTTATTCTTAATCATGAGAGATATCAGAAAATTATTATCCCATTTGATAGTATTAAAACAATTACTTTTGATTATCATAGGGAAAAGGTAAATGATGAATTATGACTGAAAATAAACGATTTACTGTTAAACAAAGACAAGGTACAACAATTTACAGTATTATAGATTATTATGGAGAATTACCTTTAAGCGAAGGAATGTACTATAAGAACAATGCAGAAAAGTTATGCAGATGGTTGAATACTCAACATGAATCACTAAATGCTTTTTGTAAAGAGAATGAGCAGTTAAAATCTGAAATAAAAGATTTAAACGATATAGTTACAAGGTATGAAGAAAAGGAGTTAGAAGAATGACTGAAAAACTACATTGTGGTCAATGTAAACATTTTTATCATTTTTATTGTTCGTTAAGGAACATTCAAGTGAGTTATAGTGATAAAACTTGCCCACAATTCAAAGAGAAGTGGTATAATGACTGAAAAACTACCTGTTTGGAAAGGGAATATCTTGTATGTATGGTCAGAACATTATAATTCATATGTTGCAAATTATTCTATACCAATCCATCAAATTCTATGCTTTGGAAAAAGTGTTGAAGAATGGAAGAAAATGTTCTGTCTTGATAAATATAAGGTGATAGAATGACTGAAAAACAATACAGATTAAATAAATGGGGTACAAGGTTATTAAAAAATAATAGACCATTATTTGATTGGACTAATGAATCCGATGAGATTGTGGATATGTTGAATGAGTTAAACGATAAGAATGAGCAGTTAAAACAACGAATTAAAAGTAGATTACATTATTATCGTGAATTATGTAATGAATTTGATAAAGATGATGGATTTACTTATAATATCGTTAAAAGAATTGTTGAAGATTTGGAAGATATTTTAAAGTGATAAAATGGCTGAAAAAAGATTTACATTTACACAAGACACATTAGTAAAAGCAGATGTATTTGATGGGAGCGAATTTGTTTGTTGTACTTTATCTGTATGGGTAGAACAATTAGTTGATTTATTAAATCAATTAAATGATGAGAATGAGCAGTTGAAAAAATCTGTAAAAAGACAACAAAGTAGCAATAATGAATGTGCAAAATTAATAAAAGAACAACAAAAAGAAAATGAACAATTAAAACAACTTATTACAGAGTTACAAAATGAATTAAACAATTGTGAAGAAGATTATATTTTAGAGGAATACCTATGACTGAAAATAAACGATTTAAAAAAGGAGATTTTGTAGAAGATTGTCCGAGATTTATTCCTTTTGAAAGAGATGAGAATTATACTTTATTTGATATTGTTGATACTGAAAAATTAGATTATGTTGGTTTTATTAACCTATATACAAGCATAAATGATTGTAATAGAGATTACAACATAATGAATGTTATAGATTATCTTTTAAAGGAGTTGAAAGAATGACTTGTTTATATAGAAGATATAATTTATTTACTTTATTGTGGTGATTTGTAAATGGTTGATTGTCTTAATTGTAGATATATGGAAGTTCATCAAACAATACAGAAAAGTGGAAGACATAAAATTTATGGGAGGAAAAAATTTTTATGCACTAATGATAAAAGCAAATATGTAATGTTGTTTCGTGAAGATGGAGATATTTGTGATGAATGGGAGCATAAAAACTTTTTAATAAGATTTTTAGATAAGCATTTTGGAGAAAGGTGATGTGTAATGACTACAAATAAACGATTCAAAAATGTGGAAGAAAACTTGGAGTGGGGTACAGTACAATACTTCACATATCATGATGAAAAAATAACCGATAAAGAAATTGAAAAATTAGTCAATCATTTATTAAATCAGAATGAGCAGTTAAAAAAAGAATTAAAAGTTTATCATGAAGTTGCAAGTTGCGGTAACTGTAAATATCATAACTATGACTGGTATGATGATGGAGATGAATTTGAAGTTTGCGATAATGGAAATGATGTAACTGATGGAATTTGTAAAGATTGGATGGAATTATGACTGAAAATAAACGATTTAAATTAGGATATGTTTGTGGAGATTATGGGTTAATTGATAATGATGAATGGATTGATTTACATTCAATGTCTGAAAATTCTGAAAAGAATGTACAAATCTGTATAAACAAAATGAATGAGTTAGCAGATGAGAATGAGCAGTTAAAAAAAGAAAATAATATCTTAAAAGCATCAAATGGGGAATATGAAGATGCACTTGCAAGATTAGAAGAAGAAAATGAGCAGTTAAAACATCGTATTAAGAAGTTGCAAAATGATTTAAACAATTATTCAGAAATTTTTAACGAATTAAATGGTCTTATAGATGAGAATGAGCAGTTAAAACAAGAGATTGAAACATTACATGAACAATTAACACATATTGATGGAGGTATGTTTGAATGACAAGTAAACAATGTAATTCATGCAAACACCATATTCATGTTAAAGAATTAACAGAAGGATGTTTCTATGTTACAACTAAATTCATGAATAAGCGAAATTGTGATTTATATGAAAATGGGGAAATAAATCAAGCACATAAGGAATATTTTAAAAAAGTGGGGAAAGAATATCCTTTTACAGAAATAAGGTGAGAATAAAATGACTGAAAAACGATTTACATTAACTTTTGATGATAAAATAGTTGATAACTTAACTGGAATTATACACGAGGTTCATAGTGGATATGATGTTGCTATGGATTTAAGTGGATTGTTGAATGATTTAAATGATGATAATGAGCAGTTAAAATCAATAATAAAAGAAGTTACTGAATTATTATCTGATGAAGTTGATTTATTCTCCGATAAAGCAACAGAACATGACCTTAATGCTTATATGGAATTAAATGAATTTGACAATAAAGATGCTTTTTATATGGCAACCGCTACAAAGAAAGCAATACGAATGTTAAAGGAGTTGCAAGAATGAGAAAAGGCGATTTAATTACTTTATTAAACAGTAACTTCACAGATGATGCAGAAATACGAATTGCAGAAAATCCTAAATGTTTAATGGTTGTTGAAGGATATATGGCAACTATGATAAATTTAGAAAAAGAATGGGAAACTGATGGGGAGTTAGAATGACTGAAAAACGATTAGAATTACCTACTGGAATTCTTATAATTTTAGATAAAAAATTAGAATCTACACAAATGAGAGAAAAAGGTTTCATTAATGGAATAGGTAGGAAGATTGTTACAGAATGTCATGTTGGAGAGGAAGTTTTTAGTAGATTAATAGAAGAATATGGGGATTTAGAATGAGTGAAAAACGATTTACTGTTGAAGATGATGATGCAGAAATATGGGAGGATGACTACTTCCTTGCAGTAGCATGCAACCGTACTAATACAAAGAATATTGCTAAAAAATTAAACAAACTTGCATATGGGAATAAACAGTTAAAAAAACAATTAAGTGATGATTTTAATCAATTAAATTGTATAACTGTGCAGAAAAGTATTATTTCTGATTTAAAAAAAGAGAATGATGAGTTAAAAAAAGAGAATGATGAGTTAAAAACAGAATTATTTGAAGTAAGTAAAGAACTTTTATGGACAACAAGTGATGAAGTCGATAGAGTATTATGCTATGAAGATGAAGTTGAAGAATTGAGAAAGGAGATATTTAAATGACTGGTAAATCTTGTTTCAATTGTAAACACTTTGAAATAAGAGATAATTTCTTTACAAGCACTGGTCAGAAAGGATTTATAACCGATTTAAAAAAATGTGGGTGGGAATATATGGTTTATAAGGATACAAAAGAAAATAGGAAATTTTTCAGTAATATCTACTGCAATACATGGGAGCTGAAACAATGACTGAAAAACGATTTGTTAAATACGATGGAAACAAGATTGTTGATTTAAAATATGAGGTTGCTTGGAGAATAGGTATAGGGGATGTTGATTTATTACTTAAAATATTAAACAATGAAAAGGACATTGATGAACCGATAAAAAGAGAGGGATAGGATTGAATAAACGATTTTGGTGGAATTGTAAACCATCTTGAAACAGACAGAAATCTTAGTGTAGCATTTTGTAGCAAAAATAATGATTTTTGTAGTAAAGGAAAATGTAATGAGATTACTACCGACAAGAAAAGACAATGGTATCTTGAAGAAAATGAAAGGTTAAAACAATCCCATAATGAAGTAATTGAGCTTCTGCTTGATGGGATTGTTGAAATGCACGATGGAAAAAGAGAGTATGCAGAAACACTATTTAATAAAGCGGATTAAATTATTGAAAGGGGATATTTTTGAATGAATGAAATTTCAATTGACATTACAAAACTCAGCATTAAACCATACAATTGCACATATTATTGTCCTCGGACATTATTATCAAAAAGTAATTGCATCGGATATTGTCAAATGGGAAATAATGATGTAAAATATTGTAAAGGTTCTTATTGTGAAGAATATGAGAAGAAGGAGGATTTTGAATGACTGAAAGAAGATTTATTTATACATTTAAGAAGAATGGTACGATGGTTATTATTGATAAAAAAGATAATGTTTTAATTCGTGATAAATATCGTGCTTGTGATTATTTAAATAGGTTAAACAATGAGAATGAGCAGTTAAAAGAAGATTTAGATTATTATAAAAAAAGAATAAAAGAATTAGAAATTGAAAATCAAAGACAATCTGATGCAATTGATGGATTACAAGGATTTATAACCCATTACGATTGGAGGATTTAGAATGACTGAAAAACAGTTTATATATAACAGGTGTGAAGATGGATTTTATGATATAATTGATATAAAAAACCATCATGCTTATCCAATAGGTAATATGGAAATATTTATTATTGGAATTGTTGAATTATTAAATAATTTAGCAGAAAAAAATAAAAACTTGAAAAAAAAGAATGAGCAGTTAAAACAATTACTGTTACAATTCTATACAGAAGATGAAATTAATGCAGAGATGATTTGAATGATTTTGAAAGTTCTGATGAAATGGAGAAAATGGATTAAGATTATGAGATACTGTTTAACAGTAAAAAATCTTATTTATGATTTTTTAGGGTGTTAAAATTGAATTTTTGGTGGAAATGTATTTATCTTCAATATCATAATCATTTACCTTTGTGTATGAATCCTAATTTGTATATGACTAAGCGTAGGCGTGATTGTTTGATGAGTGATTGTGATTGTATGGTTTTTGAAGGTGAGCATAAAAGTATTATGAGGTGATTAGAATGACTGAAAAAAATGTTTCAAATGAAAAAATGACCGAAAAAAAATTTGTTGCAATGTATGTTGTTGATGGAGAGATGGCAATTGTTGATACTCACACTACAACTGCTTACTATACCATTGGTGAAATTGAAAAGTTATTGAATGAACAACAAGAAATTATTGTTAAACAAGCCCAAAAGTTAATAGAATTAGACAGATGGTAAAAAAGGGAGTTATGAAAATATGATGGAAAAGACAAAGTTAATTTTCAAAGATGATGTGATAAACGGATATAAACATTATATTAATTTTAAAAGAGATTTTAGTGGAGCATTAGCAGTATTTGAAAAATATATTTTACCAGCTTATGCGGATATTGGTATCGATGCAAATAATGACTGGTTAATATTAACTCTTCAATATGATACTGAAATGGAAGATTATCTTGAAATATTAAAGCAAGATTGGAATTATTTAACTGAATTTTTGAATAATGAAGGTATCCAATTTTCATATCCATCAATGTATGATGATTGGAGCATGGTGATTCCAATTGATGATTTTGTTGAATGGGTGCTAAAAAATGACTGAACTATACGGTAAACAATACTACTCTAATCTCATTACAGATAACATACAAGTACATTTAGTTAGAGTATTACTGCGACAAGATATGAATAATCAAATATGGAAAACAATTTCATCAAAAATATCAGTAAAACCCACTTATAATAAAGAATGGATTACAAAAGAATTGGATTTAGATGACGATGAGATTACAGTTACAATAACTACCAAAAAAGGTAAAAAAATCGAGTTTACTAAAAAATTAGAAATATATACTCCTACTGATGAAGAGTTAAACGAATGGGATAATACTCATGATAAGAAATTTGTTAGTCGAATGAGATGTCCTCCTGCCGATGAGGTTGGTGGGAATACTGGGGTATTAAGGTGATTGTGAATGACTGAAAAACGATTTAAGCTTGTATATATTGATGATGATGATGAATGGAGTTTATATGATTCTGTTGAGGGAAAATATTATAATATAGACCTTACAATGTATCAAAAGGAGATAGAAAGGTTAGAGAGAAATCATAAAAACTTACATGAAAAATATGAAGAAATAGAAAGGAAATACAAAGAGTATTATCGTAAATATACTCAAATAAAGAATAATATCAATAGTGCGAAACGAATTTATTTAAATTTGAAGGAGTGCTTTGAGAATGGCTAAACGATTTAAAATTACTCAAAAGGGAGATTTGTTTACAGTTAGAGATGTTGTTGAAAATAAACCTATGGGAGTATTTGAGTTTAAAGAAAATGAATTTCCAATATATGCTTGTTTTCATCGTATAATAGACTTGTTGAATGAGTTAAACGATGAGAATGAGCAGTTAGAAGAAGGATGGAAAAGATGTAGAGATTGGCTAAATTCTGATAAATATGATTATGAATTGACATTGGCATTTATCAAAAACAAAGGATATTCATTAAAAGATGTGCTTGAATATGAAAAGGAGTTGAAGATGAATGACTGAATTTTTAGTATCTTTTGAGTTATGGACAATTTTATATATTCTTATTCTTGTTCCACTTTGTACTTTTTTAATTGTTTTTGCTTATAGAATTGCAAAAAGTTTAGAAATAGGATTACTGGAACGATGGAATCGTAGAATTGTTAATCAAAATAAAAAAGTGATTATGGAAAATATTAAAGTTTCAAATGAATTGATTGATATGCAGTATCAATTAAGAAAAGAATTAGAACTGACTAAAAAGGATTTAAAAAAATACGAAAGATGAAATTCAAACAGAATTGATGTAAAATAGGAGTTGCAAATGAAATGGTTGAAAAACGATTTGAATATAATGTGAATAAGAACAGTATTGAATATGATGGGAAACATTTCACATACTGCAATGTGGAACAGTCAAAGATTGCAAAGAAGTTGAATGAGTTGCACGAAGAAAACAAGGAACTCAAACAATTCAAAAAATCAGTATTTGCTTTGATAAATGAGAAAATAACATTTGTAAATGAATGTGAGAAGAATCATAACGATATTGGAATACCTCATGAATACTATCGTGGAGCAGATGAAATATTGAATTTATTAAAAAAGGAGTTAGTGGAATGACTGAAAAACGATTTAAAGAACAAAATCTTGAAAATCATTTGAATAGAATATATGATACTACAAAAGGGGGAGTTGTTTTTGATGAAGATATTGTTGATTTGTTGAATGAGTTACACGAAGAAAATCAAACATTAAAAAATAAGTATGAGAAATTACGAAGGACTGGTGCAAGTCTTGGAGTAGAAAATGATGGATTAATATCTGAAAATTATGAGTTACAAAAAGAGAATGATGAATTAAAAAAAGAGATTACTTCATTAAAAGTTGAATTAGATACACATAAACACCCATTATGGAGTACAAGAGAATCTGAAAGAATAGTTAATGAACTCAAACAAGAAAATGAGAAGTTAAAACAACAATTAACTCATTGTAGAAAACTGTTAAATGATGATTTAGATATTGCATTAGAGTTTATTAAACATAAAGGATATTCATTACAAGATTTAAAAGATTACGAAAAGGCGATGCAGAATGACTGAAAATAAACGATTTGGTTTTGAAATGGATAAAAACTGTTATAAATGTATTGTAGATATTCGTGATAAAAAATTGTATACTGATAAAAAACAAGTTGTTGGTTTGTTAAATCAGTTAAATGATGAGAATGAGCAGTTAAAGACAATACGAAGCGATTTAATCTTTGAATTAGATATATTAATGCAAAACTGGGAAGCACTTGATAAAGAGAAAGATGAGCAACTTGATAAACAAAATCACACATTAAAAAAAATAAAAGGAGAAAATGAGCAGTTAAAACATAATAATAAAATGTTATCAATGAAAATGAGCGAAGTATATACTAAATATTGTTTATTAAATGAATTTAGTGATGATACAAATCCGAATGATGCAGTTAAAAGAATTTTATCTGAATTAATGCAAATAACAAAAGAATATAGGTGATGATTTGAATGGCTGAAAAACGATTTAAAGTTACAAATATTTCCTCAAATGGTATGACAGGATTATTTTGGTTAGGAAAAGATAAGTTATCAGTATATGATGTGGTAAAGTTATTAAATGAATTATTTGAAGATGTAAAAAGATTGGAAGAAGAGAATGAGCAGTTAAAAAATCAGAATGAATTATTATCTGATGAATTAGAGCAATGTAAAGCAGTAATTGATTACCGATGGAGCGAATACTTAAAGAAAAAAGAGGAGCAAGAGAATGACTGAGAATAAACGATTTACTGTAAAACAATTAATCAAATATCTTGCAGATTTCAATCCTAATGCAGTGATAATGAATAATATTAATCCAAGTTGGTTTACTGGAATGGGAGAAGAACAAATAAGAAATATTGAAAATGAAAAATTGAATGCCTCAAAAGTATGGTTATTTGATGATGATGAAGAGAGGTTTTGAAAATGACTGAAAAAAGATGTACCGATTGTAAACATACAAAAGGAATAGGATATGATTTTTGGTGTGGTGAGGGTCATACTGAATATGAAGTTTTCGGAGCAGAAACAAACTGTCCGTATTATGAATACCATGATTGGAGTAAAGACACTCCAAGTAGAACTGAAAAACAATTATATGAGGTAATCAACAAAGAAGAACCACGAGGACAATCAGTAACTTATAAAGACATTCCTTGTACTACAAGAACTTGTGTTACACGATTAAATAAATTAACAGAAGAAAATGAACAATTACAAAAGAGAATAATGATATTACAAGATAAACTAAAAGGACTGATGAAATGACTGAAAAACGATTAAAATTATCTGATATTTTTGATGTTGAAATTGTATTACACGATGGGAAATTTTTTTATGAATTGGAATTTGAGGATTATGTTCTTGAACAACCATCTGATTTTCCAGTTAAAGCAGTATTGAAAAAAGGTAAATTTATAACAAAAAAAGAGGCATTATATGACTGAAAAACGATTTACTTGGAATAGTAAAGAAGTAGTGATTGATGATAATGTTACTGGAAATCAATTAGAAGTGATGGATATTACTGAAATTGATGTACTTATTGATTTGTTGAATGAGTTAAATGATGAGAATAAGCAATTACGGAACGAAAAAGAACGATATAAAAGATTAAGTGAAATTAGACAACAACAAATAGATAATCGTATTCTTACAATTAAAGAATTTATAGATGATTGTTCTGACAATAAAGTTAGAAGTGCATTAAAAGAGTTATTTTATTCAGAAGTAAATGAATATGATTTATCTTCGGAAAATAGAAAATTACTTAATGAGAATGAGCAGTTAAAAAAAGAATTAAAATCTTTTAAACCAATTATTTTTGAGAGTGATGGGAAACCAGTTACATTATACAAAAAAGGTGATGTGGAATGACTGAAAAAAGATTTATATATTGTTTTGAAGGGATTGAAGATAAATGGGAAACTGTGGAGGAATATAAATATACTCCTTGTACCAAAGATGGTTTTCAAGATTTATGTTATATGTTGAATGAGTTAAACGATGAGAATGAACAGTTAAAACAAACTATATCTGATTGGATGGGTTCTTATGATGGATTGTATGAAGATGTAAAAAGATTAGAAAAAGAGAATGAGAATTTTAAAAAAGCATTACGGATTGTATATTCAACAAAATTAACTGAACCTACCAAACATACTATTGAACAAATAGCAAAGCATTGCAGGGTTGATTTAGAATGACTAATTTAGAAATGGATAGAAATGGTTATTATGTGTGCAATGGAGTTTCTTGTCCGAAATGTAAAGCACGATTAGAAGAGTGTAGAGAAGTAGCATATGCTAATGGTGAAGTGTATAAAGAATTTGATTGTGTTGAATGTGATTTTACTGGGAGATTAAGAAAAGGTAATCTTTACATTGACTTATGATGGTGATGGAATGGCTGAAAGATGGATTGGTGCAATAGAAACTTTTAATAAAAATCATCAAGATGTTGAAATTTGTTTGCCTGATGGGAAAATTATTTTTGATTGGGATAATATTGAGAGTTATTTTAAATTAAAACAATTGATTTTTAATTTTGCTAAAAATGAATATGGGGAAAAAATTCGGCAAGATGACCCAGAAGAATGGATGTTGATAGGTGAATAAAATGACTGAAAATAAACGATTTATAGTTAAGGATATATGGATTAAAGATAATTGTATTGGGACATTGTTGAATATTGATTTTAACACTATTACTGATGCTAATTTATGTTGTGGTCTATTAAATCAGATTGAAAAAGAAAAGAGGAATAATGGTAAACTTGCAAGTAAATTATTAGAAAAGAATGAACAGTTAAAATCCGAAATTGAAAAATTATCTTATACTAATGAAGATTTACTTGAAGAAAAAAGAATTTGGAAACAAATGTCAGATGAATACACAAAATTATCTGATGATATTGAACAGTTAAAAAAAGAATTGAATATATATACAAGGATAGCAACTTGTAGTAATTGTAAATATCAAGATTATGACTGGTTTGAAGATGGTGATGAATTTGAAATTTGTAAAAAAGGAAATAATAATCAACAAATAGAATATCATATTTGCAAAGAATGGGAGGAATTTTGAAAATGACTGAAAATAATAAACGATTATGGTATATCATGTGTTATTGTAATGATAAAATTGAAGCAGAAAATAAAGATGAAGCATATACAATATTCTGTAAAAAACACAATTTTAAAGAAGAAAATGCACAATTTGTAAGTTATAGTAGAGTAAAGGTGGATTAAATGACTGAAAAACGATATTATGAGAAAGAATACGGTGAAGAATATTATATTTTTGACTCTGAAATTTTAACTGAAAAAGACTTTGATGAAAAAATAGAATATGAAGGATATAAAACATTTGAAGATAGTTTAACTGGTGAAGAAATTGTTGATTTATTAAATAATAATGAAAAATTAAACCGAACAATACAAGAATTATACCAATTCCGATTATTATATAATGCACATTTATTCAATGAATGGGCAGAAAATGGGAAATATGAAGTTTATAAATCAAGGAAACATGATAATGGTGAAGAATGTTTTGATGGTGAATGGTTCATAGTTATAGCAATATTACCAACTGGACAAATAAGCAACCATTACCATATAAAAGATTGGGATTTATTCAAAATACCATCACTTGATAAAGTTAAAGATAAATTTGATGGTCATACATCAACTGATGTGTTGGATAGATTAAAAAATCTATTATAAAATAATGGAGGTTAAATATTTATGAAGAAAAAAATAATTAAAAAAATGGAAGATGAATATGGAACATATTGTCCACAATGGGGACATTATGAATTAGTATCTGAACCTTTTGAAAGGAGTATTGTGGTTAATAAAAATAAGAAACTAACAAGAGAAGAAATATTAGAACAGATATATGAGCATATAAATGATGATATTATTGATGATGAAACTGCATTTTTAAGACACTTAATAATGAAATGGACTGGAAAACAATTTAAATGTAATGATTATGGTTTAAACTGTTTAAAATGCCCATATTGGAATCATTATACAAATTACTGTACAAAATATAAAATATATAGTGAAACTCATGAATGATAAAAAAATTGAAGTGGGAAATAAAACAAAACATTAATAAGAGTATTCAAAAAAAAAGAATTATTTGTGAAAAAGGAGATGGATGAAAATGTTGAAAAAACTGTATAGAATTAATAAAGATTATAAACAATTAAAAAAACAATTAAATGAACAAACATCAAAATCAGAAAATAATAATAAAACAGAAAAAATAAACATAACCCATAAGGAATTAGAATACATCATACAGACTTTTAGAGATTTACATAATTTATCCTACTCCGAAACATTATTAATCAAAGACTTCTGCAACAACCTAAAAGAAGATAAAAATACATTATTCCTCATACAAGAAGAAAAATGATTAAACCTCTATATTAATAAAAGTACAAATAATAATTTTTATTAATAAAATAAAAAAAAACACATACATATAAAAAAAATATATAAAATCGATGGACATACATCCAAAACTGATGTGTTGGATAGATTGAAAAATTCATTTATAAGTAATGGATGTTAATATTTATGAATAAAAAAAAATAATTAAAAAAATGGAAGATAAATATGGAACATATCATCCACCCAATGGGAGTTACAATTATGAGATTTAAATTAAAGAATCATGAATTGATGGATTTGAAAACTGGTAAAATTTATATTAATAAAGATGAAGCAATGATAAATACGATAAATTTAATAGTTGATGAACTTGATAAACTGAATAAGGATAATAAAGAGTTAATGGGGTTAATAAATGATTTGTCGGAGGATTGTAGTCGACATTTAAATGATATTGATGAAAAAATTAATAATATTGATAAAAGATGGGTGAATGTGAATGACTGAATTAACTGATAAAGAAAAAGCATTATTGATTTTGGAAAAATCAAGTGAAGAATTTACTAAATGTACAACAGAAATTAGAAAATTACAAGAATCATTATATGCTTTGAATTGTGCATTTGAAAATACAAGTAGACTACTTAATAGATACTTTAACGAAGAGGAAAACGGAGGCAATATTCATAAAAACTGTGAATGGTATAATCCTGAAAAAGATTATTGTAGTAATTATATGATGGGAAAGTATACTGGTTTGGCTTTTAATGTTTCAAAAAATAAGGAATGTATTAAGGATTTGGTGGATGAATGACTGAAAAACGATTTTTTATTTTGAAAGATGAAAAATTTAAAGATGTTTTACCATGTATAAGGGATAGAAATTCAAAAATAGATGATATTTATGGACATTATAAGTATGATGACATCGAACAAATATGTTTATTCTTAAATGAGCAAAATGATGAAATTGAAATGTTAAAATCTATTAAAAAAATTATACAAAATTATAATACTAATGAATATAAGCATTCATCAGATGCTTTAACAGATATTATGGACATACTTGAAAAATAAATATCTAACTTTAAGGAGTGGTTTTTATGACTGAATTAACTGATAAAGAAAAAGCATTACTCATATTAGAAAAAGCAAAAAATGCTTTCAATGAATGTGGTAAACAAGTAAGGGAAACTCAAACTGCTTTTAGGGGGGAATTAACATCAGCAGTTGAAACTGCAAATGATAATCTTAAAAGAGTCTTGAATGAAGAGGAAAATAATGGTAATATTCATAAAGATTGTAGATGGTATAATCCGAATAAGGATTCTTGTAGTAATTATATGATGGGGAAATATACTGGTTTGGCTTTTGAAGTAAGTAGACATGATAAATGTATTAAGGATTTGGTGAATGAATGACTGAAAAAAGATTTACAATAGTTAATATGGGATTGAATGGACAATATATAAAAGAAAATGGAAAAATAATAACAATAGAAAGAGTTGTCGATTTATTAAATGAGAACGAGCAGTTAAAGGATTTCATACGAAAAGAATTTCCCAAAAATATCATATAAACATATCCATTAGGAGGTTTTTGAATGAATATGGAAAAAATGACTCTTGAAGAAAAACTTGAATATTACCAAAGACAAACTCATCAACTTAAAAAAAGAAGAGATGATGCTAATGATAAAATAGAATATTTAAATAGTTATATTAAAGAATTACATCAAGAGATTAATAATTTAAAATCTGAAAAACGATTTAAACAAGTTGTTGATGGTGTTAAAGACACAAGAACTGGTAGGACTTTAACACACCCGTTAGACTTTACTTTGAAATTGAATGAACTTAATACCTTATATGATTATGTTTTTGATAGGAACGAAGAACTTGAAAAAAAGAATGAACAATTAAAACAACAATTATCAGATATTAAGGGACAATTAGTAATGTTGGATAACTGTGACAATTGGGATTATGACCGAATGAAACATACTGTAAGAGAGATTGCAGAAATAATTGGTTATAATGGAACAATAAACCCTAAAATGTGATGTGCAATGACCGATGAAGATTGTGATAAAATTATAGAATTATGTTGGTGGCATTTAGGAACTTGTGAATTAGCAGATTGTATTATAGATTCTTGTGATATAATGTGTGGTGATATGGAATGATTGTTGATGGTATAAGTCTAATAATGGGGGGAATCTTTGGTTTCATAATAGGCATAGCATTAGTAAAAGACAAATATAGGAAAGAATGTCATAGATTAGAAGAAAATATTATCAGATTACAATATGATGCCCAAATAACTAAATACAAAAATCAGAGGTGATGAGGAATGACTTGTCAATTTGAAGATAGTACAATGATTGATACTCATTGTAAAATCAAAATATGGAATGATGGATTTGAGGACACTTACTGTCAAACTGGTTGTCCTTTAAAAGAGTTAAAAGGGGATGTGGAATGACTGGAATTGATGATTTAATTATATGCCCACGATGCTTAAAACCTATGGGGGAAGAAGTGGATACAATGGTTTGTCAATATTGTGAGTATAATGAAAAAGAAAACAATGAACTTGAAAAAGGAAAGAAATTTGATAAGGAATTGGATTAAATGAGCAGTTTAACAGATATTTATGTAATTCATCAAATAACTGGATTACCGTACACAAGCATAATAACTATAAGCATTATTGGATTTATAATACTATGCCCAATAGTGATTTTTTTAGTGAAGAAGAATGGAGAATTATTATGACTACGAATAAACGATTTACTGTTAAACAAAGGCAAGGTACAACAATTTACAGTATTATAGATTATTATGGAGAATTACCTTTAAGTGAAGGAATGTACTATAAAAGCAATGCGAATAAACTATGTGAATGGTTAAATACTCAACACGAATTGTTAAATACTTTGTATAATGAGAATGATGAGTTAAAAGCAAGTAATGAAGGTCTTTTAAAAGATTTGTATGATAGGTTTAAACTTATCAAATCAGTAGAAAAAGAAAATCAACAATTAGTTAAAATGCTTGACAATGTAACGAATTATATACAAAGAGAACATAAAGAAATTCCAATTGATGATTTTGTGGAATGGTGGAATAATATAGCAACAGAAGGATTAGAAGATGATAATAGTGTTAATGAAAATAAGATTAGAAAAAGAAAAGTTAAAGCAGATGGTAAGGTGGATTATGTAGGTATTTCAAAGGAGGATTTAGAATGACTGAAAAATATTACTTAGTAGTAGAAATAAGTGGAAGTTTAGCCAAAATGTACGACAATATAAGTGAAGAAAATATAATGGATGTTAATGAAACCGTAAATAAATTAAACGAACTAACCCAAGAAAATCAAATTCTTAAAACAGAAAATATCCTATTGAAAAAAGAATTGAAAAAAATGACTGAAAAACATTCCTAACACTATTAATCAAACATAACCAATATAAATACATTAATAAATAAAATATAATACAAAAAAAATAATAATAATATAAAAAAAATAAAAAACAAAAACACAAAAATAAATAAACACATTTAAATAATATCAAAAGAATAAAGTAAAAAATATATTACAAAATGATACAGCACGAACTCACACAGACATCAGTCAAAAAAACACGAAAATGTCTGTATGGGTGTATTTTGTGATTTAAAGGATTTTAAGGAGGTTTTGAGTTTATGAGTAAGAAAAATTTTAGGAAGAATAAGAAGAATTGTGATAAGTTGTTGTCTAAGAGGGAAATTTCTAAGTTTGAGAGGTTGTGTAGTAAGGTTGATTGGTGTGATGAGGATAGTGTTTTTGAGTTTGGTGTTGAGTTGGGTAGGTGGTCTGTTAGGTTGAGGGGTTTGGTTTTGGAGAAGAGTTTGGAGGGTGATGAGTAAGTGGTTGTTTAGTTGTTTTTGTGGTTGTTTATTTTTGTGTTTTTGTGTTTTGTTTGTTGTTTGGTTGTTGGGTTTGTTGTTTTTTTTGGGGTTTGTTGGTTTTTTTGTTTTTGTGTTTTGTTTTGGTGTAGGTGTGTTTGTTGTTTTTTGGTGTTTTGTGTGGTGGTATTTAAATGTTTTGGAAAGGTTTATATAGTATGAGTTTTATATATTATTATATGTTTTTTTTAAATAATTTTGATTTGAGGTGTATTTTTTTATGAGTGATGAGATTAATGATTTTAAGTTGAGGAAGTTGGATTTGGATGATGTTGATGGTAATGTTAATGTTTTTAATAAGGCTCAATGGTATCGTTTGATGAAGTGGAAGGATAAGGTTGAGGAGAGTTCTGGTAATCGTAATGTTGATTATGCTTTGGATTTGGTTAATTCTTTTTCTGTTAAGTTGGGTTTGGATGGTGTTGTTAGGCGTAGGATTTATTCTGTTTATAGTGGTAGTGTTGATGCTGGTGTGTTGACTGGTAGGAGTATTGAGGGTGTTGTTGGTGCTTCTGTGTATGTTGGTCTTCGTTTGGAGGGTGTTGTTCGTACTGCTGAGGAGGTTTCTGAGGTTTGTAAGGTTTCTTATAAGGATTTGCTTCGTACTTCTAAGTTGATTTGTAAGAAGTTGGGTGTTCGTTTGCCTTTGTTATCTCCGAAGGATTTTGTTCCTCGTTTTTGTGATAGTTTGGGTATTGTTGATGATGATGTTGTTTTGAAGGCTTATGAGTTGTTGGATGATTGTGAGGTTGTGGGGTTGTGTAATGGTCCTGCTCCTAATAGTTTGGCGGCTTCTTGTTTGTATTTGGCTTGTCTTGGTTGTGGTGTTCGTAAGACTCAGCGTGATGTTGGGGAGGTTTGTGGTGTTAGTGAGGTTACTATTAGGAATAATCTTCGTAAGATTCGTAAGACTTTGGAGTTAGATTATTAGGAGGGTTGTTTTTTTAAACTTTTCTATTTTTTTTTATGATTATTATTCTTTTTTTTGTGGGGGATTATAGTATGAAGATGGTTTTTTTTGATACTGAAACTACTGGTTTGGATAGTGTTGAGGATAGGATTATTGAGTTGGCTTTTGTGGTTGTTGAGGATGGTGTGGTTGTTAGGAAGTATGATGAGTTTGTTGATGTTGGTGTTTCTTTGTCTGATGATGTTGTGGATTTGACGGGGATTACTGATGAGTTGTTGTCTGCTGAGGGTGTTAGTGAGAAGTCTGTTGCTGATGATTTGATGGGTTGTTTGGATAAGGGTGTTGTTATGATTGCTCATAATTGTCAGTTTGATTTGAATTTTATTTTTCAGTTGTTGGTTAGGTATTATTCTGAGGATGTTGTTCTTGATTTGTTTGGGGATATGTTTTGGTTGGATACTTTGACTGTGTTTAAGGATAGGAAGGGTTATCCTCATAAGTTGGAGGATATGGTTAGGTATTATGGTATTGAGTGGGGTAGTTTTCATCGTGCTATTGATGATACTTTGGTTTTGTGTGAGTGTGTTAAGGCTTTGAATCGTGAGAGGAATGATTTGGTGGCTTATTTTAATGTGTTTGGTTTTAATCCGAAGTGGGGTGTTAGTGGTATTGAGTTTGATTTTATTCGGTATGTACCTCAGTCTTTTAGTAAGAGTATGGTTGGGAAGGATTTTATTTTGCCTTTGTTATGAATGTTTTTTATTTATTTTTATATATTGGGGGGGGGGTTAATTGTCGACTTTTTGTCGACGGTTGACTCATTATTTTTTTTTTTGATAGGTTGGTAGAGTGGTTTAATGTGGGAGGGGGTTTGTAAAACTCTTTTTCATGAGGTTGATTTTTCCATTTGTCTTTAATTTTTATGTGTTTGTTTAGTTTTTTTGGTTTTTGTTTGAACGGTTTTTTTGTTTTTGTTGGGGTTTTGTTTTTTGTGGTTGAACATTTTTATAGTGTTGTTTGTTTTTTGTTGAACGGTTGTGTTTTACTGTTAGTGTTTTTTTTTAGTTTATTTTTTATTGTGGTGTATGTGGGATAGATATGTTTATATAGTATGGTGTTTATATATATTATACATCAACCAATGAAAAAGGAGGTAAATAATACATGAAAATTTTAGGATATACACAATGGCATAAATTAATATTGGATGTGTGGTTTGTGATTAGTTGTTTTATAATTATAATATTTGCATTATTTTTAAAATAGTTAACTTTATATACTATGAAGTATAATATAGTATTGTTCATATAAATATCCTACTATTTTTTTACAATATGAACAATATGGTGAGGTTGTGTCAGATACACTCCCACCCAAAATGGGTTATCTCCTTAGTGGTGTTTGGAGAACAGGAGTGTATCTCTACTTGTTTTAAAAACAATAGTAAAAATTATATACTATGAAAATCTATATAAATAATTGTTCATATTATATCACATACTACTTTTCGTTCATAATATGAACATCAAAAAAAAATAATGGTGGTTAAAAAAAAGAGTAAACTCCCACCCAAAATGGGTTATCTTCTTAGTGGTGTTTGGAGAACAGGAGTCTACTCACTTATTCTCAAAATAAAACAACACAAAACCATAACAACACAAGACAATACTAAAAATAATAACACCACCAATCAATAATATTGACTCATCATCAAAAACCAATAAAAAAATCTATGAACATATACATATTCATTAAAAATATATGTGACCCAAATATATTACAAACATAGTAAAACATTTAAATACTATAAACTACATAAAACATAAACATACAAGTATTAGCCATTTTACTTGTATTAAACAAAAACATTTTTGACAAAAAAATATAAGGAAATAATCTGTTAATAACATGAGTTTATTTCTCCTTGATTTGGTATTATCTAATAAAAAAAAACATTTGGAAGGGGCTTTTCTCTATTTTCCTCCCTTCCAAAAAAAAACATTTTACATCTACTAAAAAGAATATTTATGGAATGGAAAAACTATTTTCTCTTCTATTTTTTTCCATATCCATTCCAAAAATTGAAAACCTAAAAGAAAAACAGCGTAAAAAAAAAGGAGATTTTATAAATGATAAAACATACAAAAGAAGAATATTATAACATGAACAAAAAACAACTACAAGAAAAAAGAATGAATAGTAGAGGACAAGAAAAAGTATTACTAAACCTAATTTTAACAGAAGAATGAAAATTAAAAAAATAGAATAATTTAAATACTATAACCTACTATACATTATAAATAGGAAAGAAAATTTCCTAAAATTTTATTCAAATAAAAAAAAAATACTACAAAGAATGATGACTATTAAAAAAAAGGAGTTTTTTTATTAAAAAAAAACAATAGAATAAGATTTTTTTTTATAAAATCATTGGGAATCATATCAAAAAAATGTATATAACCAATTATATTTTAAAATTATACTTCCCTTAAAAAAAATTCTTACTCATCTATTGCTTCACTTTTTTTTCTTAAAAAAACCCCTCTTTTTTTAGAGTCCACCTAAAAAATCATTCAATTACTTCTTTTTCAAAACAATGTACATTAAATCTCCATTCAACTACATAGGTGGGAAATACAAACTATTACCACAAATAGTACCATTATTCCCCAAAAATATTAATACATTCATAGACATATTCGGTGGAGGATTCAATGTAGGAATCAACACACCATCTGAAAAAATAATATACAATGACCAAATAACCCCATTAACAATATTATTCCAATACTTCAAAAACCATAATATAAAAGACATTATAAACTACATACATTATACAATAAAAGAAAATCAATTAAACAAAAAAGATAAGACAACCTTTAATAATTTTCGAGAAAAATATAATAAAGGAACAAAACACCCATTAGACTTATACATATTAATGTGTTTCAGTTACAACTACCAACTAAGATACAATAACAACATGGAATACAATAGTAGCCACGGAACTAATAGAAGCAGTTACACAAAAGTAATGGAAAACAGATTAATAAAATTCGTCCAAAAATTACACACAATAAATGTTGAATTCACATCAATAGACTTCAAAGACTACAATTACAATACATTAACCCATAATGATTTCATATTCTTTGACCCACCATATATCCTATCAACTGGAAACTACAATGATGGAAATCGAGGATTTAAAAACTGGACAATATACAATGAAAAACAATTATACAAAATAATCAAAAAATTAGACAACAAAAACATAAAATTCGGTTTAACTAATCTTTACTACCACAAAGGCAAAACAAATAAATATTTATCAAAATTCATAAACAATAACAATTATAAAATAATAGATTTAAACACAACTTACAATAATAGTAGTTACAATACAAAAAACACACAAAACAATATAACAAAAGAGGTGTACATAACCAATGCACAAGATAAACCTAATACATGGTAATTGTATTCATGAAATGACAAAACTAATAAAACAAAATGTTAAGGTTGATTTGGTAGTTACAAGTCCACCATATGATTCTCTTAGGAATTATAATGAATCATTAACATGGGATTTTGAAGTATTTAAAGAAGTTGCAACTAAATTATATGGTATTCTTAAAGATGGTGGTGTAATTGTATGGGTTGTTAATGATAAAACAGATAAAGGAAGTAAAACATTAACATCTTTTAAACAAGCATTATTTTTTAAGGAAATAGGATTGAACATACATGATGTAATGATATTTGCTAAAAAAAATCCAGTACCTCAAATATTCCATAAGAGGTACACAGATGCTTTTGAATATATGTTTATAATATCCAAAGGTCAACCGAACACTTGTAATCCATTATTAGAGTCCTGTATTACTGCAGGGGAAAAATCAAAAACATTTAAAAGAATATCCCCTGATGACCAAGATGGATATATTGATAAAGGAACTAAAACAAAAGATTTCAAAATTAAGTCAAATATATGGTATTATGGACTTGGAGGTACTAATTACGGTCACCCTGCTGTATTCCCATTAGGTTTGGCGAAAGACCATATTTTGTCTTGGAGTAATGAAGGAGATTTAGTATTAGACCCCTTTATGGGTAGTGGTACTGTTGGTGTTGCTTGTCAAGAGTTAAATCGTGATTTTATTGGAATAGAAAAAGTTGAGAAATATTATAATATTTCAAAAAAAAGAATAGATAATACTCAACTGAAACTGATATGAAAAATTGTTTTTTTTTATAATACAAAAAGTTTATATATTAGTCTTTACATATAATAATATATAAAAAATATGAGGAGATTTAAAAAAAAAGATAATTTCTTGAAAAGAAAGGTAAAATGTTCGGTTTAAAAAAAAGAATATTCTAATAGTTTTTTAGGAAAAAGTGATTATAAAAGGATTTTTTTGTTTGTTTATCCTTTTATTGTTCTGTTCTATCATTTTTAGTTTTCACTCCTGATTAAAAAAAAATATAATTTCACTTTTTCTTTTAATAAAAACTTTTTTTTGGTGTTTGAAAAAAAAGAATATGTCCTTTTAATTCCGAAAAAATAAAACTGTTTTGTATCTGACAAATTTATAATGTGATGATAATTCCACTTCTTAATAAAAAAAAGCGAATTTCTACTTTTCCTAAGAAATTTCTTTTTTTTTATAATCTTTTCCTCTTTTTTTTATATTCTACTTTTTTCATAGTCTAATTAAAATAGACATATTTATATAGTATGATAAACAATATATTATATAACAATTAAAAAAAATGGAAGTGAATAAAACATGGAAAATAAAACTAATAAAGAAACAAAACAAAAAGAAGATGAAAAAACATTAACTGAAAAAATAGAAGAACAAATCAACAAAAAAGAAGAAACATTCAAAAAATTAAACAAAAAACTTGATGAAAAAACATTTACTGAAATATATGAAAAAACTGAAAGAGCAAAATTATTATCATCAGATTTAAGTCAAGTAATAACAGGTAAACTAACAGAAAAAACAAAAGTGGCTTATTGTGATAGCAAACTTGAAAAAGAAAAAACAAAAATTCAATGGTTAGAAAATGACATAGGCAAACTTAAAAGAATAATTGAATTATGTGATGATAAAATCTCATTATATAAATATCAAATCAGAGAAAAAGAAACAAACAATATGAACTAAATAAATTGTTCATATAAAATAAATTCTTTTTTTTCTTTAAAAACCTTTTTTTAATACTATATAAAGATTACTCATACTCTCATTAATGAACCTATACATATCCACAAACAAACAAAAGATAAAAACAACTATCCCCACCAATAAACATACAAACCATTAAAATAACCAAAAGAAAAACCTCAAAACAAATTAAAACAACCCCACAATCAATATAAACAAACTTCAAATATTAATCAAAAACAGTTTATTATTTTTTGGTAAGAGTGTATAATGAGAGAGAATGAAAAATATAAACTTAACAATAATCCCAAAAGAATGGACAAAATTCCAAAGAAATTTAGTACCATCACCAAGATGTGAAAACTGTGAAAAAAAGTGTACAGTACTCTATGACTCACACCATGATGAATATTTTAGTGTGAACTGTGGGTTAGTAATAATGGAGCAAGGATATTATAAAATACCTTATGATATAAACTACACTTATACAAACACATCGAAAAGAAAAGGAAAAACAAAAAATTAGATGAAATGGATTTTTTTCCATTTTTTTCCCATTCTCTTTTAAAATATTTTAGCATTTTGAGGTATATTTAATGACAATTGTAATAGCAATCAAAGACACCAAGAAAAAACAAATAATCATTGGAAGTGATAAAAGAGCAACAAGAGGAGGGGAAGTCTATACTTGTAGTGATAAAATAATAACTCTTCCAATTAAAATAATCAATGGGTATGAAGAAGAAGTAGGAATTAAACAATTATATATATGTATAAGTGGACATATGTTCCTGTCTTCATTTTTGAAATATGGTTTTAAACCACCAAAAATGTCAGAACAACAAAACTTTATGGAATATTTGTATGAAGACTTTTTACCTTTGTTAAAAGAATTATTACATGATGATAATCTTATCGAAGTGGATAATAATGTGTCTAATACAGAATCAGGATTTATATTTGTGTTCGATGGTGAAATATGTTTTGTTGATTATAGGTTAAGTGTAACTGTTCTTGATAATGATTTTTTTGTTGAAGGTTCTGGGAGAGAAATTGCATTAGGTTCAATATATACTAATTTAAATTATCATAAAGATATGGATTATAAAGATATTGTGGAACAGGCTATTAAAACTTGTGGAAAATGTAATTGTTACTGTGATGATAAAGTGAATCTTAAAGTAATATCTTATGATTGAATTTAACATAATTAAAGTTTTCAATAAAAGTTATATACTATGAAAGATATAGATAGTATTATAATTTTTTAACTTTAAAATAAAAGGAGTGAAATGAAATTATGTTACATGAAAACTTTATAGGATATGATAGTTATGAGTAGAAAAGTACCGAAAGAGGCTCGTATTTCTGCTCGTGTACATATTTCTGAAAAGGAAAAATTAAAAAAGAACGGATATAATGCAAGACATGCTATTGAATATTTTAACCATGCTTCTTCAAAAAAGTTGGATGCTTTGAAGATTGAACAATTTTTCTTGAATAAGGAAATAGAAGATTTGAAATATGATTTAATTGCAAAAGAAATGAAATTGGAATCCATTCAAAAACAGATTGATGAATGCCATATTGATAAGTTATCTTCTTTGAGAGTGGAGAGTTATCAGAAGATTATTAATATTTATAATCGTTGGAATACTAATGAGTCTTTTGAAGATTTTATCAATGGTGGGTATATTCGTGAGCAGTTTATTGAGAGTGAAGTTCCAGTTGATTGTGATATTGATACTTTTTGTGAGGATTTGTTGAATTATTATGATGATGTCATACTTGTAAGTAAGACATTTTAAATTTTTTTTTGTATGTGTTTTTGTCATACTGTCATGTATGACTGTATGACATTTTTTGATACAAGTCTTGTTTAGAATTGTCATACTTTATTGTGGGACATAATAATAATAATAATAATAATAATAATAATAATAATAATAATAATAATAAATAATATTTATAATATATATTATAAAAAAAAAATAAAGAAAAAAAGGAGTTGATGTCATTGGCTATTTTTAAAAGAGGAATGACCTATAAAGACGAAGAATCTGATGATAATGACCAAACTACTATTCGTATTGATTGGGATGTTAAAGATGCTTTGGACGAAGTTAAAGTTATTCCTGCTGAACCTTATAATGAAGTGATTATGAGGTTAATTACTGAATATAAGAAACATAATTAATTTTCATGTTTCTTATTTTTTTTTGATTTTTTTTATCGTAAACTATTTATATTAGTTTTTATATATTGTTTATTTGTAAAACAATCTTTTTTTATATGTTTTGTTTTATAGTGTTTTTATCAATTCGTTGTTCTGGATTTGATTATGGGTAATGTTGAATCATTATCCATAATTTACCTCTTGATAATTTTTTTTGTTTTTTTATTTTACATTCTTGAAATAAATAGAAACATTTATATAGTAGAAGGTATAGATATTATATTCAAGAACATACAAAATAAAATAAATTAAAGTTCTTAAAAAAAAAATTAAACTGAGGTATGATAAATATGAAAAATAAAATAATTAAATTAACAGAAACAGAAGTAAATGAATTACTAAAACAAATAAGTATTGATGAACCAAAATATGGATTAATCTTAAAATTACAATACATATATGGTAGAAACATAAGTGAAGTTTACAATCTCAAAAAAACAGATGTAAACACAAAAGAAAATACAATAACATTTTACATGAATAATGATGAACTAACATACAAAGTTCACAATGAAATTAAAGACCAACTATATTCTCTTTTGAAAGATACTAAAAAAGAATATGTGTTCCAAGAAGGAGATAGACCATTACCAACAATAAAAGATGGTATTAATTATTACTTACATCGTAAAACAGAAACCTTGAATGAATTACCATTCCTTGAAGGATTACGATTAACAACAAAAGACTTTAAAGCATTAAGAGGACAACATTTATATGTTAAAGGTGTACCTATAAAAACTATACATGAGTTATATCATAATACTAATAGTGATGGAACTAAAAAAACAATTAGGTATGATGAATTAAAAGAGATGACTCACTCAGAAGATGTTGATGAAATAATTGATAATACTTGTTTGGAAGTATATACTGACCATAACTTTAATAAGAATCCAATATTCTATACCACATTAGGAGAGGAAGAAGCTATTGTTGAACTTAGTCAAGAAGATACTTTAAATTTCTATGGTGAAGATGGTGAGTTAAAGAAATCTTTTGATGGTATGGATTCTACTGATTTGATTACTCTTTTAAAACAAATAAATTATCCTGGGGATTATGTGGAATGTAGTGGTGTTAAATTTTTAAGGAATTAATCTTAATATATACATTTGTATACATATCCTCTTTTTGTATACTTTTGTATACAAAACCCCCACAGTATACAATTGTATACAAAGGTATACTTTACTCCCCACCATTTTCCAAAAAAATTTTTCTGATTTTCCAAATTTTCAAAACCAAACTTAAAGAACATTACCTTCTTTATTATAAAAAAAAATTTTTATACAATTATACTTCAACTGAAATAATCAATTAATCCTAATTTTAATTTTCAAATATTTCAGAAAAAACATGAGAAAAAATTATTCTTCTTTTCACATACTCATAAAAATTATTTTTCATAGTATTACTTTTAATTATTTTTTTTATTGGACGATTCTCACCAATCATTACTTTTTAGGTAGATTATATTATTTTATTAATTCAATAACTCTTTTTTTTATATAATTTTTTTAACACAATATAAAATCTTTACTACTTGATTAATAAGTTTATGAATTTTAAATAAATTAATAAATAATATTTTTTTATTTTTTTATTTTTGTAATAAAAAAATTTTTTATCTTTTTTATAAAAGAAATATATTTTCATGTTTTGTTTTTTTTTATATTTTTCATAGAATTTATTTTATACTTTTCATCATATTTTTTTTATAGTATACTCTTTTTTAGAAGTTTATTTGTTTAACGAGTTTACTGAGTGATGGTTTTTTAAATTTAAATTTTATTTTTTATTTTTTTTATAATTGAAATTTTTTTCTATAAAGTGGGATTTTCGTCTATAAAGTCGGATTTTCGTCTATAAAGTGAAATTTTTTTCTATAAAGTGGGATTTTCGTCTATAAAGTGAAATTTTTTTCTATAAAGTGGGATTTTCGTCTATAAAGGCTTTTGTATACCTCTTACTAACAATTTAAACATATTTTATTAATATTTTATACACAATTTATACACAAGATACACACAAGATATGTACTCTTTTAAAAATAGTTTAAATCCAATATAACCTAAGCATAGCTACTTATATTAAAAAATAAGATATTTTAACAATTTTATTTTAAATTAAATAATGTATTGTTAATTATTTATAGTTTAACCACCTTATATTTATTTGTTTTTTCATAACTACATATATATTCTTTTATTTTTGAAACAACTTGATTAAATGTAGTTATTTTGATATTCAAGCCGTTATAGTTCTTTTTTATCATATTTTTCCTCCTCATCGATTATTATACTGTAATATCTATTTTTTATAGTATTTAAAGGTTTCTATTTTTTTTTAGTATAACCTAAAATTAAAAGAAATCACTATAAAAATCTGTGGACATATAGGGGTCGGTACTTTTTTATGGTGTTTTTTTCAAGTTTTAAAATTGTAGAAATACTTATAAATTTTTGTGGACATATAGGGGTCGGTATACATTTATACTGTTTTCTCTAATTTTTATAATTTTTAGATAGATAAGTTTATATACTATGGAGTTCTAATATATTATTAGTAAGTGGGAAACTACTACTTGCAAATAACAAATAAAAGGAGATGTTAAAAAATGATAGTTTTTAAACCTAAAAAAAATAATCATTGTGATAGAAAATATAATGTTAGAAAAAATAGTGTAAGGTCTACTGGCAACAAATGGGCAAATGAAAACTTTAACTTATTAAATAAAAGGTATTAAGATTAAGTGTTAATTTAATCTTATTATCTTTTTATTTATTTGATTGTATTGTTTTAAATTATTTTTTTGTTTGTGGACATATAGGAGTTCATTTAAATTTTTATATATGTTTTTTATGGAAGTTTTTATATAATTTAAATCGAAACCTTTATATACTATGATTTATATATTAATAATTGTGAGTGGAAAACTACTTACAAAATATTAAAGGAGATGTTATATTATGAAAAAAGAATTAACTAAAAGTGAAAAAATAAGTATGGACATTACTGAAATAGCAAAAGCAGTAAGAAAAGACATTAAAAAAGAATTTGGAAAAGATATTAAATGCTCTGTAAGAAGTAATAGGTTCGCAGGGGGTTGTTCTTTATCTATTGAAATTAAAAAATGTAGTTCAAATTTAATTAAAGATGAAAAAGACTTTGATGATGAATATATTAATTATAAACTTACAAATCCAGATTTATTCAAAAATCTTAAAAAGAGATATTATCGTAATGAGATGATTGCTATTAAAAATGAAGTTACCGAAAAAATTAATGATATAGTTAATTATTATCATTATGATGAGTCAGAGCCTATGTTTGATTACTACTGTGTTAATTTTTATTATACAGGGGTTGATGGATACAATATTGAAGTAATTTAATTTTATTTTACTTCATTTATTTTTTGTTTATTTTTATTGTTTTGTTAATATGTGTGTTTTTGTCTGTGGACATATATGGGTCGGTATGTATTTATAGTGTTTTCTTTAAATTTTAAATCTTTGGAGATTAAATAGAAACATTTATATACTATGACTTATATATTAATAATTGTGAGTGGGAAACACTACTTACAAAATAAAAAAATTATGGAGATGTTAAAAAATGGATTACAAAGAATTTAGAGAAGTAATTGAAAACTTTGAAGATTGTATTGAAGTACACGATGACCAATTTAAAATTATGTGTAACTTTATAATACTTAATGATATGCTGACATTTACAAGTGTTGATGATATTCATTTAGTAGGAAAAAATACACTTTGGTTTAATAGGACATTTCATATTAATTTAAATGATGTTGAAGATATTAGTATTAATCCAGTTAGAAGTTATTTAAAAGATTAACTTCTATTTTTTTTTAATGGAGTTGATAATGAATGTTTATATTGGTTAAATTGTATAGATATATTAAGTTATGTTTAAAGGTTTCTTATATGGAGCATATGGGTCTTTTATCAAAGGAGGAAGGCGATAGAATATGTTTAAAATATTGGTATGGTTTATAATTTGATTTTATTATAAACCTATGTTTTATTTTTTTTCTTATGTTGTAAAAAATAGTGTTTTTGTCTGTGGACATATAGGGGTCGGTTGTTAAATATACTGTTTTCTTTAACTTTTATAATTATGGAATTTAAATAGAAAACTTTATATACTATAACTTATATATTAATAATTGTAAGTGTGAAACAAAACTTACAAAATATTAAAGGAGATGTTAAAAAATGAGTTTAAACATAACAAACAAACAACAATTAAAAAACATAAATGATACAAAACTTTTAAAACTCACAAGGAGAGTTTATCAAATGTACGAAGAAGGTTTAGTAAGTGAAACTGCTTTACATTATCTTATTAATGAAGTAAGTGGTAGACATTATGGTTTTGATGATGTAGATAATACTACTTGGCTTTTTGAAATTCTATGTTTTTCTAATGATGAATTAGTTAAAATAGTTAAATTAGATACTGCTAAAAAGTTTCTTAAAAATGGAGGTGTAGGTTGTACTATTATACCAATAGGTAGCCTTAAAAGTGTTAGTAATGATGATAAAGGTAATTTATTATTTTTTAGTTAATTCTGAAAAATATTATTTTATTTTTATCTTTTTTTGTTTATTTTAATGTTTTTGTTAAAATGTGTGTTTTTATTTGTGGACATATAGGGGTTTGTTGTTATTTATGGTGTTTTCTTTAATTTTTATATTATCTGAGATTAAATAGAAACCTTTATATACTACTTGTTACAGATTAATAATTGTGAGTGGGAAACTACTTACAAAATAAATTAAGGAGATGTTATATTATGATAAAAGAAATTGGAAGTTTTAAATTTATGGGTTTTTATGAAAGTATATTCAGTAGTTCTGATGAATTTATTTATGATGAAATGGAATTAACTGATGAATTAAAAGAAAAAGGATTTAATACTGATGATATTGAAGTAGTCTATGAATACATTGATTTTGATAAATATAAACTTGATGTTTGTAAAAAGTTTATGGAATTATATGTAGATAAGATAATTGATGAATTACCTTATGATATTACTAATGATAAACATTTTAAGTTTGAAATTTTAGATGATACAACTGTTGTTGATAGTCCTAAATTTTATAACTATCGTACTGATAATTGTTATTGTCAGATTGAAACTAATTATGAAACTTTAAATTCAATTAAAAAACATACTTTAAAATTAGATGGTGTTGATGTTTATTTAAGAAAACATTTTACAAGTAGAGATGGTTTTATAAGTTTTATTAGTAATGATATAGATTATTGGAAAGCATTAGATATTATGGATTATGAGGCAAATATGTTAATTGCTTTATTGGATATGTTTTTAACATTATCTGATGAAGATAATATTTTATATATTCATTATGGAGTTATGGATTGTGTTTGTAATTATGAATATGCAGACCCTTATGTTTATTTCCGTAATGGACAAGGTTTACAAAAGTGTTTCTTTTATGACTTTTTAGATGATGTATATTGTATGAATGAAATATTTATGAATGAATAATTAATTAATTATTTATTCTTTTATTTTTTTTTATTATTTGTCTTTTTTTTAATAAAATGTGTGTTTTTATTTGTGGACATATAGGGGGTCGGTACTCTTTTATAGTGTTTTCTTTAAGTTTTATTTTTTATAAGTTTAAACCGAAACATTTATATACTACTTCTTATAGATTAATAATTGTGAGTAGAAAACTACTCATAAAATATTAAAAGTAAATGGTGGGATTAATTTGAAATATAATTACAATTTATACAATAAAATTTTTAATAGTAAAATTTATAGTAAAAAAAAGAATAGTATTGATAGTCCTTTTAAAATGAGTTTTAAGAATAGGATTAATAAAATTAATAGAAGTAGTAAATTAAAACATATGGGTACTGTTAAAAGGTTTAATTATTAAACCTTTTATTATTATCTTTTGAAAGTTAGTTTTTTTTTATCTTTTTTGTGGTGTGGATATATAAGGGTCGGTTGTTATTTATAGTGTTTTCTTTAAATTTTAGTTTTTTAGAAAAATAAATAGAAACATTTATATACTACTTCTTATAGATTAATAATTGTGAGTGGAAAACTACTCATAAAATAATAAGGAGATGTTAAAAAATGATATTTAAAGTAAAAAACAATCAATTTGTAAATAATGAAGTTTTTAAAAGGAATAGTAAAAATTGTGAAGTTTTAGGTAAAACTGATGAATATACTTTACTTAAAGTACATAAAAATAAGTATTTTGAGTTAAGTTATAATCTTGGTGGAGATACTATTAGTAATAATTCTTTTGAAGTTATTGACTATGAGTTAGGAGATGATACCATTCATAAAATGGGTGTGGGAGAAGTACATAAACCGTTTTGGGGGGTTAGAATGGATAATGACATTACTAAAAATATTGATTCATTTAGAGATTATTTAGAAAAGAATGATATTAAAATTAAATATATTAATTATGATAAACATACTGTAAGTTTTAATAAAATTGATGTGAAAATTATAATTGATTATTTGGAAGATAGCAATACTTATTGGAGGGGTATTCAAAAGTATTGTGATAGTATTGTAGTTAATTTATATTAAATTAACTTTTTTCTTTTTTTTGTTGTGTTTTGTGGTGTGGACATATATGGGTTGGTAGACATTTATCCTATTTTCTTCAAGTTTTAAAATTATAGAAAATCAAATAGAAACATTTATATACTACTTCTTACAGATTAATAATTGTGAGTGGGAGTAAAACTACTTACAAAATAAATTAAGGAGATGTTATATTATGAATAGTAAAAATGAATTAAAAAGATTTTCAAACAATCAAATAATGGGAATAATTGATGAAGAATACGAATACAAATTAAAACAAGTAATTGCTAATGATTTCATTGATAAAACAAATAATATCAATGAGTTAAAAGTGTTACTAAAAGAATTAATAATTGAAAATGAAATTAATGAGTTCATTGAAGATTATATAATTGGTGAATATCTTGATGTGAATAAAGATGAAGTTATTAAATTAATTACTGAAAATGATGAGTTATTAAGAGATGAATGGGAGTGTTAATTTTATGAATAATACAATGAATGTTTATTATAAAGGTCATACTGTTATTGTATATTATGATGATTTTGATTATGAAATAAAAATATTTGATAATCCTTTACTTTCAGATAAATATAATGAAATGATTACAAGTAAAATAAAAGAACCTAAAATACAAAATGTGTTATTAGGTTTTTGGAAGGATTTTACTGTAAGGTCTGTTAATTTGGAGATGGTTGAAGATAGGTTAAATAGGGGGTATGGTTTTGACTTTTAAAAAAACAATGATTGAGTTTTATATAGGATATTTGTGGAGGATATTTATATGAATTCTATCTTTACATTACCTTCTTATCCTTATGCAGAACCAAATTTAACAATAATTTGCATAATGATATTTCTTGCAGTTGTATATATAATTTGTCAATTAACAAGAAAACCAAAATTCTAATTATAAGTGTTTCATTTAGCATACAGAAAAATAGTACTGGAAAATATTCTTATTTCTATCCAACTGGATTATATCCAAGTATAAGTGCAGAAGATTTAGTAGATGTTCTTTTTTTTCTTTTTTTTTGTTGTTTTTTGTGTGTGGATATATAGGGGTTGGTGCTTTTTTATACTGTTTTCTTTAAGTTTTGTAATGTCTGAGATTAAATAGAAACCTTTATATACTATGATGTTCAAATTAATAATTGTGAGTGGGAAATACTACTTACAAATAAATTAAAAATAAGGAGATGTTTAATTATGAATTTTGAAAATATGACTTTTGAAGAAATAAAACAAAATGATGTGGATTATATTAGAGATGTATTGACTAATCTTAAAGATAAATTAGAATATGATGAGTATTTTGGGGGTTGGTGTATAGGTGATGTTCCTTTAAGAGATTACATTTATGAAGAAGAAAATACTATATTAAATCCGAAAGAATTGGAATACGAAATGGAAATTATAATTGAAGATGAATTTAAAATTAAGAAAGAACAATGAAAAAAATTAAGGAGATGGTTTTAAATGTTTTATTTTGCTTTTAAAAATTATGAATATTTAGGTAAGGATACTAATAAAGAAAATCTTGTAAATAAATTTGGTAATGATATTGCTGTTGTGAATGAACAGTTTATTCTTAATGATTGTTTGGAATGTAATAGGCTTTATGAATGTGATAATATGTGGGCTGATGGTGGTGAGGAGCAATATATTGAATGTCTTGGAGATAAATTAAGACATATGGAAGAGAATAAGGTGTAATGATGGAGTTAATGTCAGAGTATGAATATGAGAAGATAAAATCTAATTATAAGTTTTTATCTTTAATATTATTCATTGTTTCTTTTGGGTTATTTGATTATAGGAATAATTTCAATGATTTTATTGGTGATGTTTTTATAATTAAATGATTTTTTTTCTTTTTTTTGTTTTTTGTGGTGTGGACATATAGGGGTCGGTACTTTTTTATAGTGTTTTCTTCAATTTTTTTAATATCTAAAATTAAATAGAAACATTTATATACTATGAGTTATATATTAATAATTGTGAGTGGGAACATATCTACTTACAAAAAAATAATAAGGAGATGTTAAAAAATGGTTAGATTAACAGTATTTAATAGAAATACTAATAAATATGAATTTTTTATGGAAAGAGGTAAGTCAAAATATAGTTTAAGTGTTCATAGGATATTGAATATAAAAGAAAATGAGTTGTTACCTAAAATTAAGGAAAATTTAAATGATGAATGTCAAATTGATGATATAATTCATTTTAATCCTATGCTTTCAAGTGAAGGTTTTACAATTTTTACTTCTAATGGGTATTCTGTTGGGGTGAAATGTACTAATAAACAGTCTAAAAGAATTAAGGAGTTGTTAAGTGGTTTGATTGGTAAGGATTTGGAGGTTAGGTATATTAGATAAAATAAAATAGAAACATTTATATAGTATGACTTACTTATATATTTATAGTGAGTTATACTATTAAAACTTACAAAAAAATAAAATTATGGAGATGTTATATTATGAGTCAAAAAATTGAAGTTCATATGAAAGAAGTTGCAGAAACATATGTTGAAAACAGATATCCTATGGTATATTACTGTATTAATCAATTATATGTTGATGGTGAAGAATTGGATTTAGATATTAATCATAAAGGTATTTTTAATAGGTATGATGATGTAGAAATTATTGTACATAATGAATTTACAGTATTTATAATTTCAAAAGATAGTTATATGTTTGAGTATGAAGAAATTGTGATTAATCATAATGATTTTAATAAATTTAGTATTAAAGTATGGTAAAATAATTTTTTTATTATACTATATTTTTTTTATGGAGTTGGTTAAATATGTTTGATGTTATTATTATGATGTTGGTTACTTTGTTTGGGTTTGATAATAAACCTAAACATAGTTTACATAAAAAAGAAGATACCTTTAAATTAAATGATACTATCATTATTTATATGATTATTGTATTTGGTATTATTTTCTTTTTAGGAATATTCTTTTTAATAGGACATTGTACTGATAGTGGTGTATTTTATAATTCAAATCTATATTGATTTGTTTATTTTTCTACTTTTTTCTTTTTTTCTTTTTTTATGTGTGGACATATAGGGGTCGGTATTCATTTACACCATTTTCTTTAAGTTTTATAATTATTAAAAATTAAATAGAAACCTTTATATACTATGATGTTCAAATTATTAATTGTGAGTAGAAAACTTACTTACAAATCTAATAAAAGGAGATGTTTAAAAATGGTATTTATAGATACTTGTAATAATTGTAAAAATGATTGTGAAAATGGTATGACTGTTAATGGATTTCCTCATGAATTTTGTGGAAAAAATGTTGTTTCATATCATTGTCCAATAAATCAAGGAATATATGATGTTTCATTAGAAACTGCAAGAAATAAATATGATTATTATGGTAAGGCTGTTAATGAGTTAAACCTTAAAGATGAATATGGTGTTTTTCAAGATGTTGTTGAAAACTTATGTATGTTATTATCAACTTATCATTTCAAACCATTTACATTTACAGAAGTGTGTTGTTTAGATGGTGCAGATTATGTTGAGTTTTGTATTCGTAATAATGAGTATAGTGTTTTCCAAGTTAGTTATAGGAATAAAACAAAAGATTTCAGTTATTATAGTGGGAGTTCTAATCATAGGATTGTTGGATACTGTGATACTATTAGAATTACAGTTGATAATCATATGATTGGGTTGATTGGTAATAATGAAGTTTTTGATTTGGAGAATAATCATATTGATTATGGTGTAAGTGAAGGAGTTTATAGTGTTAGTTTTAAACATTTAAAATAAACTCTTTTCTTTTTTTTAGTGTTTTGTGGTGTGGACATATAGGGGTCGGTACTCTTTTATACTGTTTTCTTTAAGTTTTATAATTTTTAGATAGATAAGTTTATATACTATGACTTATAGATTAATAATTGTAAGTGGAAAACTACTTACAAAAAATATTAAAAGGAGATGTTAAAATATGATAGTTGGAAAAATGATTAGTATTGTTGAAAATGCAAGGTATGTTTACAATAAAGAAGCAGTAGATTACATTTCAGTAATTTGTAAGAATGGATATGTTCAAGTTGAAAGTAGGGGTATTGATTCTGATTTCTGTGATTCATGGGATTTAGTGGAAATAACTCCAAGAGAAGTGGAACAAGCAATTAAAATCATTCATATGATTAATTTTGGTGATGATACAGTTCATTATCTTGATGATGGGGTTGAAGTTTATCCAAAAAGAAGTCCAAGAATTATAGCAATTGAAGAGTCAATTGATGCTTTAAGAAGAGCAAACTTTTATAAGGAGTTGCATCAAGAAGAAAGTTGTGTTTATAGTTGTATTGTGAAGAAGAGTAATGGTGCAGTTAAAGAGTTGAAACAATTTTTAACTAAATATCCTAATGTTGAGTGTCATTGTGAATATGGTATTCATAAGTTGTATATGTGATTATTTTAAATAAAAATAGAAACCTTTATATACTACTTATTACAGATTAATAATTGTGAGTGGGAAAAAACTACTCATAAAATATATTATTTAAGGAGATGTTAAAATATGATTGATTTAAAAAGACATGAATATGAAGAAAAGGATTACCAAGAATTTTTAAGTTATGTAAAATCTACATTTGGAGATTTATTATTTGATGGTGATTTTGTTGAAGAAGTTACCATTAAAAAAATTATTGTCCATAATTATAAAAATACTTTTGAAGTATTTGTTTATATTAACGAAGATGCTTCATATTATGATATTGAAGATGGGGAATTAATTGAAGTTGCTTATGATGGTAAACCTATTAAAACTACTTATACTTTAAATAGTCAAGAAATTCTTTATCTGTTGATTAAAGGAAGTCTTATTGAAGATTTAGGTTTGTCTGATGTTGAATTTTATATCCTTGATTACATTGATGGGATTGATTTTAATAAGGATTTATCTAAAAGTTTGGAAGATAACGAAGAAAGTTGGGCTGAGGCTCGTTATTGTGCTATCCATGATTTATAATTCCTTTTTCTTTTTTTTTCTTTTTTTTTTATTGTGTTTTGTGGTGTGGACATATAGGGGTTGGTACTCTTTTACACCATTTTCTTTAAGTTTTTCAATATCTAAAATTAAATAGAAACATTTATATACTACTTATTACAGATTAATAATTGTGAGTAGAAAACTACTCATAAAATATAATAAGGAGATGTTAAAAAATGAAATTTGAAACTAAATGTAAAAAATTAGGAATTACTGATGAAGTTCAGTCAATAATTGATAATTGTGACTGTGGTGAAATTAAAGGTATGAAAATTGTTGAATTAGATAAATTAAGAAAATGGGAAATTCAAGAAACAATAGGATACTATTTAGATTGGATTGACAAAGATGGTAATGATTATGAATGGAATTACAAATATTGTAGAATGACAAGTTTTTGTGAAGCATTTGCAATTAGTGAAAATCGTATTGCTGAATGGTATTCAAGAGCCATTTGTGAACATGGTTATGAAATTGCTTATGCTGTTAATGAAAATGTGGTGTTAATTTTAGAATAAAACTAAATTAACACTTTTTTTATAAAAAAGGAGGTTTTTTTTATGAGTGGAAATATAAGAATAAATAGAAATTATCATGATAATACCAAGGAAATTTTAAAGAAATTGAGTAAAAAGGCTACTGGGTCTTTTTATGTTGATTTAACATCTAATGGCGTGTTTATAGAAACAAGAATGATTCCTAATGGGGATAGTGAATGTTATAATAATATTAAACTTGAAATTCCAAGTAGTTTAGTTTTATCTGAAATTTTAGATAGTTTGTATAATAGTTATGGGTGTTTGGCTTACTTTTGTAAAGATGGTGTTGAATGTTTTACTTTTGATTATATTAAGCAATTTGGAGGGGGTGATTAATTGTTTAAGTTGTGGAATTATTTGAAGTTATGTTTAAAAGTTTCTCATTTGGAACATAAAGGACATCTTTCAAAAGAAGAAGCAGATAGTTTATGTTTAAGTTATATTGATAAACATTATGATTAAATGTTTATCTTTTTCTTTTTTTTCTTGTTTTTGTGGTGTGGTCATATATGGGTTGGTAGTTATTTATAGTGTTTTCTTTAAGTTTTACAATTATGGAGATTAAATAGAAACATTTATATACTACTTCTTACATATTAATAATTGTAAGTGGGAAAAACTACTTACAAAATAAATTAAGGAGATGTTAAAAAATGAGTATTAAAAGTGTGTATTTGGGTAGAAATGAATTGTTAAAATTAAAAAATAATTTGGAATTTATAGATAATGAGTTGTACTCTGCGTTGGAACAATATCTACAAAATAGAGATACAATAGGTGAATATTTGATTAATATTTTTTATGATGTTGAATTATGTAAATTAGAAAAATTGGACAAAGAGTTTTATCTGTTAGGAGATAAATCTATTTTGGGGGTTGTTAAAGATGACTACTCATAAAGCAAAAATTTGTTATGGTTGGGTTAATGGTAGTGAATGGGTGTTGGAAAATACTTATTTAGTTAAAGGTGATGGATACCCTACGAATATTATTCCCATATTGAAAATTACTGTTGAAAGGGATATTGCAGATAGATATATACATTTAGATAGTTTTAATGATGTGAATAATGTGGATTATATTTATTGTGTTGAGTTTTGTTTGAATGAAGTTAGATGTACTATTCTTGAATTGGATTATGACTTTTATTTACATTATGGTGTGTGGAATTATAATGTAGTTAAAGAGTTATTACTTTGATTACATTTGTTTTTATATTTTTTTTTAGCATTATATGTGTGGTCATATATGGGTTGATAGTTATTTATATTGTTTTCTTTAAGTTTTTAATATTTGAGGATTAGATAGAAACCTTTATATACTATTATTTATATATTAATAATTGTGAGTGGGAAATACTACTTACAATAAAATATTGGAGATGAATTAAAAATGATGAAAAAAACTCAAAACGAAATAATTGATTTAATTAAAAAAACTGAAACATTAACTGCTGTTGAAGTAATTATCAGTTCAGAAGATAATAATAAAGCAAGTGTCATAATAAATGATAAAATGTTTAGCACCCCATTTGAAATTAAAGATGGATATACAGTTGATTTTTTAAAAACAATTAAAAACACAATAAGTGATGATATATTATTGATACTTTTTGAAGATACTGAATTACCAAATGCTTGGACAAAGGCATATTCATCAAGTGGTATACCAAAAGAAAGACATGATAGAAGAGTAATATTCCATTCTTATAATGATATGAATGAGATGTTTTGTGTAGATAGGTCTTTACTGTGGGATATTACTGATTATTTCAAAGGTACTGACCATGAATTAACAGAAGATAAATGTAAATGGAGATATGAGATAGTTAAATGGTATAAAAACCATTTAATTTAATTTTTTTCTTTTTTTTGTTGTTTTTTGTGGTGTGGTTATATAGGGGTCTGTATTCATTTACACTATTTTCTTTAAGTTTTATAATTATAGAAAATTAAATCGAAACCTTTATATACTACTTATTACAGATTAATAATTGTGAGTGGGAAACACTACTTACAAAATAAATTAAAAATAAGGAGATGTTAAAAATGAGAATTGATTTGAAAGAAGTAACTAATTTATTATATGTTTGTAATGTGAATTTTTATGAAATGTATATGGAAACAGAACATGAGTCTATAACTATTGAAGTTGATGATATTGATAATATTGATATGGACACATTAATTGATGAGTTGGAAGATATGAATGTTTTTTATTCTGTGGATGTTGTAGGGAATAATATTTATTGTTCTTATCATGATGATATGGATATTTAATTAAAGGTGATTTTATGATTGAAGATGTTATAAGAGATATTAATGACAATGGTGTAGATACAATATTCTTTAAATCTTATAGATGTAGTGATGATTATTTTACTTTGTTTGGTTTGAATGATAAATCTACCAAAATTTGTAGAATTGTTTGGATTAATGAAGTAAATAAGATTTTCAATGAATTTAACATTAAGTTTGATATTGATTTGTTGTTAAATTCAGAGAGAATACCTATTAATTAGGTATTCTTTTTTTTATTGTGTTTTTTGTGTTGTGGACATATATGGGTTGGTACTTATTTATACTATTTTCTTCAAGTTTCAAAAACATAAGAATTAAATAGAAACATTTATATACTACTTCTTATATATTAATAATTGTGAGTGGAAAACTACTCATAAAAATAAATAAAGGAGATGTTAAATTATGTTCAAAGAAATTGAAACAATAGATGATGACTACGATACAATATTAAAAGAAATAATTGATGTAATTAAAACATATGATAATTACAATCTTGTTGAAGAAAAATTAAATATTATTTTTAATACCATTAAAAACAGTATTAAAAAAATAAGAATTTATGAAGATGATATTATAATTTATCTTTATGATAGTTATTGTTATGGTATAAATTATGATTATACAAATTATCCTATGTTTAGTTTTTATACTGAAAGTATTTTATTCAATGTTTATGATTGTGGAATATTCCATAGTTATGATAATAATATTGTAGTTAATTTATATGACATAAATCTGAAAAACTTTGAAAGAATTGAATAAATGGGGGTTTGTTAAAATGGTGAATATTGATAGTGAAATAATGGATTGGATTGAAGATTTTGATATTGTTCCAAAAGATGAAGTTAAACTATTGGAATATATAAAAAATAATTTAATTAAAGATGAAGAAGCAGTAATTGATAATTTTGTGGAATTATGGGAGGTTAATTTACCTGATAATAATACTTCATTTTTAGATATTGATTATGTACTTTCTTTTATGGTTGATGGTGATTGGACACAATTATCTAATGGAAAGTATTTAAATGTATATTATCTTTCTGAATTTAATTGGAGAGGTGATTTGAAAGAGATGGGTTTGGTTGAATAAGTGTATTTTTATTGTATGGGGTATTTAATTAAATATCCTTTTTCTTTTTTTTAGTGTTTTTTGTGTTGTGGATATATAGGGGTTGGTATGTATTTATACTATTTTCTTTAACTTTTAAAATTATAAAAATCAAATAGAAACATTTATATAGTATGAGTTATAGATTAATAATTGTAAGTGGGAAATACTACTTACAAAATAAAATATTATTATGGTGGTGTTATTTGATGATGACAAATGAAGTTAATAATCTTGTTGATTTATTAAAAAGATTGTGTTCAGATTATGGTGTTAATCTTGTTTATATGGTTGTTAATAATGTTGAATTTGAGTATGATGGTAGAAAGGATTTAACAGAGTATAATTGGGGTGTTGATGTGGTTGATGGTGGTGTTGTTGAGTGTTCTTTGAAAGAGTTCCTTGATGATAATGTTGTTAAATCACTTACTGTTGAAGTTCAAGTTAAATCATCTTTGTTTGATGTGTTTAATGAATTTTTAGTTAAAGAATGTTTGGATAAGGATAGTGCATTTGTTGAGATGGTTTATGCACAAGATGAAACTTCTTGTGATTATGGTGTGTATTGTCTTGATTTCACCAATAGATTATAAAATTAAATCAAAACATTTATATACTATGAGTTATATATTAATAATTGTGAGTAGAAAACTACTCATAAAATATTAAAAGGAGATGATTAAATATGGTAGTAGGATTATTATTGAAATTATTAGAAAAATATAGTTTATGTACTGAACATGGTATTCAAGTACAGTTTGTAACTCATAAAAAAGGTTCATTTTGGGCAGATGAAGTTTATGATGATTGTATTTTAGTAACTCCTTATGATAAAGATGGGAATTTAAATCGTTATCAAGGTAGGTATTATCATGATGTAAGATTTAGTGATTGGAAAAAAAGAAATTCATTTTGTGAATTAATGAATTTGTATAATGAAAAAAATTGTGATAAAGAAGATTTTGTACCTTTACATTGGTTTGGTGTACCGAATTATTGTACAATTCAATAATTCTTTTTTTCTTTTTTTTCTTGTTTTTGTGGTGTGGACATATAGGGGTTGGTACTCTTTTACACTATTTTCTTCAAGTTTTATAATCATGGAAAATCAAATAGAAACATTTATATACTACTTTTTACATATTAATAATTGTGAGTAGAAAACTACTTACAAAATAAAAAAATATTTAAGGAGATGTTATGTTATGAATATGGAAGAATATGTAGAATTACAAGATACAACAATACAAAAGAATAAAGAAAGTTATTATAAGTCCGAAGATGGTGTGACTTATATTAATATTGTTAATTGTGATAGAATGTATTGGAATGCAACATCTATTATTGAATTTCTTATTGAGGATATGGTTGATGTTGATAATAAATTAAGTCATTTGAGTTTTAGTCAATTGAATAATTTATTGTGTAGGATAATTAATAAATATCAGATTAATGAGGTAGATACAAAAATTAAAGAGTGGATTGTAAGGAATAATAGGAAGTGGTGTTTGGAGAATAATCCTAAATTTAATAAGATGATTAGGAATAATTATGTGTTTTATTATGATAATAAACATGGAACATTATATAAATAAAAATAGAAATCTTTATATACTATGAAGTATATATTATTATTTGTGAGTACATAAAAATAAACTCACAAATAAAATTTTAAGGAGATGTTAAATATGGATATTGAAATTGCAAGAGATAAGATTGTAGGACATAAAAATAGAATAGAACAAGAAAAAATAAACAAAGAAATTACTTATAAAAAAGAACAAGAAGACCTTATAAAACAAATTAAGGAGTTAAGACCTCGAATAGAAAAAATTATTGAAATAGGTAATATTTGTATTGAAAATGGAATATGTCTTAATAAAATAGGAACATATAGAAAATGTAAATATGAAGAAGATGCTTTTGAAACAGATGGTATTTATCATCAGTTAGGATTTTATAGAAATAATTTTCAAGGACATCCTTTTTATCAATGTAGTCATTATGATTATATTGGTTATGACATGGGTGGTGCTTGTGGTAATATAAATTTTATAACTAATGGAGATATTGTTGCAAGTACTCCTGACCATGATGGTTTTGAGATAAAAGGTATGAGTAGACCATTAAATAAACATTGTGAACAATTTTTAAAAGATTTTCCTAAATTTGAAAAATTGTTTTATGAGTTTATTGATAAATTATAGAATATATTTTTATTCTATTTTTTTCTTTTTTTTAGTGTTTTTTGTGGTGTGGACATATAGGGGTCGGTACTTATTTACACCATTTTCTTTAAATTTTAAATTTTTAAAAAATTAAATCGAAACCTTTATATACTACTTCTTACAGATTAATAATTGTGAGTGGGAACATATCTACTTACAAAAAAATAAATAAGGAGATGGTTTAACATGAATGAAGAAAAATATACAATAAGAAATCATGAAGATTATGAGATGTACACTACAACAAATGGAGAAGGTACATCATTAGGTAGATTAATTGTGGAATTTAAACAGAATGTAACAATTTATTTGAATAATGAGGAAGTCATATTTCATCATTGTAAAAAAATTGTAAGTAATAAAACATGGTCAGAGTTATCTTTTTATGATAAAGATGGGTTTGAGATTGTTGGAACAGTAATGAATATTGATATTGATTATGAGATTAATCGTAATGGTTATTTGAAAAGTTTGGATTTAAAAAGTCTTAAAAGAAATGAAGGTTTATTATCCTTTTTTGAAGAAGAGTTTGGGGATAATGAGTTCAAGTCTGAAACTGATGTATTGAATTTCTGTTCATATTTTGATATTTTTGTGTATGATTATGGGGATATGTTTGATAAGTTAGAAGATTTACATTGTATTGATAGAGTTGTCATGGATTATGTGGATGTGGGTTCTTTGGCTGAAAACTCAGGTTATACTTTGGTCAGTGATGATGTATGGATTGATGATGAGTCTTTTAATGATTTCATGGATACTCTTTATTATGATTTTGAGAATGATATTTCAAGGGCTATTGTGCAATATAGAAAAGATTGTCAATAAAAATAGAAACATTTATATACTACTTGTTACATATTAATAATTGTGAGTGGGAAAACCTACTCATAAAATATTATTTAAGGAGATGTTAAATTATGATATTAGGAATAGATAAAGAAGAAATTGTAAGAATAGCAGTTGAATCACAATGTCCTCATATGGCAGATGGAGTGGCAAATTTTGATTATGATAATAACGAAGTTTGTGGGGCTTGTTATTCTGTTGGTGAAACAGAAAATCCATTAAATCATTTAATTGAAATTTTTAGATTTAGTCAAAATGATGATAAGTATTACAATTATGAATGTGATGACTGTCCTTATGTGGATAATGAAGATGAAAGGATAGAATGTTGTTTTGATGTTTTATTAGATGGTTTGGTAGAGGAGTTGGAAGATAATATTGAAGATATTGAATTTCAAGTAAGAGAAGTTTTTTCAGATTATCTTGGTGATACTATTAGGAAATTAAATGAAATTCGTATAGGTATTTCTGATATTCTTACTTTTTATAAGACTCTTGAAGTTAGAAGTGATGATTGGGAAATGGGTGTTATGGATAGTTATGTGGATAATGCTGTCTTGTATGGTTTTAGTGTTGATGAGTTGAGGAATCCATGTGATTATCTTGATGCTGAAATTCAAGGTCTTATTAATCAATGTGAGTATGCTGATAAGGAGAGGAAACTTTTGTCAAAGGTTGCATCTTATCTTAAATTTGGTGATTTAGATGGGGCTATTGATTTTTTGAATATGTTTGATTAATTTAAAATCGAAACATTTATATATTATGAAGTATATATTATTATTTGTGAGTACATAAAAACTCACAAATAAAATTTTAAGGAGATGATTAAATATGGAAATATGTGATTATGAAAAAGTGATTGGAGATAATCTTCATGATATTGTTAAAGGAGCATTAGATGGTGCTTCTGTTGACTATGACTCTGTGGTACAGATGGGTGTTGAAGATGGGAAATTGTATTACTGTGGTTTAGGTAGTAATGAGTCTGAAAATCCTGAAAATAAAGTTGTTGAAGTATATAGACTAACTCAAAGTTTTGATTTTGAAGAGGCTTGTGGTTGTTCTATGTGTGATGACTGTAATGACAATGGTGGGGCTTGTAATGAAGAACAATTATACAGTTGTACAGAGGATTGTTTAATCGAAGAAGTACATGATATTGGTTATGATGATATGATAATTAGTGTATCTTCACAAATTCAAGAATGGGGGTATGATATGTTATAGTATGACCAAAACATTTATATACTATAATGATTATATATAATAAATGAGTTTAAATGAATAGTTACTTTACCTCCAAAAGTCATTTCCAATGACCCATATTCTTTAAATAGAAAATGGTGAGGAAATGACATTTGGATTAAAAATCTCATAGTATTAATATAAAACTATTCTTTTTAAATTCAGAAAAAATTATATTCAATCATTCAAATATATGTTAATCTAAAAAATTAAGATTAAAGATGAAATCTTTTGAAGTAAATTTTGAATATCCAAAAAAACATATAAGAGGAAAAGTATTAAAAAAAATTTAGGATAATAAAAAAAAGATAATATAAGAAACTACAAATATTATTTTTTTTGGATGGTTAAAAAAGAATGTTATGTTGATATTATGCTTTCTTTATTCATTTAAAAAGTTTTTTAAAAAACAACATTTTTAACATCTACTTTAATATTTTATTTGTAAGTTTTTTGGTTTCAAGTCTTATGTAATAAAAGATTTCTTTTGTTTACTTCGTAGGGAAATTATATTAAGTATTATCAAGGGTTTGGGTATTTAATATAATGAAGTTAAACATTAGTATTGATTATATAGGATATTAGGGATTAGTGATATTCAAATAATTGATTTACTTTAATGAAACTTATCTTTTCTTTTTTTAGATTGTTTAGAATGGTTGGATTAAAAGTAGATTTGTTATATTATAACTTTTTTAGTTATCTTATAATTTTTTTACTCTTCTTCTTTTTTAGTATACTATTGTATACTATGGGTAATGTATACCTTTGTATACTTTTGTATATTCCTTGGTGTTTTGTTGATTTTTTGTGTAGTTTTAATTTTTAGTTTTTTTATTTTTATGTGGTTTTGTTTTTGTGGGTAATTTTATTTTTTTTTATTTTATTTGTGGTTTGGAGGGAGAGGTGGATTTCAAGTGTATTTTTTTTGTGGTGTTTTTTCATGAAGTATTTTTTCATATTATTATTTTGATTTAAATAGAAACATTTATATACTACTTATGATAAATTAATAATTGTGAGTAGAAAACTTACTTACAAAAAAATAAAATAATTAAGGAGATGAAAAATATGTCTATGACAAATATAAGTAGTTTAGCAAACAGTTTTGGTACAACCTTTGGATTACATGGAGATTATTCAAATGAATTTGATAAAGAGAATAATCGTGATGTAAGATGTTTGAAATTAAAACCTGATGAGTATCTTTCAGATGAAGATGCTAAAAAGATTTTTGATTTGGTGATAACTGCGTTTAAATTGGGAGCAGATAAACAGTATCTCATAACAAATCAGTTATCATATAAATTTGATAAGGAAAATTTAACAGTAATTGAATATAAATATTCTTTGTTTTAAATTTTTTCTTATTTTTTTTATTTTTTAATTTTTATAAAAAAAAGTTTTTGTTGGAATTATTTTTTTGTGGTGTTTATTTTTTTTTTTGAATTTTTTTTATATTGTCATTTTTTTCTTTATATTGTCATTTTTTTGCCTATAAAGTGAATTTTTTTCTATACTGTCATTTTTTTGTCTATAAAGGCTTTTTTTATCCTTTTACCATCAGTTTATACACAAGATAGACACAAGTTGTGTTTATGTTGTGTTTATCTTGTGTATAAACTTCAATCTTGATGCTACGGTCTTTATTTTTCAAATAAAGCCCATATATTCTTTATTTTTTCATTTAAATGATTTTTAGGTTTTATTTTATTGTTTTAAACCTTATTTTAATCTTTGTATTTTATACTATATAAATGTTTCTATTTTAATTTTAGTAATACTTTTATTTAAAAAAGTAATAATTTTAATATTTGTGGATATATAGGGGTCGGGAGTTTTTTTTATGTATTTTTTTAAGTTGTTTTATTTAATTGAATTGTTAGTTTATTATATTGGCAGTTGCTTGTTATGTGTTGTTTATTTTAATTGTTTCTTTATTTATTTTAATGATATATAATAAAACTTATTATTTATATTTATTAAAATTTAAACTTTGATAAAAAATAATGTTTTTAATCACTTTTATATATATCAAATAACTTAAAATATTATATTTTTTAAAGTATATTGATTTAATTATAATATTGATTAAATATAATAGGTGTTAGTTGTTATGGTGTTGTTTATATTGTTTAATCTTTTATTTATTTTAATATGGTATGGTAGTTAATTTTTAATAATTATAAAATTTAAATAGAAACATTTATATACTACTTTTTATAGATTAATAACTGTAAGTGGGAGCAAAACTACTTACAAATATAAAATATAAAAAAGGTGTTAAATATGGATATAGATTTTAATATATTAATTTTAAATAAAGAAGTTGTAAGAGGCAAGACTTTATTAAGTTATAATATTAGCAGTAAAAATGAGTTAACAGAAGCAACTTATAATAGTATTTGTAATTCAAATAATAATGAGTTTTCAGATATTACTTTAAATAAAATATTTAAAATTATTAAACCTGCTGATTTAATAAAATTAGTATTAAATATGAATGATAAGGAGCGTAAAATTATTAAAGATATTGAAGTAATAAGATTATTAAATTGGTAGTTTCTTTTTTAGAAACTATTTAATTTTATCTTTTTTTTATTATTTTAATAGTATTGTTAAAAATGTGCGTTTTTGTGTGTGGATATATAGGGGTCGGGTGTTAAATATAGTATTTTATTTAATTTTTAAAATTATAAAAATCAAATAGAAACATTTATATACTATAACTTATAGATTAATAATTGTGAGTGGGAGTAAAACTACTTACAAATAAAATAATATATGGTGTTAAAAAATGTTAAAAGAAACTAAAATAATTTTAAATGAGATTAAAAGATTTGCAGAAACTAAAAAAGTTAAAATCAATAAAAATATTGATATTGAAACTAATGATAAATCATGGGAGTTTAATATTATATTTGATGGCTTTTTTGAATGTGTAGAAACTACCTTTAATAAAAATACATTAAAAGAAGTTTTAAACTTTTTAGAAACAAATAATTATAAAGTTAGTTTTAATACTAACTACTTTTAAATTTTTTTGGTGGAGTTGTTAAAATATGTTAAAAAGTAACTTTAAACATTATATTAAATTTGGCGATTATAAAAGAAACTACTTTAAAATTGAATTTAAAGATTTATATAAATATTATGTTAGTGATATAAAAGAAAATGCTTTTTATTACTAAACTATTATTTTATTTTTATTCTTTTTTTTATTATTTTAATAGTATTGTTAAAAATGGGTTTTTTGTGTGTGGATATGTAGGGGTCGGTTGTTAAATATGGTGTTTTCTTTAAATTTTAGTTTTAACTAAAAATAAATAGAAACATTTATATACTATACCTTACAAATAAAATATCAGATATAAATAAAATAAAAAATAAAACATATTTGATAAAATATTAAAATTAATTTTAATTAAGATTAAATAGAAACCTTTATATACTACTTATTACAGATTAATAATTGTGAGTGGGAACACTTACAAAAAAATATTAAAGGTGTTAAAATATGGATAAAATAAACAATAAAGAATTTTTAAACTTTTTTGAAAAAAGATGCAGAAGTAATGTACCTAACTTTATTAAATCAATTAGATTTAATAAAAAAAGCATATCCGTTAAATTGGAGGATAAAAACTTCCTTTTTAATGATTTATATACTAAAAAATCTTTATATAATGATATTATTGGATATTTAAGTATTTATATTAAAGAAAATAATCTTAATATCCCTTATGATATTGATTATTTAAAATACAAATACGCAAAACTTAATACTAATTAAGTTTTGTTTATTTATTTTTTATTTTTTTAGTTATTTGTTTAAAATTTTAAAAAGTGGCGTTTTTGTGTGTGAATATATAGGGGTCGGTTGTTAAATATGGTGTTTTCTTTTAATTTTAATTTTTTTTAAGATAAAATAAAGATATTTATTATTTGTGGGTTGTTTGATATATATCAAATTAGTTATATTTTTAGTTTTTTTAAGTGGGTTTATTATTTTAGCAGTTATGGTTATTTTAAATTAAGTTGTGTGTTATAAATTGTTTATTTTTAATGGGGTCTTTGATTATTTTAATTGAATGGGTTATTTAATATTTGTTATTATGGAATTTAAATAGATAAGTTTATATACTATGAGTTATATATTAATAATTGTGAGTGGGAGTAAAACTACTTACAAAAAAAATATTAAAAGGTGTTAAAAAATGTTAGTTTATTGTAAAAATTATAATGGATTAAGTTGTAGATTTAGAAATGTTAAAATTAATAATTGTTATCATAAATATAATTTTAGATTACATTTAAAACATGACTTTAAAGAAAATAAACATAAACATTTAGTTTATTTTAATGAAAATTATAAAAGATATGATAAGAAATGTAATAAAATTGCGTATCATGAGTTTAAAAAAAGTTTAAATATTTAATTAAATATTTTATTTTATTTTTTTATTTTTTTTATTATTGTTGAAAGTTATAAAAAGTGGTGTTTTTGTTTGTGGATATATAGGGGTTGGTTGTTATTTATAGTGTTTTCTTTAATTTTTGTAATGTCTGAGATTAAATAGAAACCTTTATATAGTATGACTTATATATTAATAATTGTGAGTGGAAAACTACTTACAAAAAAATTTATGGAGTTGTTAAAAAATGTCTATGTTTATAGTAAATGAAAATTGTTTAAATGATGTTGCAAATTTAGTTGTTAAATTAAATCCAAATATGGATTTAAAAGAAGTTTTTAATAAACTTTTAAATTTAAATATTGAAATATGGAATAATAAGTATAATGAAAATGTTACTCCAAAGGATTTAAATTATAATGTGATAGATTATAATAATTATACTTATGTTGAAAATGGTATGACTAAATTTAAAGATGAGTATTTTAATACTCAGATAACACAGTTAGTACAAAGTTTAAGTTGTTATGAGTACCAAATTGAAAAAGATTATATTGAAAATTTAGAAAATAGATTTACATATAGTTTTATTAAAGAATTATATGATAATCCTTTAATTAAAGAAATTAAGGATTTTATTAATTATAATGATTTAAATTCTTTATTTTCAAAGGATAATGAGTTAAAAAAGGTTAATGGTGTTAAATGGGATAGATAATACTTTTTATTTATCCTTTTATTTTTTTTTATTGTTTTTTTTATAAATTTTAAGAAATGTGCGTTTTTGTGTGTGGATATATAGGGGTCGGTTGTTAAATATAGTGTTTTCTTTTAATTTTATATTATTTGAAACTTAAACCGATAAGTTTATATACTATAACTTACAGATTAATAATTGTAAGTGGGAAATACTACTTACAAATAAAATAATATATGGTGTTAAAAAATGTTAGATAAAATAGAAAATGATTTTAAAAACAAATTAAGTGAATATGAAGTACAAGATATTGTTAAATTATATAATGTTATCAATATGGTTAAAGAAAATAAAGATGGTCTTAATTATATTGATAGGATAGTATGGATTAACAGTTTTAATAAATGGTATTTACAATTGGATATGGATTTTTATAGTTTTGAAAATGATAATGAAGTTTTAGAATTTATTCAAGATAGTATTAATTTTAAAGACTTTATAAATTTAGTTGAAAATGATTTATCAATTGTAAGTGATAAATTAGATTTTAATAATGAGTATAAATGTTTTGATAAAATGATTACTGAAATTTATAATACTTATAACTTTTAAGTATTATTTTTTCTTATTTTTTGTTTATTTTTATGGTTTTGTTAAAAATGGTTGTTTATGGTTGTGGATATGTAGGGGTCTGTTAACATATATGGGATTTTCTTTAAATTTTAAAATATTAAAAAATTAAATAGAAACCTTTATATACTACTTCTTATAAATTAATAATTGTGAGTGGGAGTAAAACTACTTACAATAAAAAAAATTAAAAGGTGTTAAAAAATGTTAAAAATTTATTGTGAATGTATGAGCGAAAATAATTTAGTAAGTGTGTTTGTTTCAGAAGAAAGAAATAAAAATGGTTTAAAAATTCATAACAATAATATAGGTTTAACTACTTATGTAAATAATGAAATATGGGACTCAGATGTCTTAAAAATCATTAGAGTATTAGATGATAATAAATATAAACATTATAAATCTTTTAATGATATTGTAAAAGATATGGAAAAAGAAACAAGACATTTAAAAATTAATAATAAATCTAATGAAATTTAGATTTATTTTTTTTATTTTTTTATTTTTATGGTTTATTGTTAAAAAGTGTTGTAAATGGTTATAGATATATAGGGGTCGGTTGTTATATATAGTGTTTTCTTCAAGTTTTAATATATTGGAAAATCAAATAGAAACATTTATATACTATGACTTATATATTAATAATTGTAAGTGTGAAACAATTTCTTACAAATAAAAAAAGAAGGTGTTAATTTATGAAATATAAAAGTAAAAAAGAGATTATGGAAGCAAATTTAGCAGAATGGGAAAGAAAAGTAATTTTAGAACAATTTGAATTTGAACAAAATTTATCTGATATTGGAAAATTAATATTAGAATTGAATGGAGTAAAACTTTAATGGTGGTGTTAAATATGGGTTTATATCATAAAGATAGTTTTCAAAATTTATTAATGTATAATCAATTATTTTATAATTTATTGAAAAATAAAATTAGTGAAAATGAAATAATATTGTTTATTGAAGATATTATTAATATTGATAATGAAGTAACTAATATTATAATAACTAATGATATGTTAAATAATGATATGGAGTTAAATTTTAATGAATTAATTATAGATATTACTAATAATAAGTTAAATGATGTTGAATTATACCAAAGTTTAAAGACTATCTTTATATCTTATGGATATTGTTTTAGTATTGAATATGATTTTAAAGGTAGGAGGTTTATTTATTTAGATTTTAAATAAATTTATTTTCTTTATTTTTATTCTTTTTTTTAGTTTTTTTAGTTTTTTGTTGAAAATGGGTTTTTAGGTTATGGATATATAGGGGTCGGTTGTTAAATATACTGTTTTCTTCAAGTTTTAAAATTATAGAAAATCAAATAGAAACATTTATATACTATAACTTATATATTAATAATTGTAAGTGTGAAACAATCACTTACAAAAAAAATATTAAAAGGTGTTAAAAAATGGAAAATTTAGAAGTTGTAAATATAGAAACAAAAGTAATAACTGACTACATAAAAAACTATAAAACTAATAATCAATTATTAGTTAGAATTAATACAGATAAAGAAACTTTTAAACAATCTTATGAGTTTCTTTTAAGTTTTGATGAGTTAGAAGGTTTTGAAGTTATTGAAAATACATTTAACATTACTACTTTAAATAATGTTTTAAAATATTGTTTAAATAATGATATGGTAGTTAGTTTTGATACTAATTACTATTAAATTATTTTTTTTGTGGGGGTGTTTTTGTATGAAAGAATATTATGGCTTTTATAAATATGAATGGGTTATGTTATTTTGTATTTTTGGAGGCATTATAATTAAAGCAATTATGAAATATTGTTTTTAATTTTATTCTTTTTTGTTTATTTTAACTGTTTTGTTAAAAATGGTTGTTTATGGTTGTGGATATGTAGGGGTCGGTATGTATTTATATTATTTTCTTTAAGTTTTTTAATATCTAAAATTAAATAGAAACATTTATATACTATGACTTACAGATTAATAATTGTAAGTGTGAAACAATTACTTACAAATAAAAATATTAAAAAGGAGTTGGTTATTTATGACTAAAATACTTAGACAAGTGAAAGAATATAATGATGGTGTTTTTACTACTTTTATAGAAAGTAATAAGAATATACTTTTTTCAGAAGATATGGAAAAAGGATTAGATTATTTTGAAAAAGCAGGGGGTACTTTTTTATCTAATGAAGTAACAGGAGAACGGATTTATGGGGAAATAGCATTAGACGATATATTATTTATGCTTCAATGTCTTGAAGATGGAGATTTTGAATATGATGACAATATTTATCATGACTTTATGTTTATGAAAGAATGTTGCCTTTGTGATAAGGACAATTCTAAAAGATATTGTGATGATTTTTTTAATATTTGTATTTTATAATTTTTATAAATATTAAATTATTTTTTTATTTTTTTTTTATTATTGTTGAATTTTTTGAAAAGTGGTGTTTTTTGTGTGTGGATATGTAGGGGTTGGCTGTTATTTATAGTGTTTTCTTTAATTTTTGTAATGTCTGAGATTAAATAGAAACCTTTATATAGTATGACTTATATATTAATAATTGTGAGTGGGAAAAACTACTTACAATAAAAAAAATTAAATTGAAGGTGTTAAATATGAATGTAAAAAATGAATATTGTTTAGTAATTGGTTGTGATAGTACAAATAAAAAAACAAGAGTTTTTGAAGTGGATAATTTTTTATTATTTAGAAGTTATGAAACTTTTATATCAATATATGATATTAATAGAAAAACTTTAATTAATAATCTTGATTATTATAAAGTGAGTAATACTACAAGAACTCATTATTATAGTTTTGTAAATCATATTAACTTTGAATTACCAAATATAAAAGATATAGAAAATGAAGTCTTTTTAACTGATAATCAATTTTATAGATTAATCGATACTTTAAAAGATAATCTTAATATTGATAATCAACTTGCAGATATTTATAAAGAGTATAGTCTTGAAAAAAGTTTAATTGAAAGTTTAGAAAATTACAATTATAATTTAAATGAAAATTATAAATGTAATATTGGAAGTTGGAATACTGTTGATTATTCTAAAAAAGAATTAAAAACAAGGAATAAAGAAATTTATTTAGTTGAACTATCTCATAATTATGTTAAACCACAAGTTGAAGTTACAATTACAACAAATAAAAAAAGAACTAAAATTTTAAATGTTAAAGTTAAAATCATTAGTAAATATGGATTAAGTTTTAATAATTATAATACAAAAGAATTAGACAAATATACTAATTATTATTGTTATTAATTCTTTTATTTTTATTCTTTTTTTTTGTTTATTTTAATAGTATTGTTAAAAAGTGGTGTTTTTGTGTGTGAATATATAGGGGTTGGTACTTATTTATAGTGTTTTCTTTTAATTTTAATTTTTTATAATTTTAAATAATAAACTTTATTATTTATTGTGGGTTTGATATATATCAAGTTAGTTATTTTTTTAGTTTTTTTGTGGTGGTTTATTATATTTAATAGTTGATGTTGTTTTAATTAAGTTATGTATTGGAGTTTGTTTATTTTTGTGTGGTTCTTTGATTATTTTTACTATGGGTTGGTTATTTTATTATAATATTTTAATTTAAAAAATAGAAACATTTATATACTACTTATTACAGATTAATAATTGTAAGTGGGAAACACTTACAAAAAAAATATTAATGAAGGTGTTAAATTATGTTACATTCAGTTAGAACAAAACTAAAAAAAAGATATTACAGAAATAAAGGAAAACACTATAAAAATAGTTTTAAATTCCTTTCTAAAAAGCATAATTGTAGTATTCATACAATGAAAATTTTTTGTAAATCAAATGACTTTAAATCTATTAATAAGTCAATTAATAGTTTTAAAACTTTTAATAATTTTAACAGAAATAAACATTATAAAAAATTTGGATTGGATAGTTAAATCTAATCTATTTTTATTCTTTTTTTATTTTATTTGAAGTTTTGTTAAAAAGTGTTGTAAATGGTTGTGGATATGTAGGGGTCGGTTGTTATTTATGGTGTTTTCTTTAAGTTTTTTAATATCTAAAATTAAATAGAAACCTTTATATACTATGACTTACATATTAATAATTGTGAGTGGAAAACTACTTACAAAAAAATATTAAAAGGTGGTTTAATGTCTGTATCAAGAAAAGCAAGAGTAAGAAAACAAAGATTAAGAAAACAAAAAGAGTTAAATAATTATAAAAATAATTTTACTTTTAATAGGACAAAAAAATATTATGGTACAAGTTTATATTTTTTTAATATGTTTCTTAATATTTTTGAAGAGTCCAATAAAATGTTGTTTAATCAGTTTTTATATCCTAATAGTTATAAAAAATTTAATGTTTGGAGTTTTACTTTATAATGGGGGTGTATATTTATTATTGGTTATTATTTATTTTGTCTTAAAATAGCTTATTTGGAGTTTACAGGTCAAATAACTAAGATTGAAGGTGATTTGATGTGTATAAGATATTTAAAAAGAAAATAATTCTTTTATTTTATTTTTTGTTTTTTTTTAGTGTTTTGTGGTGTGGACATATAGGGGTTGGTATGTATTTATAGTGTTTTCTTTTAATTTTAATTTTATCTAAAATTAAACCGAAACATTTATATACTATGATGTTCAAATTAATAATTGTGAGTGGGAAAAACTACTTA